TGTCCTGAAGTTCCACTTTCGTGCATTCTTCAGATCCAGGTCTTTGAAGATGTATCCAAAGATTTTTTGGGGGTCGGTCTTCTCTTGTTCTTACTCGAGATCCTTGGGATTCCTCACACGCTCTTCCGATCTAGTGATGACCAGGTTGGCAGTTGCAGCAGTTGCGTTAGCGCCTGCATCAATAACCACACCTGCACCGCCAGGAACGTCAGAGAAGTACCACACGTGGGTGTACGGGGTTGTGCCGCCCGCAGCCACAACGCTGAAGGTTCCGTCCTGGCCAGCCGTTACATCTTTGGTGGCAGGCAGGTCAGTAGACAGCGACAGAGCGCCAGCGACTGTGATGACGGTAGAGTCGGTATGGTTGCCCTCGATGGTCACGCCATAGACTGTTACCGAGCCGGAGGCCAGCAGCTTGAATTTACCACCACCGATGTGTACAGCTTTGGTCAGATCACCAGAGTACCAGTTGACACCCTGGTAGGTTGCGTTCGCTGGGGCTACGGTAGCCAGCAGCTCAACAACCTGGCCGATTTCACCGCTCGCTGTCGCCGGAGTGATGGTCAGACCAGTGGTCAGCACAGCGCTTGGGTCGTGGATTTCGTAAGTCAGCTGGAAGCCAACAGGCTTGGTTGGATCCACTTTGGTGACGCCATCGGCCTGCAGGTTACTGCGGGTCAGCAGAGCGTCCAGGCCTTTACACTCGGTCAGCACTTCGTCAGGGTCTTGGTTAAGACTGGTCTTCTCCCAACCCTTGGCAGTGCCTGTAACAACATGCAGGCGTTCGGTTTCCGGTTTGTTGCGAACAACTTCCGGGGCGACTAATACAGTGATCGTTGGCATGGTTTCCTCCACTCATCCAAATCGTTGTTCAGAGCCATCATCAGCTCATTATCTGGTTCGTATGAACCGGAACATAAATCATCGCGCCATACGCCGATCGTCAACAAAGCAGCCTTGAGGCGAGGACGCTGGTTTTCATCTGTCTTCAACACCAACATTCGGCAGGCGGCCTCAGTCTCAAATGTGTTGAACACAGTAATCAGTTGATTAAGAATCAGCCGTGGACTCTTGCCAGGCACAAATCTCTTCAATGATTGATTAATTAGCGAAATCCGCTGTATGTCTACCAACACCTCATCCCATGAGACAGAATCAACAACATAGTGTCTCAGGGCATAGTCCATCAGATTGCTTTCATCAACGATAGCCATATAGAATAAGTTCAGCTGTTGTACACTGGCTTATTTAATCTGCAATTTTTCGATTAATTCGGCGATGAGTGTAATGCGATCTTCAGCTGTGATACCCAAAGGCGCAGCCAGCAGTTTCAGATCGTCTTCGGCCAGCAGGTTCAGTGTCTCAACCGTGATGTTGGTTTCGATCACCGCTCCGGCTTCAAACGGCTTGCCGAACTTGTCGCGCCCATAACGCTTGAGGGTGGAGGCCAGCCCTGGAAGCTCCTGGAGGAGTTCTTTCGTGCCGTTTTGGTATTCACACACCCAACCGTAGCCGCCAGCGTATACAACACCGCCGTCTCCCCCTGGAGGGATGTTATCGATGGCGCGTTGCAGGTACGTCGGGAGAGTACCTTCTTCCTTCGCCTGGATGACATCAACCGGGGCTTCGGTTTTGATTTCAACTTTCTTGACTTCTTGTTTCTTGGCCATGTTCGGTTCTCCTATAGACTGTTACGTATTTACCACAGCAATTGCAGCAGTACACGTGCATTGCATACCCGTCATCCGTGAAATCACACCCGCCGCAGCGACAGAACAATTTCACGAACTGATTGCCCTGTACTTCACGAGGAGGGAAGTTCTTGTGAGAGTATTCCCTGGTCTCCCCTTCGAACTGAAAGGAGTCGATCAGGAACTTGTCTGTTACGCGGTGTGAGCCGTATGTCTGCCGTGCATATTTGAAGTAGACGTCGTTGGTTAACATATCGACCTCAAAGAAAAGGAGGCCGGAGCCTCCTTGGTGGATGTGGTTTGGGGTTACTTGTACAGGCCAGTGACGTCAATTGACTTGTGCTGGCGGTTGTACTCGGCGGTGTAGTCATCCAACACCAGGTATTCACAGCAGCGGATCTTGCTGGAGCCATAGTCGTTGGTGATAGACACGATGTCACGCGGGTTCAGCTTACAACGAACAACGCGCTGGCCGACAGAACCGAAGCACTGTTTCAGATAGGCCAGGGAGCAAACATGCAGGCCGTATGAACACAGGTCAGAGTTGTTGTCGTTCACGAATGAGCGAGCCATACGCACGATGGTGCCTGGGGCGTTGCTGATCGTGTTGCTGTGCTTGTCCATGTAGTTGCCGCGCACCGATTTGTAGAGGATGATGTCACCTTCATCGTCGATTTCGATGTCAGAGTACGCCATGAACTCATAGATGCGCCCGGACTGAACCAGAGCAGCCGACGGGTTCTGGAACATCTTGTCCATAAACTTCGCCATGCGGTCCAGGTTCTTGAAGTCACCCTTCAGCATCAGCGCCAGTACGCGCTTGGCAATCGAGGTTCCGGTGATATCATGACCAGCCCAGCGCACCCGGTTGTTAGATACGTCCACCAGACCTTCAGCGTACTTCGCGATGGCATCACGAGGGCGCATCAGCGAATAGGCCAGCTTCACGTCTTTGTCTTTGATCGCCTGTACGATGCGGTCATATGCCGGGTGCGAAGTGGTGATCGTTTCCGGCTTACCATCAATCGCGATTACGACGCTGTCTGGCAGAATCAGAATCTGGTGTTCGTTCAGGAACACGTCCAGGTCTTTCGCGCCGAAGTCCTGCTTGGTCTTCTTGTCGTCGGCCACTTCTTCAACATCTTTGATAGCGACGGTGAATTCTACAGAAGACAGAGCCAGGCGCAGGGTGCGACCGAGGATGCCATCGAAGTAACCAACACGGCGACGGGCATCCAAGGATCCACGGATAGGATAGGTTTCCCCGTCAATCACAACGCTGATTTCAACGTTGCTCGGAACTTTGTCCACACCTTCCGACAGCGCCACAGAAATTTCTGCCATCTTGCCGATATCTTCAACATCGAAATCGAGACTATCGCCTTCCACAGGAGTCAATTCAGACTTTTCAAAGAAAGCCCCTTTGAAATTGCCGTCGTTAATGAGACACAGATACTTGTTGTGGTTCGGTAGATATGTCCCAACATACCATTCTGTGCCATCTTTGTCTTTGGCCGTGCCACCCGGTTGGACCTCGAACACTTCTTGTTCTTCCGGCTTGATAGGAGAGATCACAGTTACCTTGTTTTTCTCCTCGGTAATGCGGACCAACAGAGCGCGAGCAATGGTCTTGGCGGACACACCGTACACCTTGGCCAAGAATGCATTGCTGACATTACCTGCCGCCGAATCCCTTTGGATATTGGCGATCTGGTCTGTTGTCAGAGATTTCAGCGAAGTAGGGTCAACACCGAGTTCCGTGTCGGAAACACGTTGTACAGTCGAGCGGGGTATGCCCAACAGAGTAGCAATTGCGCTCTGGCTTTTGCCTTCCTTCAAATACTTCAGGATCTTTTCGTCAATCTTGTTCATCTTGTAGTTCCCACGTTGGTTAACAGGACTATTATGCCCTGATAATGGAATTTGAAATAACGTCCAAGTAATCCGAAGATTTTTCAATCGGGTTCAGGGCGCTTGGTTTGTAATTCTCTTTCAAGAACCGGACAACACGATGACGCTCGATGGTCAATCGGTTTTCCCGCCTTGCTTTCAATGACGGAGTCCTCGATATATCAAACGGTGTAAATCCATGAGACCGCAACACATCCGAAGCGCATTCAAAGATCTGTAGCATCTGATGTTCTGAACGGAAGATCTTTTCGTCACGCTCGTTGGCGTACAAATTCACGTTAAGAGAATGTATTGTGTCCTGGAAATGGCTAAAGCGACGCTTGTCATTGATTGAAACCGGGGCTTTCGCCAGGCTTTGGTAATGACGCACAGTCTGCTCATCCAAGATATCGTCCACGACGTTCATTAACTTGTTGTAACGGCTGACCAATTTGCCATAACGATCGTCTTCAACATCACCAAACGCCTGGTGAACCAGACGGCTCCCGTATTTTAACCGATCTGCCCCAAGGCGCATGCGGCGATACGATTTCAATATTTGTTCGGCGCTATTGCGCTCCAACATCGGCTTCACGTTTTCCAGCATGATCTTCAGGATCTCATCAATCGGAATGAAGACCTCTGGGAACTTCTTCATCATCGGCACGGATTTACGGCGAGCCAGGAAGATCCTGCTGTGAACGTTCAGCATGTCGCTGATATACACTGGCTTGCCTTCATCGTCAACACTGACTGCGTGTTCATACAGAGATTTACGAATACCCCGCGCTGCAGCAGCCGTCAACGTTCTGTCCATCACCTGGTGGATACACTCGTGGCCAGACACCTCAATGTAGACGATGCGCTCGCCCTTGTTGATGATATCAGAAATCTGTTCACCAGTCAGTTCTTCATATTGGCGGATGTCGAAGTTGCTGTGCGTGAACGGAAACAGGCCAGGGTCTTTGGTGACCGGGGGCGTGACATACGTCAGTTCGTTCATGAACTTAACTTCAGCAGGCTCCAGCACCGCACTCAGCCAATCGACGAACTTGTCAGCGAAGCACAGATAATCAACCGTCGTTTCTTCTTTACCAATCCAAGATTCAAAGAAGTTATGGAGATCCTGAGCATTCTTGAACGCAGGGTTGTCCTTGGATTGATTGCGCTTGGTGACATAGGACGTGTTCGGCTTGGCCACGACAACCATCGTTCCAGTGTCCTTCAGCTGCTTGATCTTCAGGTTGCGAGCACGAACACTGTCTTCGATCACTACGGTAACATGCTGGCCGCGATCGACCCATTTCTGTATCTCTGAAATGGTCAAAGCGCCGGACTCACCCCAGTCATAGAAGATCTCCAGGGAGAACGGCAACGACAGTTCATTGAACGGCGCGGTATGGTCATAATCGCGGTCGATTTCGACAGGCATCGGATAACGATAGTATGAGTCATAGAAGCGCTTGTCCGCCGGGTATTCCTTTTCAACCATTTTACGGAACCCGCTGCCGAACATTTCGCTGAGTCTTACCTTCTCCATATACAGGGCAAGAGGACCACGCTTACACGCTATCTCCAGGTCGCGCATCTTTTCTGTCAAGATTGCATTGGCGGTTCCCTTAAACTCCTCAGAGAGCGTCTCACGCGTAAATTCGTCATACGACAGGTCTTCACGCGACGGCGGTACGTTCAGCGAGCCGAGTTCAAAGAATGTATAGGAGCACGGGAACTTGCTCATGATGGATGCAGTTTCCGGGTCCAGCTGGTCCAGGTCAATCGGGTATGACACGCCACCCATCACGGCATAGTGGGTGTTCCCCTGGCCTTTCGGCTGGATGTACGTGTTGTTGACCTTGAAATCATAGCTGATGTCTTCCCAGCCGAAGCGGTATGAAGCATTCTCAACAATTGGACGGTGCTCGGGACGCATGACGCGACCAAGACGAACCAGCTCATCAGAGAATGCGGAGAAGCGAGCGTTCTTCACCGGGATCTTCACCGTCATGCCGTTGAATTCATCGGTGTCTTCCGGCTTAGGATCACGGGTTTCAAGATCTTTGGTGATCAGATCGACGGTTGGGATGCGCTTGGCGTTCAGGTACATCAGGAAGCGATGGAGTTTGCCGTCCATGCGACTTTCCACTGTGAACGAATCCGATACCGCAAATGGTGATTTGGAGCCAAGACCGAATGCCCCGATCTGGTCATCGTCTTCTTCCTTCGTACTATGGAAGAGTGTCGTGTACAGGCCGGGGGCGCGGATGATCTCACCATCTTCACGGCGGAACACTAACGCACCTTCATAGAAGCCAGGGACGCCGATGACTTCAGCCGAGTCGGGGATCTCGTCTTCCTTCACGACCATGTTGCCTTCCAGCAGTACTTCATCTTCCTGCGCTGGGATAGGCTCGCCAATGATCTTCTCAAGCGGTAGGCCGATGCCGTAATCACGGATTTCCAGCCATGGTTCAAAATCATCAGGCAGATGCACAACAACCTGCTTACCCTTCGGTGCCAAGTATTTGCTATGGCGGGCATGAGGCGGAGTGAGAGGCGCGTAGTGGGATGCTATCATGCGGTGCATACGATCACGCATGCCATGGGAGTCGATGGCGTTACAGACGGTTTCACGCAGGGCTGCAGCCTCTTTGTAACGATACAATGATGAGAACAGAGTCTCAAACATCTTATCGTTCATCTTCACGTTGAACGCCTGCCCCTGAATGGAAGACGACGAGCGGATAAAGTGCTCGGACTTGCGCATTTTCATAATATAGAAATCCTATCAATGTCAAAGGGAAACATATTGGTTGAGTGGGTATAATACGGCGGGGGTCTTCAATTGAAAAAGCCCTCGGCTGAGGGCTTTGTTCAGATCAGTCTTCAGTGGCGAATCTGGCCTGGAAGTCGAATGTTGGTCGCTGAGCACCTGGCTCAAGAGTTTCCTCAAGATAACCAACCACAGTGCGGGTTACAGACACCGGGTTCGAGCGCGGGTTTGGCGTTGCCAGCGCGATGATAGAGGATTGCTCTTCTTCCATTCGCGTGTAGTCAACATTGAAGTGGTAACGACTACCGAATGCCGCCACTTCGACTTCAACGATTTGTAGATTGCTCAAAGCAGTGCTGCTCAGGGTTCCCACGTTCAACTGTGAGCGCAGATGCTCAACAATGTTAGAGTACACATATTGTGGGGTGATCAGCTGTTCAATAGAACTCATGACATATCCTCTACTTTTTGGGTTCGGTTTTACTTAATCGAGCGACCTCTGCTCGAAGGAAGAGGATTTCATCGGCCATCATCTTACCTTCTTCAAACATCACCCATGATCTGGCTAACTTGGGATTACCGATGGACAGATCCTTTAGGCGCTCCTCACTTACGTTTGCGCTTGTTCTTTCCATGGGTCTTCGCCTTCTTCTTGCGGGTTACAGACGGGCGACCATGGCCTGGTTCGCCGGGTGCGCCGCCCTGAGTGTAACGACGCCCCCACATGTCATCACCGCGATGCGTGGCGACGATTTCCATTTCCGACAGCGCCAACATGGCAGCAACAGCAGCGGATGACTTCTTCATTTGGTTTCTCCTTTCGCGGCGTATGACAATGCTTGGACGATCATTACAGCCAGATCGATAGGCGAGTAGGCGCTGTTCAGCTCTTCGCGAACGATTTCCTCGATCTCATGATCCGACTGAACTGTAGGGCAATTCTTTTCCTGACGACGGCGTTCCGTGTTGACCAGGTCGCGCAAGAGCAGATCAGTAAAGGAGTACTGATCAAAGTTCTCCAGGTACTTCTGAATGCCCGTGGTCGCAGGGGCTTCCGGCTTGGCTTCTTTGGTTTCACCTTTCAGTGCCAGGCGGGTGCGATACACGGTGCCAGATGCTTTCTCACGGAAGTTGTTCACCTCTGTGAAATCCAAAGATTTACCCCAGGCGTTGGATACAGGGTTGGAGCATGTCTGGGTGAAAAGTTCTGACCAAGCATTATCCAGATACATCAATGCGGAGGCCAGTTCATCCTGGTCTGGCATTTCAGGAGATTCCACCGCATTAGGATCTTTCAAAGCAGCGACGGTGGCATCGATACCCCATAGAGGATTCAGCAACAGCAGAAGATTAACTGCGTCGCCTGATTCCGAAGTCGGGTTCTTACCCAAAACCTTGTATAGGGTCTTCAGGGTGCTGTCAAAGGTCAGAACGGTCTGTGCCAGTTCTTCATAAGTTGGTTTGGTAGTCATCAGCGTTTGCTCCGGCGTTTATTCTTCATCTTATTGGCCTGACGTTTTTGAGCAGCGGCTCCACGCAGGCGTGTGGGTTCTTGATAGCGGCGGTCGGCATAGAACTCCCGCATATCACATTCAGCAGACATCTCCGTGTCTCGTTGTTTCAACTTGGCAATCAGAGCCTTGGTGTCCGGCATCTGTTGTAGTTCGTCACAGATGATCATGCGCTCACCCGGTTCACTCCGACGCTTCGGGATATCATCAGGTGTGATGTGAACAACTTCCACTCCCGGCAGCTTCTCTTCCAACAGAATTTTGATCAGCCGAGAGCCCAGTCCGGCTCCAATAATCGCAATCTTTCTTGGCTTGTCTGTCATGTTCCTGCCCATGAAAAAGGGGATAGAGCAATAATACCCTATCCCCTTTTATTGAAGAACGATTAGACTTCAGTTTTCGGCTCTGGTTTAATAGCGCCGCGCAGGTCTTGGACAGGTCGACCACCGACCGCCATCACATAGATGGTGTTGATAGTCTCAAACCAAGACAGCTGATCAACACCCTCAGTGTATGGGGTCACTGGAACAGAGGTCTTGATCTCTTTACCCTTCGTGTTCGGATGTTCAACCACATCCATGAACGCGCAGTTCCCGCTCGGATGAATCACACCATCGGTGAACAAAACGATCTTCTTGCGAGGGTGATTGGCTTCACCCAGGCACACCACCAGATGATGAATCATCTCCGGACGGTTGATCAACGTGTCGTCTTTGATGATGCCCTGCTTGACCGCAGAGATCACCACTTCGTCCAACAGAGCCTGCTGTTGGTCCAGCGTCAGGGATTCTAACAGTTTCAAGCCCATGATATCAGCCTTTGAAGTTGATCGGTTTCTGAACCCCGGCGTCGAACGCAGCCTGGGTACGGGTATCGCTCACCACCTGACAGGTCTTGTCAAGATCGATGCGCGGGTATCCAAACACGCCAGCAATCAACGAACCAGGGAACTGGGACAGCTTGGTTTCGTACAACGCGCAGATATCCAGCTTCTTGGTCTGGCTGATGCGGAATTCATCACGCCCGGAACTGATCACCACCTGGATCTCTTTGTACAGGCTGGAATCGAACTGAATGTTCTGCTCCTGGATCCACTGCATCACAGCCTTGGAACCGTCAGCGCCATAACGCCCTTCGAACGTGCCTTTGATCACTTCCTTCAGGCCGTCTTTGTACATGTCAGGAATCTGCGCCGTCTCCTGAACTTTGAGCGTATAGTTACTCAGGTAGTTCTCGGAGTCTTTGTTGAACTTCTTGACCTGCTGCTCGGTGCGGTTGAAGTCATTGAAGTAGCTGATGACAGTGCCGATGCCGACAACAGCAGCAGCCAGTAAAGCCAAACCAACGATCCAACCTGTTGCAATACCCTTAGATTGAGACATTCTTACTTCCTCTTTTGATTAAAAATTAAACGGATAACGACGACGGCCACCATTGTACTCCATTCGCTGCAATATGAAAATTGCGGTGAACGGTAGACAGCCCAGCAGAACAACAATCACAACTTCCCAGGTCTTGAGTTCCCGCCACTTCAGGTACTCCATTTCCTTCATCTCCACCCGGTTGTAGCCTTTGGTAATGTTGGCAACAACGTCTGTCATGACGCCAATACCCATATCATGCCCGGTCAGGTCCATACCGTTGCGGGAGTGAAGTTCACGGTTGTGCATACCATCGGCGAACGACGTGCTCTTACCCCAGTTGATCTTCAGGTCTTTGCTGATGTCGGTGACGACGATAACGTCATTCTTTTTACCGCCATCCCATGCATAGACCAAGCCCTGGAAATATTCAACTGGCTGACCAGAGGTCACAACCCAGACGATGTTCACCTGCTTGGCCGCGCCCAGCTTCTTCAGAACATCATTCAGGTAATCGTTCCAGTATGTGGTGGGCAAAGCCAGGCCGGACACGTTCAGAACACGAGTGACACGATAGTAGTCATAGACCTCAGGGTACTTGGGAATCTTGTCTTTGAAGCGCTCGGCAAACTGCTGGTCAGAGCGGGAGAACAGAGAGTCCTTGTTGCCCAGAACATAGTTCATGTAGGAGTGTTCCCTGGCCGCTGGCTCACCAATCTGAACCTGCGCCCAGCGCGGGGGCTGACCAAGACCACGGCGGTCGATGCGGTCTATCGTCAGATTGCCAACAGTCGTCAGCACATCCCAATCCACGTCGTATGAATGCTCATAGCAGGTGCTACAATGGCGGGTACGGGTGCAGGACTTGCTGCTACCGGAGCCGGAGCACGATGTGGTGTAATAGCAGTTGCACTGATAAGAGTGCTCGCAGCTCACCTTATTGCGCTCTTTGCCAGTGACGTATCCGTTCAGGATCTCGACGTCCCCCGAACTGCCGAGGGAGAACGCCGCATAAGCCCCGGCCTGAATCAGACAGGACAGCACCACCACAATCGCCGTCGCAATCAGAGTCTCTTTCGGCTCATGGGTCTTGCGGTGGTAGACCACAAACAGGATAGCCAATATCAATGGCACACCAAACAGGAGGTAGATCATCTTGTGCGGCCTCCGACACAAATGATGTTCAGTTCGCCACGGGCAAACCCACTCTTACCGGAGGTTTTGTTGCCGTTCAGCATTTTCCACAGCCCATCAGCGTCGCCCAATTCCGGCATCGGGTGCTGTACCACAGGGGTCTTGCGATCTTCTTCGAGCATTACAGACACCATAGATTCGATATCCAGGGAGTCCATATCTTCAATTCGTTGCATAGCCATGATGTATTTCCTTGCAAAAGAAAGGGGAACGGGCTAATAATAACCCATTCCCCCTTATTGAAGAACGCAATCGCAGTCAGATTACTTCTTCAGTTCTTCCAGTTTGGCTTCGATCTGGTTCAGAATCTCTTTGCCTTTCTGAACGATTGCTTCACCGTCCTGCGCATGTTTGCGGAAGACCAGAGCGCCTGCGATGAATCCAACAACCACACCCGGAAGTGCGTAGACCAACAGATCTTGTAACATGATAATATCCTCACTTTATAGGCGAGGATATTTATATCAGCGTTTCAAGAGTGCCATGAGGTTGACGCTGTTTGATTTCGGCTTGTCTTCAGACTTGGCGGTTGCCTTCGGGCGTTCACACACCTCAGATGGTTCCCAGCGCGTGCCCTTTTGCAGATGCCAGATATGCAGAGGAACCCCAGTCTCAAAGAACACAGGCATCTTCCACTTCTGGACGCCTGGAACGTGTCCTGGAGGAGCCTTTTCGCACAACAGGGTATCTGGCAGCCAGAGTGAACGGGCTTCCCAGAGCGCTGCACAGGAGTACTCCGACCAGATGCGTTCCATGTAGTCGATCTCTTCCCAGGTACGCTCGGCATCCCACCCAATGTAACGAGTTTGCTTTTCACGGAAGAACTTCTTCAGCCAGCATGCGCCGGAGGTTTCAAAGTTCAGGCGATTGATGAACGTCAGATGCCCGAACTCAGCAACACAATCCTGGAACGCCTGCTCAAGGTCGGCCTCAAGGATGTCGCACTCTTCGTCAGTGATAGGGCAGCCGTTGATCTTTTTCTTCCCGTGTTTGGTCACCCAATCATCACGGTTGGACAAGAACGCCGCGCCGTTACGGTTGGACTCACTGCCATCGCGGTCACGCAGCATGAACCCAGGGACGTCAATGGTATACTCGTCGCCGAAGACCATGTTCAGGGCTTCCAGGAAGTTCCAGGCGCTCAGGCGGCCGAAGTATTTCCAGGACATCGCCGTGTCCCACAGCTGGGTGAATTGTTCCGCCTTATCAATACACACCAACATCTCACGGAAAGCGTCATATTGAGTACGCCCCGCCAGCCAGTCAATGTAGGACTGAACACATGGGATCATCTTCGACTTGCGATAGCGGCAATCGGTATCGAAGCGCATGCGTTCAAAGTTCAGGTTGTACCAGTCAGAGAAGCGTTGCATCTCTTCTTTGGACTGTGGCGGCACAGGGAACTCACTGTAGATCGTCCATGGACCGATGGCGTTGTAGCAACAACCCCACAGGAATGCCATCCAGATCTTGCGCTCGACTTTCTGTTCGAGGCTGATGCCTTCAGTGACTTCAATGGCATAGTCCATCAGACGCATCTGCTGGTTGTGCTCTTCTGTGTAGGATAGCGCCTCCACCCAAGCCTTGAGCAGGTACATGCGATTCTCAGGCTTGCGATAGTCGACAGCCAGGTCAATCGGGTACTTCCATTCAGCCGGGGGCGCGTAGCCCGTCGGCATTTTAGATAGATGCGTCATCTTTCGCTTCCTCTTCAGGAGCCAGCTGGATGTCTTCCGCCTTAACGAATCCCATAGGGCGCTCCCACATGTCGACGAAGCGGCGGTCGGCGGTTACGAACCACAAACGAGCGGCAGTCCGGGTCTTATCCGAGATGAAGCGCTGGGCGTTGGTTTCGCTACGGAACGGTGCTGCCTGCTTCCACTGGCCGAAGTCTTTGGAGACCGGATTGGCATTCAGCTGAAACTGAGGGATGATGCTGTTGCGCTCGGGTATCAGGCGCACGGCGGTGATGTGCTGGGCATTCCCGTTGTAGTCAATTGCAACAGCCACGGCGTTGCGAGGGATTTCAATTTTCATTTTGGTTCCTTGAATATTTTATAACCAGCGGCGCTGATGGACATCACAGTGCCAATGCAGTACAATACAGTCACGTTCAACTTCTCTGAGGTTGTCAAGTCCAGAGGAGTGAAATGATAGGCTAGAGCAGCGCACATTGAAACGGCTACCATAACCAGACCGATGAACAACAGATAATTAGACAACCGTTTCATAATCACCCCTTCTTCATTAGATCAAGGAGAGAGCGCGACGCTGCCTTCGGTGCTTCTGGCTGGGCACTCGCCTTGGTTTTCTGTTTAGATGCCTTCTGAGGCTTCTCAGGCACTCTGTGCGCCAAAGGATCCTTCCCACCGACCTCACGGGTCATTGGATTAGTCTCACAGTAGGCATAGAAGTCTTTGGTGTGCATGTCAACAACGCGCAATTCAGACCGTACCTGATGACAAATCGCGTTACCCACAACCCACAACGGAGCGTCGAACGGCAGCACCGCCAACTCTGACTGCTGTCTGGTCAGGAATTCCTGAGTGTTGACTTCCGGTGCTTTATACAGGATGTCTTGCCCACTGTAATCATCAACCGCCACGGTGAAGCCCAGCGCCAGCATTTCGGCCTTCGACTTTTCAAACTCCTTGGAGTAGGATTCGTTGCGTGACCAGCCGGAGTCCCCTGCTTCCTTACCAGAGCGACCACGGATGCGAGCATCATACTGATAGCGGTCGGGGTACGCAAAGTACAGCAGCGCCAGTGATTCAATCGGATAGTTCTTGAACATCCATTCAGGACGCCATTTATCCGACAGCATGAGGGGTTCACCCTCACACACCAGAGTGTAACCCTGGGTCAGCCAGCCTTTAACCAGATCACGGGCGATATCGCCCGAGCCTGTGGCGGCATGAATGGCGTCCATGGAAGTCCAGGAAGCCAGACCGGATTTGTTAGACACGGTATACTGGCCAACGAAGATTAACTTCAGCTCTTCGAACTTCAGGCCAAACGGGCGCGTCTTGTCACCAATGGTGTAGGTGAGTTCGGTAGGCTCCAGCTTAGTGCGCAGCCATTCGATGAACTGGACCACTCTCGTACCCTTGCCCGTGGCCGAGGTGCCTTTCACTACAATTATTTTAGCCATTTAATATTCTCCAACCGAGACATGTTTTAGCCCTACCTTTCAAGAGATTCGTTATATTACCGGAAGGGAGGCCATATTGAAGTTCCATGTCGCACCTCCTTAACTCAACGATGCGACCATCTTTGTGCTGCCATTTGTAAATCTTTTCATCGCGACCAGGACCAATGTCTATCAGACCAAGAGCATGCAGCCTCTTCCTAGTTTCCCCTCCACGCGTTTGAGATTCAGAGGAAGGTCTTGGTGGTTTGGGGATCTTCCCTTCTGACATCAATTTGCTTATGATCTTACCCTTTCTGGCTTGTGCTTCAGGGGTGAGTCTTGGTGGAGGTTTAATCTTACCTTCGGCGATCAAACGTTTGCGGGTTACGGCGCTCTTTGCGGATGACTCTGGCGTGGCCAATGGAGGCTTCCCACCCCCGGTGACCATGTTATAACACCACCCGCTATCGAGGATCTCCTGGCAGACCAGTTCAGACTCTATCTCAAGGATAACCGAATCTTCCCCTCGGAACAGAACTTCAAACCTGAACTGGTCTTCACCGTATTTCTTGAACGCTCGTTGTAATGCAATGCTCCCCTGACCACACTTGTGTTCAGCCAACCGCCTATCCGGTTCGGAAGTGACACCGATATAGAATTTATGGTTGGCGAGGTTTGTGATCAGGTAGAGCGACAGCATTACAAAGCATCCTCAATACGCCAGCTCACACCACCCATCCAAGGTGCCCAGAACACAGCAACCTGTGGGCGGCCATTCTCTTCAAACTTCACTTTATACTGGTCTTCGAAGTTATAGAAGATTTCATCCGCTTCAGAGCGCTGGCCGATCTCTACCAGTACTTCATGGAGAGCCTTGGCAGCAGCGATAGGAGTCGGAGTCTCCTGCTGACGAATGAAGTTGTTGACATGGATGATCACGCCATCCATATCGCTATCACCGGAACGCTTGTCTGGGGTTTCCCCAAACTTGGATTGTTCTTGCACGATGTCCTCCTATCGGACGTATTGATAATGACCAATCAGGCGATTCACCACTTCGACAATATTGCGGTTCAGGAAGTCGAAGTGGTTCTGGCCTTCTACTGGTTTAATATAAAGCATATCTTCCGAGTTCGAAAGATCCAGTTTTTCATAATTGCCCTGAGGAACAAAGATGACGAAGATGTTGTTCAGGCCGCACGGCTCGACATACTTCGGATTGTCATCAATCAGGACATCGCCTGCCAGCAGATGCTTTTCGTCGGTGCTGACAAATCCGTTGAAGATGCCAGGGAACTTGTCATAGACAAACTGGCGCTTGCTGCGCTCATGTTCCGGCTCACACTTAGACACTGCGATGAATTCAACATTGTCAAAGTCTTCGAGCAGAATCTTCTTCAGATTCACCAGGAACTCGTAAGCGCCGGGGAGCGGGTTCATCTTGGCATACAGGTCGGGGCGACGCCACCAGTCCATAGGATCGTTGCCGCTTGGAACACGTTGTTTGTGCAACCCCAATTGGACTTCACGGTACAGCCAAGCCGGATGAGCGCGTTCACGCATCAGGATAGCCAGGTCACCAGCATGAGCCATGTAGCACTCTTTGGTGATAGGCTGGAATTCCACATTCTCCGGCAAATATTTTTCGGGGACTACAGCAGAAGCAAATTTGTGTTTGAAGTATTTGCTGTCGCTGACTATCAAGTTCTCTTCGTTGAACCACTGCACCCAAGGGGAGAGGCTGTCAACCAGCGTCAGGTCGACATCCACGAGGACGCGATACAGGCCGCCGACCTTTGATTTCATATCATAGATGCAGACCAGGTTGTTCATTGATCTTTCTCCACTTTGTCGTAGCCCGTGGCGTTGCACTGCTCTTCGGTGCAGTCCGCATACAGGACGACCGAAGCCTGTTTCACGTAGGTGGTGCAGTGATAGGTTTCGTCTTCCTGGATGGAATCGTCATAGTTGCAGACGGTTTGGAGTGGACCTGGAGTAGTGTTATCCAATGCCGCATGCGCCTTGATGGTGTCTTCCATCTTGGCCACGGCTTGTTCGTTGGTGAACGTCGGGGCGTCGAGGTCAGGGGTTGACACGACGTCCGCCAGGGTAGAGCATGCGGTGGTAGAGAAAGCCAGAGCACACACCAGAAGAATCTTATTGAGTTTCATTTCAATCACCTGTTTGTCAAAGGGTTAACAGGGGGAATTATATCCCCCTTTGGTTTATTGAATCAACCTTTCTTCTTTTGCATCATGGCAAGAAGGTTCACACGGCGCTTGTGTGACCAGCCGACCACGTCAAGAATGGACTGAATCGGGTCGATGAAGGACTTCTCAAAGGCCGCCTGGTAATCCACCCATTTACCCAGACCAAGCTCCTCAGGGAAGAACTCGGGATATGCGAAGTAATTCTGGCCGAATGGGTTGCCCGGCTTCAGCAATACCATCTGCACCTTATCGCCCGACTCAATCATCGGTAGGCCCAGGTCTTCGTTTTTCTCAACCAAACGGTTGTATCCCACACACGCCTTGGCAGCAAAGTGAGCACCAGAGATGAATGAGCCATCAGCAGCCACGCACTTCTCTATGTCGGACACACCCGATGCCTTGGCGATATCGTCTACAGAGAGCTTCATGTACTCCTCTTTGTACTGGGAGATGAGCGTCTGCACTTCCTCTTCGGTGCCGAGCAGGATCTTCTCATAACACTTGACAAGACGCTCACGACACCATTCCGGCGTAGTAGACTTACGGGCTTCCAGACCTTTGAACTTAATCTTCGGCTTCTCGTACTTGATACCCTCACTGTCGTACACGGCCATGGCATACATCTTCTTGGCTCGCCAGACAGCGGCTGAGGCGATTACTTCACGCTCCCACACCATGCGCTGCTCAAACCCGTTCATGGTGTTACACAGAAGCTGTGCCCACTCATTGGTCTTAGGCTGATAATTGTCTTTGATCCATTGGTCGATGTTATCAACCATGACATGGTGGTCAGTAACATCAGGCCACAACTGCTTGACCAGACGCTCGATGCAGATGTAGTTGGAGTCAGTATCACCCGCGATGACGAAGTCCTGGCCTGTCGTACCGCACAGTTTGTTCAGATAGTCATCGGTGTAGCGCTTGTTCCACTTGTTGATCAGCTGACCGGATGTAGTGATGGCTTCGGCGATGTTGAGGTTGAAGTATTCTTTGAACCAGACGTTTGAGATCGCGCCATAGCCTGCGTTCATCAAGATCTTCAGACCTTGCTGTAGGGTATCTTGAGCAACACCCAGGTCTTCCCATTTCTTCATCACTTCAGTCAGGGCATCAAGATCGATGTTCTTGTGCTCTTCATACCACTCTGGGTCATAGTAGCGAGACTTCATGGCAGACTCAAGATGGAAGTCGCCCTTCGCCATCTCTTTACACCAGCCAGCCCATTGCTCATACTTCAGCCCCTTGGCCTTCTCTACTTTACGATCGCTGTAGATACCGCGCATGATTTCAGACAGGAACGACATCTTCTCGTTGCTGAAGAACTGAACGTTCGGCGTGAAGGACACGTTGTAGCGGCGCAAGGTTTCAAAGTGGAACTCACCCAGAGCAACCAGTTCGTCAACAACCTGCAGGCGTTCGTCAACTGCACGCAACAGCTTGTCGTGAAGGGCTTTCATCAGACGACGTTTGTGCATCGGCGTCGTCATATCATTCATCTGAGCAGCCAGCTCTTCACACATCGCCTCAATTATTTCACGGCGTTTGTGTTTGTCTTCAACGATGGTCTCCGGACCGAGGTTGTACTGCTGAATGATATGAGGATACAGGGAGTTCAAGTCCTCCGAGAAGACCCAGAAGTATATCCCCGGCGCAACCTCCATGACGTATGCGCCCTCAAAGTTGGTTGCGCCGTCATACACACGCTGTATCTTAGGAACAATACCCTTCTCGTACAGACGATAATAACACATCGCCAGCCAAGGAGCCACTGTACCCAGGCCATCCTCATAGTTGGACTTGGTGCGGTAGGCGAGGACGAACATCAGCTGAAGCAGGCGCAGCTTTTGCTCAAGACGCCACACCAGCTTGACGTCCTTGATACCATATCGGGTGTGCTTGCAATAGTCATTGAAGTACAGGTCAAAGAGGGACTTGCTCTCACTGTAGTCCATCTTCTTCTCACCCAGCTCACAGTAAGCGATCCAATCAAGAGAGTAACGTTCACGGGTAGTGTACGTGTGCTTCTTGTAGATCTGCATGTAGTCGAGCATAGGGCAACCCACGAACTGATACGTCGTGATGTCACCCTTCTTATCGCGGATGATGCGCTTCTTAATGATGCCCCAAGGACTGAGGCGCGATGTTTCTGCTTCACCCAGAACCTGGTTCATGCGCTCAACAAGATAGGGGCTATCGAACGTCTCAATGTTCCAGCCCGTCCAGCCGTCGAACTGACGCTCCGACCAGAAGTCCAGGAACGAACGCAGCAGGTCTTGTTCGGTGGTGAACTCCTGATACACAACCTCCAGGCCGCCGATCTCTTTGTCTTCCGCGTCATATGCGAACTTGTTACGATCTTTGGCGCAAGGCATACCCCACACCATGAACTTGTTGGTCGCCATATCCTGAAGCTGAATCAGGGTGATGGGGAACGCCGCATTCATGTTTTGTGTGATCTTGCCGTTGCTGTCAATGACAGGGAACTGATCGGTTACATTGTTGCTGATGAAGGAACCGGGGAAGTGCTCGCGGACGAAGTCATGGTTGGCCAGCACTTGTTTATGGAAGCGGCGCACATGGGCTTCGCTCCCTTTGAACGTCTGCATTTCGATGGTCGGGTGAGGGAATGGACCTTTGGTCATCTCCCCATCTTTCCACCCAGCAGAGAACACTTCGATATCGAGGTTCGCGATATGGATGTTGGAGTAATCCGGTTCAATCTTCCCGGGGAAGCTATGGGCGATGAACTGGTATGCATAATCGGTCTGCCCGTAGATGGCCGCGCCCTGGACTTCCTTGTATTCCTCAAGGTAGTTGTCGGCGGTACGCATGTCAGGGAACTTCTTGGAGACCAGGGGTTCGTTGAGCAGGCCGACCTTTTCAACATTAGAATAATCAGCCGTGGGTAAATAGAGTGTGGGTTCGAATTTCTTTTTCAACAGACGGCGATTACCCATGTCATCTGCAATTCGAATCAACAGGTCATTGCCCCGGCGGGCAACGTTCGTATAGAAAACGGTCATGTAATTCTCCAGGTTATCCGTGCCGTTAGCACGTGGGCATATTTAACCATAGAGCCATTCATTGACCAAGGAGTTTATTATGGCAATCCCCCTCGTTGGTATGATCCCAGGGGCGCTCAAGCAACTCTGGAACCTTGGGACTGATTTGATTCAATATAAGCGGGAAGTTGTGCAAGCTAAACACGATGTCAAGCTGGAGGCGATCAAGTCCTCCTCAGATTGGGAGCTGTCTAAGATCACCGAAGTCGGCGGATCTTGGAAAGATGAATTCTGGACTATCGTGTTGGCCATACCCGCTATCCTCGTCATGACTGCTCCGGTTGTGGAACTGATTCTGTTCCCTGGTGAGTATCATAAAGGGGATTTCATCAAAGCAGTAATCGGAGGTCTTCAGGCGCTTGATACCGCACCTGAATGGTATACCTATTCATTATTGACAGCAATTAGTGCATCATTCGGTATCAAAGGCTACAACCACTACAAAAGTAATGGGCGGAAAGATCAGGCTGTTGACGCCCTTAAACAGTTTGGGGTTAAGGTCGTGCAAAAAGATCCCACTGTTGTTACTCAGTCGGGTTCTCCCGATCTTGAGTCTGCTCCCCCAGCTGGGTCTACTTCGACCTCTGGTGCGTGGCCTAGTCTGAAGAAATAAATCACAGGGGAGGAAACTCCCCTTTCTTTTGGTGTTTAGGGAATGAAAGTGGTAAACAAGAGATTGCTCGTCACCCAGGGCGGGGCGACGATAGTGCGTGGTAGGATCTATGAACAGACGCAGCTTGGTGGACACAAGACGCGCCTGACTGTTAAGGCTCCAGATGGTGGTTGGCCAACAAAGGTGATTGTCCCCGACGGCCTCATAGAAAGAGGGTCGGCGACGTACAGGGGAGCAGAGTTCAAAATTTATTAAAATATTTATTGAATAAAGTTTACTTCTTCAATAACTGGCGTATACTTCTAATTGTAGTACGAACAAACAACAATCTGAAGAGAAGGAAATACATCATGTCCATCGAAATTATCGCTCAATCCTGACCGTGACTACTCCAGAAGGGATCCAGCGCTGGAAGACCCAGACGATCATCAACGTGTCTAAACTGGGCAAACTCTTTAACCAATATCCAACTCGCAAGGTGAAATGAAGAAAGGGGCTTAACGCCCCTTTTCTTATTCGTCCCAGAAGTCGTCATCATCCCCGACAGCGGCCAGTTCCGTGTCCAGGTCTTCATCTGTGAACGGTGGCAGCACCCCATTCTGAATCAGATAATCCATCTCATCGTCTTCCAGCTGTAGGTCAGTGGCAATATACAGCGCTCCACTTCCCTCTTCGTCCGTCTCAATGCTGTATGAAGTGTATGGCACCCCATTCACTGTAATGATGATAGACGTTGGATCCTCGGGATCTACGTGAGCCTCGAACGGCACGCCATCAATCGGCGCATCTTCCAGGAAGGTGGCAAGGGCTACCGCAGCACGGACAACATCAGTGCCTTCAACGCCTGCATAGATCTCTTCCGCGCCCGTCTCTTCACGATCAAACAGTTCAATCGTGATACCGTCTTGAACACCAGTCCATACGGGGATGTCATTGGTGTGTTCTGATTCAAACAATTTGGAGGTTGGCATGTTGGGTTCCTCAGTGGGTTAGCCATATGGGGTATTTAGGCTTCCCGCACTGCCAGGCCGGGTTTGTACAGAACGATCTCACGCACCATAGGCAGGCCAACACGGTCAAGAATGATCGTGGAGTCATAGCCCTGAGCAATTAGCGCGGCAGCATTCTCATGGATCTTACCCGGTTCGATACCAAGTTCACGCATGGCGTCTTCCCACGCCGATACATTGTTGGAGTCTAGTTCGAGGGGCTTCTTAACGCTGACATTAAACACCAGCACGTGGGGTTCACCGCTCTGGCGATAGCGGACGGCGTTCTCTGCGTAACGCTGCGCCTCTTCTTCACTCCCTGTCAGATAGAACCCAGGTCCCATCGTACCGCAATCTGTCTGGCCGAAGTGCTCAAAGTCGAAGACATCGAATTCTACGTTGGAGCCGTGAAAGAGGCGCATGTTACTGAACTTTGGTTCAGCCTCAGACGCCTCTTTAAGATATTCAAGAAAGGTTTTCATAGATACCCCACACTGGTTGTATGGGGTATTTAGGATGGATCAGGAAGGAGTGAAGCCGTTTACAGGAACTGATTCGGGGATAGCCAGCTCAGGGCATGCTGCCTTCATTGGCTCGATGTACGGCTTGCTGCCCACAATCCAGAACAGAGTGTTCTCATTCAGCAGCTCGGGCTTGTGCTGCTGGATCCAGGTCATGACCTTACCTTCATATCGCGGGTGCAGTTCGATATCACCCCACTGGTAGTCCATCAGGTCATTGTAACGAACCCAATTGGTGGTGTGAAGATCCCAATGGTGTACCTCGAAGCGAGGCAGCACGACCTCTGGCTCATCCTTCTGCCTGATACCACTTAGGAGGCCAGCCAGCGAAACGCTCTTAGAGGCATGCTGAAGCTCCTTCTTGCCGTGCACATAATCTGGGTTGTCGTGATAGCGGCGAGTAAAGTCGACAATGTGTGGTAGATTCGCCTGTTTACCGATGATGCGCAGGCGGCTCTCAATGAAGTCCAGGCGATTTGGACCGATGCCGATCAGATACACGCGCTTCAGGTTAGGCTTCGGATGCATCGCCAGCCCGGTCAGGATACTTGTGCATGAGTTGCATGAACCAGCAGGGATAATCAGATCGGTGATATGGTCCGGGATGTTGGCAACCTGTTCGCCACCCAGCATATGGAAGCCTGCGATGCGTTCAGGGGAATGCGCTGTGTGATCCAGGGTAATACCATATTCCAGGTAGTACGCCTTTGGATTCACCTGCTCAATGAGCTTCTTACAGCGTGGCTGGATCGTGCTGTTGTAGCCAGAGCCGACGAAGTTGAACTCACTGCCAAACCAGGCGCTCATCTCAACCATGCCATGGTTCATGCAAGTGGTTGGTTTGGTCGCGCCGAGCACAGTGGTTGTCTTGCCGCCGAAGTGCCGAGAGACTGCTGTCGCCATAGGGGACTGCGGACTACCAACGACAGTGCCGTGGATGATGTCAGGGGAGCCTCCGGCCTTGAGATGCTCAACCATGAGCCAGATGGCCTGACGGAGTTTGCTGCCATTGATACCCTGCTGGCCATTTGCATAATTGGACAGTGGCGCGAAGTAATCTTCACGTTTGAACCAGACCTGCTGATTGGTTTCGGGGTTGGCAACGAGTTCGCACGGGGTGTGCTTGTAGAGATAATCTTCCCAATGGACCAGGTTGCGGTCGAGGGATAGGGTGTTGAATATTGACTTGTCGTGGTGTTGGGAGATCACACCTTCGATTTGTGTATCGTTCATTCTATTTCTCCTGTAGACATTGGCTTATCATAGCGTATCTACAGGAGTATAGAAAAGGAGGATCTCGGCTTATTTCTTGAATAAACGAAGGAACTTCATCATGTTATCCATGAAAGTAGATTTCTTCGCCTTAACAGGAGCACCCTGATCATTCAGAACACGACCAGCCGGAGGGGTAGGCGGCACTGGTGGTTTAATCGCCTGTGTCAGCCCAATATCTTCGCAAACCGGAACAATCTTCACGCCGTGAGATTGGGCGTCAGGGACGTATTTGTTGCCCACCACAGTAACAGGCTTTGGTAGGTTCTTTTCGTACTCACGAGCAATGGCCTGATACTTCAGATTCAAATCTACCAGATCAACAGACTTGACCTTGCGACGACGCCAATTGGCGCTTTCTTCGCCATAGAAATCATATCCGTTTCTGATCAGCCAGTGAACGGCTTGCTCAAAAGAAGAGAAGATCTGGAGCGGTGCGCCGGAACCTTTCTCCACTTGTTCGATACTACCGTAGCCCATCAGAACAACCTGGCCTTTGACTGCGATATCAAACTTCATGCCGAGGTTCGGGATGTTTTTATCCCGGCGGAAGAACCCACCATCGCGGTAGACGTAAACAGGCGACAGGAACTCATTCAGAGTGCGCTTCACGCCTTTGTACTGGAAGAGCCTGACAAACGGGGGGATGTCTTGAGAAATAACTTCATTCAATTCCCAGATAGAAACATTACGCATTGGTGTATCCTCAAATCAATGATAGGGGTTAACGGTTAAATTTTAAACCCCTATTGGTTGTTGAACAAATTAGATGGTGCTCATGTAGAGAGGAACCACCTGCTCTGCGATCAGAACGATCTCATTAATGGTGAAGTCACCACCATAAGAGTACAGCTTCATCTGCGCCCCGTTGGTTGCGAGGTTCCCTGCCTTGTCAACACTGAAGAACGTGATGAAAGAGAGAACGTCTGGGGGTGGCAGGCTGGAGTCACGGCTCTTAGACAACTGGTTGCCTGTTGAGCCGACAAAGTCCAGCAACATTGTCCTGTTAGAAGTTGAACCAGACCATGTTCCGATGATGTTCACCTTGACAGGCAAGATGGAATCTACGGGAAACGCATGGAACTTATGATCAGACAATTTGAAGAAAGGAGCTAACCCGGTGACAGACGAAGGATGCGGTGTTTTGCCATCCAACAATGTCAAGAGGTCAACCCCTGTTGCACCAGCTGGTAAGGCCGCAGTAAGCCCGGAGAACCTCACTTCAACTTTAATGCGGTGTGTCTGTAGCATGTTGCCCAGGTAAGGAGACAATAGAATGGCCATGGCTCCCCCTAGGACACGATGACAACGGAAGTAGAAGACGTGCCCTTAACCCATCCAACAGTCGGCGGGGTGAGTACAACGATATTACCTTGATAGAGAGTATGAGCCGGAGAGGAAGCACTCGGCGTGGTTGGGTTATCACACAAATACACAGAACCCTGAGTCACTTGTATTGTTTTCAATGATGTGCCATCTGAGACTTGCGTCCATGTACTTGCATCCAGAGTAAACTTGGCTGTTGCCATGATACACCTCCTGTACAAGTTCAGGTGTATTTATAATGGACAAAAGAAAGCCGGATATCCTTATCCGGCTATACCACATCGATGAGGATGGGTGGAAAGACTACACACTTTGCACTGGTACTGCCCTATGAGAGAGCGCGTCTGGGATTTCCGCGATGATCGCAAATTTGGTTGCTTCAACTGGATTCGAACCAGTGACCACAGGCACCTTGTTCTTCCGAAGCTCTCCTGCGCTCTACCTGCTGAGCTATGAAGCAATTTGGCGGAAGGTGAAGGATTCGAACCTTCGGGGGCTAAAAGCCCCACTCGATTAGCAGTCGAGTCCCTTAAACCTCTCGGGCAACCTTCCAATTTGGAGCGGGAGAGCAGGATTCGAACCTGTCCAGTGATCGTCGCCGATGATCAGTCAGCCACTGGCCAACCCCTATGGTCCCGCGAAATAAGGACGGGCTTCACACCCGATTGTGCATTTGATCTGCCGTAGCCCAACTCCCCGCGCTTCTCAGCGCCGATTGGTTAACTGGCACCAGTGCCTTCTGGTTCGATCTCCTGGAACTTTACAGGCTTCACGCCCGACCATTTCTGGAAGTTGGGGCATCGTTTCCGATGTGGAGTCACCCCATTTTTACACAGCTGGCTGCAACGCTTACTGTGTTTGGTCTACCGCTACGTGCTGGGCCACGCTCGAGGACATCGGCCATCCTTCCTCAGCTAATCCACGCAGCGGCAGATTTGTATCAGAGTGTCCGGTGTAGTGACCCGTGAGGTGCGCACTACTGTAGCCTCTACACTCTGAATTTGGTGGGCGTTACTATCGTCGTCTTCGGATTCCGTTCGGCTATTGGACGTCGCTTCAAGAGCTTGTCGGTCGCGTACTTCGTGCCTATTCACTTTCGTTCACACCCATTGTCTGGCGATGGTGGCAGGATTTGAACCTGCGACGAGTCGGTTAACAGCCGACCATTCTACCGCTGAATTACACCATCAAAATTATTTGGCATGCCCTCAAGGGCACCCTTCTATGTAATAACTATAAACCGTATATCTTATTGAAACAAAACTTATTTTAAAGATTTTTAATAAAAGGGTGTCATAACACCCTTGATAAAAACCCTTCACCAGCCGTAGGAGATACCTGCGCCTACAGTGTAACCACTTTGGGTATCTGCTGATACAGACAGTTTACCCACGGTGTTCTGGCTGATGCGAGTGGAGGCACCCACGGCGATCGCACTCTGGTCATCACGGTAGCCCACGCCAGCGCCCACTGAGAATGATTGGAACTCAGTCACCTGAGGAATGTTGGCCATGGCAGCAACCCCGGCGATACCCGCATTGGATTTCTTCTCTACTTTGTCAATCTGTTTGCGCAGATTACTGAACCCAGTATTCACCTGACGTTCTAAGTCGCCGATGCGCTTTTCATGATTGGCAATGTCGTGACTGTTCTGAGCAACAGATTTGTTTGTGTTGTTCAGGGAGTCACGAGTCTGCTCGATGTAACTGTACGCATTGTCAACGCCAGCAATTGCATAATCGGCTTTTGACTCAGCGCGGTCGGCGGTCACTTGGGCTTTGTCAGCTTTGACGACAGCCGTATCTGCAGTGCTTTGGACTTTATTAGCCTTTGACTCAGCGCGGTTGGCTGTGTCTTGGGCTTTGTCAGCCTTGGCGACAGCAACACCCGCAGTGGTGAGAGCGACGTTCGCAGTACCCTGAGCGACAGAGATCTTACCGTCCTGAGATCTGTCTTTTTCAGACTGTGTCGATTTGTCATCGTCGTAGGTCGTTTGATCGACTTTGGTATCAATGCGACCACTGAGCGCCTGATCACCAGACTGGCGGTCAGTTGTTTCCTGAGCCAGCGCATCGTCTTGACGTTTCTGATCAGCCGTGAAGTCGCTGTTGTCAACTTTGCCGTCAATACGGTCGCTCAGGACTTTATCACCATCTTTACGTTCCTGAACTTCTTTTGACAGCGCATCGTCTTGGCGATCTTGGTCGGTTTTGAATTCATCTTTGTCGACTTTCCCAGCGATGGCAGTATCCTGGACGGCGTCCACTCCGGCCTGCGCTGCTTTATCAGCAGCATATTCATCTTTGTCGACGCTGTTGCTCCCACTGCTATTACCGCCGCCCGTGTTTCCACCCCCGGAGTTGTTCAGGTGAGTGTTGACAGTATTCTGATCCCAGACATTAACAGAACCAGATTTAAACATGTTCAGGATGTCTTCCTTGGTGGAGTTATCCAGGCTAAAGCGCTGGCCCAGCACCGCGTAAAAACGGTTGAACTTGTTGGAAGAAACGCCTTCGTTGTAACCGTTTTGAAGGTCGGCCATCGCCGCGCTCCACTGGTCACCTGATGATTTGAGATACAGAGCAGCATTGGCGTTGAACACCAAGGCTGATAATGCTAAACCGACAATGGCAATGGCAATGTTTTTACGCATTTGAAGTTCCTCACCCCGGAGGGCATAATTGATAGCGATGTTATGTGCTCAATAATCTGCAGGGTGTCCCCCGTTAGATATGCATTGAATACTAACTGCACATTCTTCAATAAACATTCACTATTTTATTCAGGAACTCAGAAGGGTACGTTTCCCGCAGGATTCGAACCTGCAACACAAGGATTAGAAGTCCTATGCTCTATCCAATTGAGCTAGGGAAACATTGAAATATGATGGTGATCCTGATTGGGTTTGAACCAATGACCAATCGATTATGAGTCGACTGCTCTAACCACTGAGCTACAGGACCAAATTATTGTGCAACCAACCAAGGACTGTCAACCCTTTATCCCGTTTGTGCATGATCAGTTCATGCAGGCCTCTTTGTGCTGCCTCACGGCAATGCGCTTCTGTTGGTCATTGGCTTGCACGGTGGCCTCACAACAGGCGTTTATTTTTCCAGGGCTTTCCACTTGCAAGTCTTAACCAGACCGGGATACGGGCTTGCAAGATCGGGTTGGTCACAACTCTGATGGCTCTCGCCTTTCCGCTCATTTACCTGTCATCCACAACCGATATACATTATGGAATCTTGAGAGCCATCAGAGTTGTAGCCATGCTACAACCCGCATCTGGGTGAGGATAAGGTGATCGACCCAGATACTTGCCTACTTTCGCTAGGCCAAACGGTTTAGTGTCGGGTGCCTCCCGATGCCATTATCGTGGCGAATAATAACGTTGACTTACCCGGAAAGGTATTTCTTGCCACTCAACCCTTGCGCTTAGCAGGATTCACTAAACAACCCGCGCTTTCAGTGTCTTCGTCACACTTCAGCACTTGTCCTCTACGCTCGGACCAAACGAGGCTGGCCGACATAAACATAACACCACTCATCACTAGAGCGAGGATGTGGTTGATAGCCACGATGTATGCCTCTGTCGCAGAGTGATCACGCTTGTCAGGATGATCACTGTTTTGCAGTACCTGCCGCAAAGTGGAGTCCTCTGAACTTCAATGACCCCTCATCTTGTACTATCGCCGCCGGGAACGTTCACCATGTGAATCAACCCTTGGGTTAAGTTCAACGTCCAGAGGACTCTACTTTGCGTTGTGGGGGCTGACCCCCACACGGCTACTTCTTTAACAGGGATTGCCAGCCCTGGGGATTCCACTGTTTAAGGCTTTATCCCATAACGCCTGAGGCGTGTTTTAACTCATTGAAGCTTGCATAACTGCAAACTGATGTGGCTATGGGACACATCTGGGAGGGCACTCCGTGGATTCATTTTACAGCATCCCGTATAGCGGATACCGACCTCGATCAAGTACCCTCTCAGATGTCGGCGGGAGCTTATTAATCACACCCTCCCGCCTATTTTTAGTGCGCCGAATTTTGTTATGAGGAGTCGGAAGACCTCACTGGTGTTTTAGCTGTTAAGCTACTGCCAGATAAGCGTTATCATTTGCATTTATCTTTGTGGTCTGTTTCTTAAAACCCGCAAAGCCGCAAGCAACGAGAACGAAAACCTGTTTGAGCACAAGACGCCATGTCCTGGGTTCACATCGAAGTGTTTGTCTAATGCCCAAACAGCTTTTCGTTCAGTGGGTTAACTATACTTTGTAACCCGTTATTGACAAAACCTTTAATTTGTTGGCGAGGGTGTGGAATCGAACCACACTTCTGAGCGCTACCCCGTGTCACCAATGCACCACCTCACCATCGTTTTAAATTATTTCGCGGTGGTCGGAATCTAACCGACAGCTGGTTGAGCGCAGAGTCTTAGGAGAAGGTGCTAACCCGACCATCACCAGCAAGCTTCGCACCGGAAGCCTTTCCTCGTCTGCCTATGTTCACACTTCAGTCCGTGTGTACACCGCGATATAATCCACCGAAACTTACGCATCCGGCCTCGCCTGTTGGTGCTCCTTCGAATCCGGGAAGATCAGCAGGAACTATGAATCAAGTTAATTCAACCAACAGGAACCTTTTGTTGCCCTTTGACGCAACATTATGAACCCTCTATGAAGACTCATAATGTTGTCGGCGTGATGGAGATTAGCAGCCCCCGACCTCCCCTTATGTTGGTGTCGACTTGCCAACGGGGCGCTCTCGTTTTTCTGAGCTAATCACGCTACAACAGGGAGTTTCGTTCTCCGACGGTCAGTGCGTCCACTAACACCATGCAAGGTGGGTATTACGCCTCTATTCACAACGGTGTCCCGAGACTGGACTTTCCTGGTTTCTGGCCCCAACCATACTTCCACCGCGCTATTCGCCTCACGTTTAATACTTTACTACAGTCCAGCTAATTTGAAAAGTCCTCTCCTCTTTGAGCTACACTGCCCACAGCAGTGCGGACGAACCTTCACTCAAAACCGGATGCGCCGAAGTGGGCGACTGTTTACCAGACTGATCGGGTAGACCTAGGAGAGTAAAGGTAAACCCGATCAGGAGGATGAGGAGTAACATCATGTAAAACATAGTGTTCCCTCCCTTCCATGCAACTAACTTTACTGCAATTATTTATTGAATAAAGCGTTATTTTACCACATTTAACTTCACATCACGCTCGAGCAGATACACATATTCATGAGCAGCTTCACGCGACATATAATGGGTAGATGGGGTGCTGTGTTTGTTCAGCGTCTCTTTTAATTCAACGCGCTCAGCCCATCCATTAATAGATGTGCCATAGAAGCCGATGATAGCCGCGAAATAAATGTTGCTGGTTTCAGGCTCCAGGATATAGTTCACTGTAAAGCAAACCTCGGAGCGAACGCCGGATGGCCTGATGCCGATGCGTGAAGATGGCATGTCTTGTTCAACACATAAATAGCGGAAGCGGTCGCGACGGGCTTGTGATGACTCCGTGAGTTCTTTACGCAGGAACGTGTCATCGATGTTGAAAGAGAAGGTGTTGGCACCTTTTAAATCAGACTTCGCCAAATCAATGGCCGAAGGATTAATTCGGCGGAAATTAACTTCTTTCTTGGTCAGGCGTAAAACTTCCGACGTGATCATTTTAAAATCGATGTCGTTTACTTTCTTCCCTTCATATTTTTCCAACAGAGGGATGATGTGCTTCGTGATAGCAGTGTTAATGTGCATGAGAGGTTCCTTAATACACGGTTGATTGACCGGACTATTATATTGGTGAAGGTGTTATTGAATTAAAGGCCAACAAAATAGGAGCGCGGTTTATTAATAGGCAAAAACTACTTTTCTACACCACTCAGAGACTGTATCGTATCGCTGTGCCCTTTGAGTTGTGAGTGTTAACGAACAACGAAAAGCAGCCTCCATGGCTGTGGAATGGGACTGCCTGTCAAGGCGGTGTTACGAGCGAAGCGAGTAGGATCGAATAATATAACGCGCGAGGAAGATCCATTCCCGTTCGGCTAAATATCTTCAACACCATATTCAAGCTCAGGTGATGGAGATTAACATGGCCACACAAACAGTTCCCTCACTCGACGTCAGGGCTTTCGAGTTCCTTATCAAGAAGCGAATGAAAGCAGATCCGACCTTCAAAGACTATGACTTTGAGGGTTCCGGTCTGAGTGCTATCGTTCGTCTCTTGGCCTCGGATGCCAACGCCGTCGGGTTCATGCAGAACATGCTGAATGGCGAGAGCCACTTGCATTCTGCCCAGCAGCGCTCCAACGTCGGGCTGGCGGCGGGGTTCCTTTCCTACACCCCAAACAATTACCAGGCGGCGTTCCTGTACGCGAATGTGACAGTCACCCCGTATGACCCAAGCACCGCGCCTGAAACCATTGTCATGGACCGCCGGGCGATGTTCATCGGAGCGAAGGACGGCAAGTCCTACAACTTCACAGTAGAAGCCCCTGTGAGTGCAACTCTGGTAGATGGCTCTTACAAATTCGAGAACCTGAAACTCATTCAGGGGAACTGGCTGTACAAGTCATATGATGTTGAAGGCAGTGCGATTACGTCTTATGTGATCCCTTCATCGCTCGTCGACATCAATCACATGGTTGTTCAGGTTGCAGAATCCAACACAGCCGATGCGACAAGCACTTACTCTCGATATGTCAGCCCGTTTGATCTCAGCCAATACGCACAGCTCTACTTTGTGGAACTCGGGCTGGACGGGATGTACACCTTCGAATTCGGAGATGGATATATCTGCAAGCGAGTGGAAGACGGGAATGTTGTGTATCTGCAATACCTGGAGACATCTGGTACGGCTGGCAATGACATCACAATGCTGACTTCAGCCTCTTCTATCGGCGGGTTCAACCTCGTGGACGTACAGTTGGTGTCCGAACGATCTTCTGGCGGTACAGACCCAGAGACAATCGAAGACACCAAACGCCTTGCGCCTCTTGCATACCAGGCCGAGGGTGCGGCGGTTGCTGAAGTCGATTATGCTGTGTTGACTGAGCGTCTGTTCTCCAATGTCTCTCGTGCCAAAGCGTATGGTGGAGACACGCTCTCTCCGCCCGACTCCGGCTATGTCTACATCGCTGTCATCCCTACTACTGGTGAGACGCTATCGGACGCCGAGAAGGCAGATATCGTGGCGAAATTAGACAAGTACAATGTTGGGACGATCACCCCTAAGATCGTCGATGCTGAAATCACATACATCGATGTCAGCACCAGAGTATTCTGGGATCCAACCTCAACCGCATTCAATGAAGAGCAGCTGAAGAACGTTGTGTCGACTGGGGTTGTGAACTGGGGTACATCCAATCTTGAAGGGTTCGAAGAATTGTTAGACAAAGAGCAATTGCAAGAGGCGATAACCAACATGGACCGCTCAATTGCTTCTAACATTGCTTCCGTGAAATACAAGCGCCACTTCAGACCGGATTATGGTGTTCTAGACAGTTTCACTTTCGACTTCGGTCGCTCTATTGCTTCCGGCTCTGTGCGGATCAGTGGGTTCAAGCCGCTCCCGGCTGAGGTGGACTTCACGTATTACATGCGGGATGTCAATGGTGTTCTGAATATGTACAAGGTCAGCACAGCCGATACAACGAAGGAATATCTGGTACAGGCGACGGGCACAGTTGATTATGTGAACGGGATTGTTGAACTCCAGCAGATCACTGTTTCCAATTACAACACAGAGGGTGTGACGATCATCGTCTCTCCTGATGGTATGGACCAGAACCTGCAGGCAACACAGAACCAGGTTCTCCGCATCGGCGCTGTGGAAGTTCTGCCGGAGGTGCGCTATGTCCAAAGATCTTAATAATGGGCACAACGGGGTAAAATACGAGACGCCCCCGTTTTACCAGAATGAGTTCCCGTTGTTCATCGAGTTCATAGACACGTTCTTCAATTGGCTGTATCGCCAACAGGGGTTCACTGAACAAGAAATCTTGGATTACCTGGCCGACACTTCCAGTTGGGTAAATCCAAACACAGATCAGTCTCCTCTTGAGCAGCTGATCGATATCAAGAAGCGCAAGACGCCAGGTACGGCGGCCAAGGACTTCTTGGAGGACAAGTTCCTCACAAGGACTTTTGAAAACATGATGGCACTGGACGCCGAAGAACTTCTTGACGTCGATGGTCGTCCTCTGATTTCCATGGAGGACAAGAACGAACGCATCGATGACTGGTATGCCGACTTCGGATTCCAACGAACGGTTGATAAAAACTTTTTAGAATTTGGCAAGTTTGTGCCGGATGGTTCCGACTCGTTTATCACGTCCGACGGAGATACGTTCTCTGTTTTCGTGGCCGGGGTAAGGCGTCGAACCCTAGACCATACGCGCTGGTTGAAACTGTTGAAACACATTTATCGCATCCGTGGGACAAAGAAAGCGATAGAGTTGTTCTTCTGGATTTACTTTGGTTGCCCAGTGAACGTGTATTACCCGAAGGAAGTTATCGGTGGACTTGATGACAACTTTGAATGTGATGGCGCAACTGGTATGCGCGATGACTATTACTATGATGAATTCACATACGTGATAAGAGTTCCTGGCGAAGTATCTGATTTTGAAGGCGTGTTTGAGCGTGTCTTCCGTCAGCATTTCCATCCTGCTGGGTTTACTGTATTCCTGGAAAGTTCGAGGAGCTAAAAATGGCCGATTTCCTGAGTCGTTACACAGGTCAGCAGATTGATCAGATTCTTGGGTCTGTTGACGAGAAGGTGAGCAAGAACGATATAACCAACGATTTCGCGGTGGATGATGCTCTATTCCCCGCATCTTCGCATCTGACATATCAGCTCAAGGTTGCGGTGGACACCATCAATGATACCCTGAGCACCAAGGTTATCAGAACTGATGGCGGCGAGCAAACGATCAATGGTCGTAAAACCTTTGCGGCTGAGATCAGGGCTTTCGGAGGTGTCAGTGTCCCCACGGGGAAGAAACTGACCATCACGGATGAACCGATTGATTCCACCGATGGTGTCAACCTTTCAATGCTGCGCAAACACGGTGTTAGCGAAGACACTGCTGGATCTAATTCCGGCCTGCGGATCGAATTGCTCCCTGGAGGGTACAACAAACTCTTAATCGATGGGACCAACTTGCCATCATATTCCGGTTCTGGTGCCCCAGCGCAGATGTTGATGACCAGTGGTGTTGACACGGTCAAGTATGATACCACAGCATTTTTCAACGCCGTGTTTGCAGACAACAGATTCAATGATTACGTGAAAGTTGTTGACTATGACGCGGATATGTTGGATATTCAGTCTCAGTTCAACACTGTGAACACAACTCTGGCTGCCAAGGTCAACACATCGACCTACAACACCAAGATGACTTCACTGGACGCGAGTATTGCTAGCCTGACTTCCGGTAAAGTGGATGTCAGCACGTACAATACGAAGATGACGTCTTTGGATGCCAGCATCGCTGCTAAGGTGGACACCTCAACCTACAACACCAAGATGGCGGCGCTGGATGCGGCTGATGCTGCCCGTGTGACGATTGGTAAGACGAACCCGAGCGGTATCACCATCGCTGCTTCAGGTAACACGGCATTGCCTGATTTCAACCTGGTGAACCTTTGCCAGGTATTGGTTGCAGCCCAATGGGGCACTGGTAACGTTGTCGATACGTATCGTGTCACGATCACTCGAGACGGAACTATTAAGACTGAGTTACTGATTCAGAAATCAACTTCTGGAACAATCACATTTGCGGGTTCGGTTGTAGCTTCAAAACTTCGTCTGATAATAACGAATGCGAACACATCAACAGCGTGCACAGTAGACTACAATCTGGTCGCTTCTTTCTAAAATGAAAACTAAATACCCCTAGATGACATGAACACATTTAGGGGTATTTGAAATGGCTAACAAACCAACACAGCCGATTTTCCCTCTCGGGCTTGAAACTGCTGAGCAATCTAAACTGGCTGGTGTCCTCAACACTGGTATCATCGAACATGGACCGGATGCGGTGATGACCGTCCCTGAAGGTGATGCTGTGGATGGTCTTCCTTCCGCTGTTCGATACAATTCTGCGTCCGACGAATTCGAAGGTTATTACGAGAACGGGGGTTGGCTACCTCTGGGTGGTGGAGGTATCCGCTGGGAAGTGCTTCCTCATGCCTCTACGGCAACTTTGGCTGAAGGGCGGGGCTATCTGGTGGATAACTCTTCCGGCGTCTCTACGGTGGTGTTTCCGGATCCTACGCGCGTTGGCGACTCTGTTACTGTATGCGACCTGTACGGTAAATTCTCCGTCTATCCTCTCACCATCGATCCGAACGGTTATGCCATCTATGGTTCTACTGAACCGATGACATTATCCACGGATAGCGTGTCTGCCACTTTCACCTGGTCTGGTGATGCTCGTGGTTGGATCGTCACTGCTGGAGTTGGTCTGGGGCAAGGGCGCGTGTACAGCCGTACAATCTTCACCACAACCCTGGCCACCGACACGACTCAGGTGACGCTGGCGACCCAGCCATCTATCGTTGATGTCTACGTCGATGGCAAGCGCCTGCTGGATTCCAAGTATTCCCTGGATGGCTACAATGTTAATTTCAGCCCAGCTCTGACCTCTGGTTCAGAATTGCAGATCATCCAGTATGTCCCTATCCAACTCGGAGCAGGCGGTAGTGGTTCCGGCGGCGGTACTGTCATCACTTGGGTGTACAACTCTGGCTCGGCGGTAGGCGGCGAGACAACAATTACACTGGACGTCGACGCAGAAGAAGTGTCTGAGATCTTTATCAACGGCACACGCCAGCAAAAGAATCTTGGGTTCCAGTATAATTCCACGACGAAGCTGATCACACTTGCGGATGAGCTGGATGCGGGTGATGAAGTGGTTGTTGTCATCAACGGTGATCCGACCCTGTACAACCAGATTGACCGTACCCCAAATGAAGTTGCTCGGGCAGCTAACGTGCCTGTCTCTCAGGTGATCCTCAGTTCTGATACGATCACCAAGCTGAATGGTAAGACCGTCATCTATGACGTGGTCGCGCAGAAATCTTGGGGACTCCCAGCGGGCATCCCAACCACGGCATCTATTGTGAGTGTCTCTGGTAATCAGCTGACATATGTCGTTGGCAGTACGAACACGACAGTCACTCTTTTGGATGTTGCCGACTCGGCAACCGAGTTGAGAAAAAATCTGGCAGGAAAATTGGGGTTTGGTTTGATTGGTGCTGCCAATTATGCAGATGTTCGTGCCAATACAAATCCAGTTAATGGTCGAGTTTACAGTCTAGGAAAGGTTAATAAATACGATGGCGGATTTGGTATCTTTGAATCCGACCCCACTGATGCGACTTCTGCTGATAATGGGGGGACCATCTTAGTAGACACTACAGGTTTACGTTGGAAACGCCAAACAGTTGGTGCTGTTAACCTTGGTTGGTTTGCCACTGGTGATGGTAGTACTGATGATACGGCAGCAACCCAGGCTGCTGTTGATGCTACCCCGTGGGGTGGTACGCTCATCGTGCCTACACCAAAGTCTATGTATAAGATTTCATCTGCGATCACCATCAACAAGCCAATCAAAATTGTTGGTGACGGCGGATCCACCGTAGCTCGTAAACAGATGCCATGCTTTAAGGCAGTGGGTCATAATGACATTTTTAAACTGGTGCCTGTGCTAGATGGATATCGATTCGATTATGGGATAACTGGTGTAAAAATACAGGATTTGATGTTAGAGGGGCCAGATCTTAACGTTAATGGGTACTGTGGGGTATCTGTTGACGAAACGGTGAATGCCGGAGTTTTCCATGTTCGTGAGAACAACTTCAGTGGTCTTCATATCCGTTATTTTGATTTTGGTATTAAGTTAGCGGGTGTTGTTTACCTCAACAACTTCTATAACGTGCACGCCCTGTGGTGCTCCACGGGCTGTAACATCGATAAGGTAGATGGCTCTGCCGAAGGTGGTTCTGACCAAAACCGTTTCTTTGGGTGTGAGTTCGTTCTTAACGGTCGTGGCTTATCACTCAGCGAGTTTTCCTTTGCTGGCTCTCAGTCGATTATTGGCTGCACCATTTCAGAAAACACAACAGTGGGTATTGTTGCGGGGTGGAATACCAGTTTCTATATGAGTGGTTCACAGATTGAAAATAACCCTATTGGGGTTAACTTCACTATCCCGGCATCTGTGGGCAATCCGGCCTCAGAAGGCTCTAAGACCATTATTGGTAACTGCTTCCTGTTCAATGGATATGATATCTGGGTGCAGAAATCAACAACAGCACTAAGTGGAGGTTTCCCATTCCCACTGTTAATTACTGGTAATGGATTCGCTCAAACTAAAAATAAGGTTCTATATATCCAGGCACCTACTGGACCTGCTGAATTTGACTCACGCCAGTTCATCTTCTCTAGCAGTAACTGTTACTCTGGTACTGATGGAAAACTCGGACCAGTTCCTTTCAGTATGATTGAATCAGATTGGAAAGGTTACAATGGCTTCAAAGAAGATGGGAAGGTTACATTAAACACAGCTGTTACTGGTGATGTCTCTAAGAACGTTGGTTTTTTCAACGTTCCATATGGACATCAATGTTACATTAAATATAACATTGTGTCCGTACCGACAAATGCTGCATCAGGAAACACACAAGTAAGCGCTTCAATAACCATCAACAATGTAAATAACCCATCCTCGCCTGTTGTTATAAAAAGCGATTTTGGGCGAGAAGGTGAAGTAATACTGAGCCGAGAGAACGTAGGTTCTGGACTTAATGTGATGATTGCAATGAATGCAAATGATGCCGCATCTACAGCAATTGGGGTTATTAGTTATTGCATAATTTGATAAATCTACAAATCGTTCTTTAGACTAAATACCCCATATTGGCAAATCCTCTATGGGGTATCTTCAAATGACCAGAAACGTCGAGAGCATCTTTGGAGCGGTTGTAACAGCCCCGCACCAGATTCCATACACTTACACAGCAACGGGTGGAGAGACGTTTATCTCCCTCCCGTTCTATCCCGTTACAGGCTTCATCACCATCAATGGTGGAGTTCAGGTTCCCGTAGACAATTACGAAATCGATGGCAACACAGTCAACCTCGGTCGAGCGCTGGAGGCTGATGATGTAGTGTACTGTCTGTTTGACAAGATCCTGTCCCCAGAAGATTATGAAAACGGGATCCGCATCTACAAATTCCAGGCCGTTGGCAACGAGACCTCATTCACCCCAGACTTCACATCTTATGGGGTGCAGTCCCTGTACGTCGATGGGCGGTTCCAGGTTCCTGGCGTCAACTACAGCTACAACAGCACAACAGGAGTTGTGAGTTTCCTCACAGGTTCGCCTGCGGCTGGAGTTTGGGTCGTGGCAGAAATGTCCATTAAGCAGAATTACCTGGCGCTCTCTTCCGATGGAGGCGCAAGTCTGATTGGTACGTCTTCCGGTCAAACTGTACAGGAAGAACTTAATGATATTGATACTGACTTGGTTAAATTAAAACTTAATTGGGCGATTGAAAATGGCTACACTGACGCTGGGTTTACATTCTATACTGGAGGTACACTCGGTGTTAACGACCGTAATAAGGTAGTGTATGACCCTGTGAGTAAGACGTGGTACTCATGGGCCGGGACGTTGCCGCACGTCATAGCCGCAGGGGCTAACCCGGTCGGTACTGCGGATTGGATTCCGCAAACTGACCCTAACCTACGCGACGACCTTGTGGACACTACTAACGTTGTATTAGGTGATGCCCTGATAGGGATGAAACAGCCGTTAGCAAGTGCCGTCTCACGTACAGTTCATGACAAACTACTGGAGACGATCAGCATTCGTGACTTTGGGGCTATCGGTGATGGTGTTACAAATGATACCGCAGCCCTTCAATCTGCAATATTATCTGGTGCACGCAAGATAGATTACCCAGCTGGTACTTATCTTGTTGACTCTGGTGTACTTATGCTCGAATCTAACCAGATACATAGTGGTAATAATGCCATTATCAAGGTGACGCTTGATAAAGAGGGGCAAGCTGTATTTACAGGTATTGAGAAATCTAACATAGTTTTTAAAGGTCTTAGGTTTGATGCCGCATCTAGTGTATCACTTGCACCAGCTGTTAACTTAGTCTCCTGTAACAATGTTTCAATGCGTAACTGTGTCTCTGTGATAATGGCGCTATTCTCTACTAAGTCTCGTAAGTGTCCAAACCCCATGATTGCACATGATATTGGATTTGGTGCTGGTAGTGCATATCCACTTATTACAACGGATGCAGATTACTGTACTAACATTGAAGTTGTAAACTGTCAGTCTTATGGTAGTGGTGATGGTGTGCTTGGGGCGCCATTCAGACCAGCTGCAATCTATACTGCATATGCAAAGATGGCGCGTATTAGCGGTAATTACATTGATGGTCACAAGGAAGGTATCCAGTTCGTTGGTGGAGATGCACTTAAAGCAGATGAGGGCTATGACATGACTAAGCCTCGTAAGTGTAATGACGTAACAATCTCTGGTAACACTGTACGTAATGCCGTAGGTGGCATTTGGGGTGCTATGGGTGATAGGGTTACTATCACTGGCAACGCTGTTGATGGCTGCAAAGATGTGTGCATTGACTTTGAGAGTTGTACTGATTCTGTAGCTGTAGGTAATAACACCAAGGATGCACTAAATGGTTGCTTAGTTGCTATTGGTCTTTGCAAGGGTGTTATCTTTGATGGTAACACGGCTGTTCTTAATAACCCATCAGAGTATACATCAATTGGTGGTATTTATTATGAACAAGACCAAGATGTACTAACTTCAGTTAGCTTTGTCAATAACAAGTTTACTTCATTTAATAAGCAGGCAATTCTGCACATTAAATCCTGTGCAACTGTTAAGATTGATAATAACCAGTTTGAAAACATCCAAGTTACAACAACTACCAATACCACAACAACCCAAGGCTTGCGGTGGTTTTCCTTTAATGGCAATCAAATGCTGTTTACTGCACCAACTCCTGGGGCATATACCGCTCTTACTGTTGGTAATATTCGCAGCGTTGGTAACGTTAATATCAGTAACAACCAGATTGTACATGCATCAGTATCACCTGGTCAGTATGGTATCAGGTTGGATAATACAAACTCGGATAGCCGTGCAATTGCAACTGTGTCAGCTAATATAGTTTATGGGTATTCTGAAGATATTAATATATCTTATGGAAACACCTCACTTGTTAACCTTACTGGTAACATCTTCCAGACTAGGGGTGGTTCTGGTCTGACTAAGGTTGTTGCTACTGGAAACTGTGATACCAATGGTAATCTTTGGTCTTGGTAAACAATTCAAAGTACGGGGCTACGGCTCTGTACTTTTACTTAGAATAAAATCCAGTTGTGCATTCGCCGCGTCACGTTGCTGCCGTAGTCCGGCGTTTCGCATTTGAGTTTTACACATTAATGAGTTATCATTCACGATATTGAGAACAACAGGAGATTCGTTATGAATCCGCAATTTTCACAGCCGAAAGGTGCGGTCTCGAAAGAGACCAACAAGGACTCTATTGCACGCAAGTTCGGGTGCAAGAAGTCCGAGGTTCTGTATGCTAAACCAGGATCCACCCTGACTGGTTACAAGGTGATCTACGATAAGGTGTCTCAGCGCTCCTATGCATTGCCTTCTAACCTGCCCGCTGGCGCTACCATCACCAGCCTGATAGATGGAGTTCTTGTGCACTCTGCAGGAACTATAGATCTCGGAGCACTCGCCGTGCTTCGGGAAGAGTTCGTGGTTCTGACTGAAGATTTCACTTCTGGATTCACCATTCGCGTGAAAAACGAAGTCGTCAGCGACGGAACTTCTTTATATCGTTGGGGCGGCTCACTTCCAAAGACAGTCGACCCAGGACAAACGCCCACCACCACCGGAGGTTTGGGTGTGTCTGCATGGCTTATCAGGGTGTCTCAATGGAGTACGACATGAAAACTAAGCCCTCTTCGGAGGGCTTATTTCTTTCTATTCCTCGGTTGGCTGTATACTAAATATCTCTATAATGGCACCTATCGATGGAGCATCAAAATGCAAGAAATGAATCTAAACCGTCGCCCATACTGGGATGACTGGAACCCTGAGAAGCGTTTTTCACGCATCTTATTCCGTCCAGCTCCGGTCAAAATCCAGACTCGCGAACTGAACCAGATGCAGACCATCTTCCAAGACCAGTTGGAGAAACTTGGGAATCATCTGTTCAAAGACGGATCAATGGTTATCCCCGGCGGCCTGACGATCACGAACTCTGCGGTATCCATGAAGTTCACTCTGGCAGGCGGTACTGAATTCACTGATCTGGAAAACATCCCGGAGTTGTATGTCCTGGGTAAGGACAACAATGCGAAGGCTCGCGTCTTGTCCCTGGAGCGCTATGTTACTGAACCAGACACGATGTACGCCATTCTGGAGATGACCGAAAGCGGGAACTCTGACGGCTTCGAAGCTGGTGACAACCTGTACTTCAACACCTATGACGTCAACAATAACTTTATTCGCATCGGTTATGGTGTTGCTGCCACTGTCGGCGGTTCTATTGTTGCGCGCATGACTCGTGGCGTGTACTTTGTTCGTGGTATGTTCCTGGACGTTGAGCCAGCAACTCTAATCGTGGACAAGACATCCAACACGTCTTCACATCGAGTTGGGTTCAAAGTAACCGAGACCATCGTCACCGAAGCAGAAGATGAGAGTTTGTACTCCAATGCTCAGGGTACTCCGAACTCCAAAGCGCCGGGCGCGCATCGTCTCCGTATCGATATGGTTCTCCAGGCTTTCGGCTACGATGAACAAGTGCCGGACTTTGTGGAACTGGCTAAGGTCAAAGATGGGCGTATTCAGTCCATGGTGACACAGTCCACCTACAATATCCTCGAAGACACGATGGCGCAGCGCACCTATGAAGAATCAGGTGACTACAACGTTTCTCCGCACCAGATCGACCTGCGCGAACACCTGAAACAGAACAACAACGGCGGCGTGTATACCCCAGCCGAAGGTGGTGATTCAAGCAAGTTCGTGGCTGTTATGAAGCCGGGGGTCTCCTATGTTCGTGGTCGTCGTATCGAAAACCTGGGTGAAGTCCTGGTGAACGTCGACAAAGCCCGTGACACTGAAGTACTGAACAACACGCCTGTGGCTGTGGCAACCGGGAACTATCTGGTGTCCAAGAACTCCAAGGGCGTCCCGGTTATCTCACGCACTATCCGTTACAAGCTCCTGAACGCCTCCAGCGTCCTTCAGGCAACTGCTCTGTGTATCTCGGCCGAACGTACTGGTACAGAATTCAAACTTTACCTGCGTGACCTGACGGTGACTGGTGACATGTCCACTGTGACCAAGATCGCTTATGAAGAAAGTGGCACAACCATGTTCTCTGCAGACCTGGAGTCGAACCAGTTCTCTCAGAGTTCTTCAATCGATCTGGTGTTCCCTCTGCCTGTGAGCGGTGTTAAGACCCTTGCTCCGAGCGGTGTGATCGACATCAACTATTCGGTTCTGCGCACCTACAAGGTTACTCTGGGCGCAACTGGCTCCGGTTCGATTTCTGCTCCTCTGGGATACAGCTTCAGTCCTGAATTTTCTCTGTACTCTGCAGCAAAAGCAGACGGCACGACAGCTCAGTTCGACATTTCCTCTGGCCTGGCACTGACTGGTACTCCGGTGGGTTCTGCTCTGCAGATTTCCTTGGGTGCGAGTTATGCCAACCAGACGATCAGCCTTCTGGCGATGATGGTGCGCACGACGGCAAACATCAAAACCAAGACAGTGACTGAAGTGACTCAAACAGTGACCTTCACTTCTTCCACGTCTGTGGCTCTGACTAACCTGGACGGGTACAAACTTATCAGTGTGAAAGACTCTACTGGCGCCGATGTGACCAACAGATTTACCCTGGACGGCGGGCAGCGCGATGCGGGTTACTATCCATCCACGTTGAATTCCGCTGCAGGGGCAATCTCAGGCACTTTCACAGTGGTGTACTCATACTTCGCTCACAGCGCCGGGGACTTCTTCTCCGCGGACTCGTACTCCTCTATCGACTACCAGGATATCCCGACCTACACATCCCGCACTTCTGGGACCGTGTACAGCCTGGCAGATTCTTTGGATTTCCGTCCGAAGATTGCCAACGGGACTTCAGATACCGATATGGTGCGCCCGAACACGGCTGTAATCCTGGACACAGAGTATTATCTGCCTCGAATTGATGCTGTGTACCTGGCAGAAAACGGCGTGTTCAACATCGCTCGTGGTATCAGCTCCAACAACCTGGCAGCCCCGGCTATCCCAGACAACGCCATGCGCTTGTATGAGATGCTGATCCCGCCGTATACGGCTGACATCGACGATATCCAGATTCGCACTGTCGACAACCGCCGCTACACGATGCGTGATATCGGGAAGCTGGAGACGCGTATTTCTAACGTCGAATATTACACCTCCCTGTCTCAGCTGGAATCATCAGCCATGACCCAGCAGGTGTTCGACCCTATCACTGGCAACCCACGATTCAAAAATGGTATCGCCGCCGACCCGTTCAAAGACTTCCGTCTGATTGACGATCTGTCTTCCGACTGGATGGGCTCTGTTGATACCGACAATGGTCGTCTACGCCCGTTCACTCAGCAGAATGCCGTTGACCTGACTCCAGTGAACTGGGATAAGGTTATGGATGGAATGGTTGTGTGTCGTTACACTCCTGAAATCTCTGTGAATCAGGAATATGCGACTACCACCATCAACGTGAACCCATACGCCGTGTTCAACTGGGAAGGCTACATCAAACTGAACCCGACCACCGACTACTGGTTTGAGAACTATTATGTCGCACCGCGTGTGATCAACGAAACGATCAACACTCGTGGGGCTATCCAGCCGGGTTCCGTTTACGGTACGTGGAAGACTTCTTCTACAACCGAATACCAGACCCAGGTCGGCAAGTGGGGCTACCGCTACCGCACCACAGTGTCTACCCGTGATGTGATCACTTACACGTACACTGATACAACAACCACGACCATGACTGGCGAGCAGATTGTGGAGACTCAGGTCATCCCGTATATGCGTCAGTCTGACATCGCGTTTGAAGGCAGCGGCCTGCGTCCGTTCACCCAGATGTATGCGTTCTTCTCAAATCGTGCTGTCAGTGCGTTCTGTAAGCCTGAGTCTGGTAACTTCGGCGATCCCCTGATGACAGATGCCAGCGGTACTGTCAAAGGTGTGTTCCGTGTGCCTGTGACAGAAACAGACCGCTTCAACACTGGCGATAACGTGTTCCGTTTGACGGATAGCCCGGTTGACAGCAAGTCTGCCGATGACACTCTGACCAATGCCGAAATTGTTCACAAATCTTTCGGCAAGAAACAGGGTATCCAGAAGACTTATCTGAACACCCGTGTTCTGGGTTACACCGCGTCTTCCAGTACTGAAACCACTTCTAACACTGAACTGATCAAGAAGTGGAAAGACCCGATTGCTCAGTCCTTCATGGTGCAGAGCAGTGTCGGTGGTGAGTACATCGAAGGTGTGGAAGTCTTCCTGTCCACGAAATCGCGTGATGTGCCGATCACACTGGAGATCCGCGAGATGTCCAACGGTCTGCCGTCTAACAGCGTGATCACTCGTAAGACGCTGACTCCGGACCAGGTGAATGTCTCCAACAACTCTGAGACGGCTACGAAGTTCACGTTCGATTACCCTGTGTATCTGCAGGCTGGTACTGAATTCGCTATCGTTCTGCTGGCGAACACTCAGGACTACAACGCATATATCGCAGAGATGGGCAAGAAGAACCTTCTGTCCAACGAGTATATCGCCAAGCAGCCGTACACTGGCGTGTTCTTCACGTCTTCAAACGGAAGCACCTGGTCTCCAAACCAGATGGCAGACCTGAAATTCCGTGTGTATCGCGCGAACTTCAATGCTGGTGCAAACATCGTCACCTTCGATGTGAAAGCTGGTCCGAAGCCTCGCCCTCTGGGTCTGAATGAGTTGAACTGCACCTCGGGCGCTTCAACAATCGTGATCGATGCGATTGGCCACGGTCTGGTTGCGGGCAACAGTGTGACCCTGTCCGGCCTGACAGGCGGCTGTGGGTTTACTCCAGAGCAACTGAACAAAACACATGTCGTGACTGATGCTGCGTTCAGCAACTTCACCATCGATGTGGGCGCGGCGGCTACCTCCAGCGGACAAATTGGTGGTGATGACGCTTCGTACCTGGGGAACTATCTGGTCGATATGTTCTATGGCAGCGCCACGAACTCGGCTCTGGAAGGTTCAATTCTAAAACTGGAATACCGCTACCGTGATGCGACCTCCAATTCAATGTCCGATTGGATTGAGTTCGAATCCGAGACGAACGTGTACCTCCCAACAGAGGGCATCTATCGTCAGGTGGGCGACTTCCAGGTTCGGGCTACCATGACGCGCAGTGAGTCCAACAACTTCGTTGCGCCAATGGTTGACGGAGACGACTTCACAGTGGTCTTCAACACCTTCGGGGTTGATCCATTTGAAGACGTGTTCCGCTACATCACCAAAGACGTCGGATTTGATAACCCATGTTCGACCATTAAGCTATACTTTGGTGCAATGCTGCCGTCGCAGTCAACCATGGCCGTGCAGGTCAAACTGCTCCGTGCAGGTCAAGATATGGATAGCGTGGCATGGGAAACCGTGACACCTCTGTCGCCTCTGGTGAACGATGGATCCACATTCTTCGAGTACGAGTACGACAAGACTGTGAGCGCGACGAATCCGTTCGTTGCCGTGAAGGTGAGAGCGCTGGTTCGTGGCAACCGTGTGGCTCCTCCATCGTTCAAGGATTTCCGCCTGATTGCTCTGGCGTAAATAGAAATGTAAAGGCGGGGGCAACCCCGCCACAACCTAGAGGATAAGATTATGCGTGGAGTAAAAGTTCAGGGGCACGCATCAATGATGAGAAGCAACTCTTGCCCTGGCGCAATCGTCAATACAGACTATGCGGCGGGGTTGGCGGCCTTACGTGCACGCCAGCAACAAGAGACCAGAGAACAAGTCATCGTTGACCAGGCTGCCCAGATTGAGCGTCTTAACAGTACTGTCCAGATGTTGGCAGAACACCTCGGGATCGAACTCCCGTCAGGAGGTCAAGATGACAACTCAAACTAACAGCGTGATCGATGTGAAAGCGATCCTCACCGGGGTGCTGACGGCGGCGATAGTCTCCGTCGGCTCTGTTGTTTGGATGATGGGCAAGTTCGAGAATCGACTTGACGTGGTTGAGCGAGATTCTAACAAGGTTGACCAGATCCTTGTGAAAGTCAACGATATGAGTGAGAAGATCGCTGTGTTGAACACAGACGTCAACTACGTCAAGCAGAATGTTGCTGAATTAAAACTCAATAGCAGCAGTCTGTCCGACGACGTGCGAACTCTGCGGATTACAGTATCTGATCTCCAGAGTGGTAAGGGGAACACCAATGTCCGTTAATTCCATCAGAGACCGCAAGGGGTTTATGAATTACATCCTCAAAAAATTGGGGGCACCTGTAATTCAGATCAACCTCGACCCATCACAGGTGTCAGACGCTGTCGATGATGCTCTACAGAAATTCTGGGAGTATCACCGCGATGGCAGCCAAGACGCTTTCTTCGTCCATGTTGTGACTGAAGAAACCATCACCAACGGCTACATCGAATTCCCCAAAGACATCGATGACGTGACCGAAGTAATTCCTGGTCCGCCGATCGAATCTATCGGCAACTGGGCAACCCCTCAGTGGCAGATGGCGCAGGCCATGTTGGTGCCGAAGTCGGCTCTGGTCTCCATCCGCCTGATTGACTACGTGTCCATGCAGCAGCGCCTGTCTGACATCACCAGTGTGCTGAATGTGAAGCGCACCTTCGTGTACAAGAAATTCCAACGCAGGCTCTACCCTCAATTCGCCCTGACGAAGGACGAGGCTCTGGCGTTCAAATGTTTCCAGAACATTGACCCAGAGGTAGAGGGCAATGAAGAAGCATGGAATGACATGTGGCTGAAGGCATATGCGACAGCGTTGGTCAAACGCCGTTGGGCAGAGGTGCTGAAGAAGGCAAGAGGCATCCGTCTCCCTGGCGGTATCGAGCTGGATGGTGATACTATGTTCAGCGAGGCCGAAGCGGAGATCGAGCGGTTGGAGGAAGAACTGCGTACTGGTCAGCAGTACCCTATCGACTTCTACATGGGATAACAAAAAGCCGGGTTTCCCCGGCTTTCTTTTACAGCTTGAGATCTAAACTGCCGTCCCCACTGCCTCGCACAAGACCGTCTTCTGTCATTTCAGTGATGTTCCACCACTCAATGAAGTCGGTGCCATCAGGTTCTTTCACCAGCCCAACAGTATTGTAAACCCCACCGCCAATCTTCGCATCAATACAGATAATACGAACCCGGCGACCATCGCGCGTTTCTTTGATGTCTTCCACTTGCATGAGCTATTCCTCAAAAGAATAAACTTCGACTAAATACCTTCAAAATTGAGGGTATTGATATGGCCACTTCAAAATATTTCAACTACACCGGACACAACGGCACCCAAAAGCTGATTGATGACCTGGTACAGGAAATGATTGAGTTGCGTGGGATAGACATCAAGTATATACCACGTTCCATCGTTGAAAAATTTCCTATCACCAACGATGCCAACCACAGATTCGACCAGGCGTTCGACATCGAAGCGTACATGCAGGACTACCAGGGCTTCAACACCCAGATGTGGGAGAAGTTCGGGGGTATCCAGCTGCAGGACGAGGTCACGTTCTCTATTTCTCGTCGTCGATTCGCAGAGGTCATTGGCAACGGTGTCGGCCTCGAACAACAGCCACAGGAAGGTGATTTGATTTACCTGCCGCTGGCGAACAAGATCTTCAAAGTGAACAACCCGAACAATGACGAAGACTTCATGCAGTTCGGCAAGTGGCACACCTATTCCCTGCCATGCACGTTGTTCCAGTACGGCAACGAGAACTTCGACACTGGCGTACCAGAGATCGACGACATTGATAAGCGTCTGTCTATCCTGGACGAAGAAGGGGATCCGGGTGTGTACAAAGATTCGTCTCTTCAGACTGATAATGCGCAGGCCGATGTGTTAGAACAAGACCTCGCGCTAGACAAACTGAAGATTGACTTCGGAGACTAACCATGGCCAGACCATTTGAAAAATACTTCTATCACGAGTCGTTCCTGAAGTACATCAATCTGTTTGCCACCATCATGTCGGACCTGAAGGTGAACACAGAACGTGGCCTGATGGAAGTCCCCCTGCATATGGCAATCGGGCGGCGCAATGACCTCAACAGGAACGTGCCGTCCAATATGCTGCCGTTCGCAACCTTCAGCTTTGGGCAATTCGAACCGAATAAGAGCGTGACCAAGTCCTTCCACAACCGTCAAACAACACAGACGGCGGGGGCAAAACAGCGAATCCCAGTCAACATCGATTTCGAGTACAATATCCGGACCAAGAAACTGGTGGAGATGTTGCAGGTGCTGGAGCAGATTTATTCTGTGTACACTCCTTCTCTGGATTGTGCCATCAAGGACAACGACACTCTTCAGCAAGATCAGAAGATCAAGATCCAGCTGACCGGGCACCAGATGTCCGACAACTGGGAAGGGGATGCCAGCGAATCTCCACACGTCGACTGCACGTTCACCTTCGTGCTCAGTGGGTTCATCTATGGCTACGATTATTGGGTGGACCAGGGTGGCGGCGGAGATCCGAACGGAATCAAAGAGATAATTATTGAAATGTCTAATGATTTGAAAACGCCGTGGTCGGAACTGCCTGAGTGGTTCCGTGTTGACAAAGACGGTGTACATCATCCTGGAGATTGATTATGAGTAACATGTCGGAACGTTTGCTGAGCACTCTTGATGCTATCCATGCAAGGGATGAAGTCGCTCAAGAGGTCATGGAGAAAACAACTCCAAAGGCTGGTGTGGATTACGATCCAGATACAGGTGAGTGGCTGGGTGAAAAGCCTGCAGGGTACGAGCCTGTGGTGTTCCCGCCATCCCTGGACCCGGAAGAGTTGAAGTCCAAGGAGTCTAAAGTTCCAGACTTCGAAGACACTGATGCCACCACCGACTACAAACGCATCCGTGACACGACCTATGCGATGCAAGAGGCCACCATGTTCATGATGGGACAGGCGGCCAAACTCGCGACGACGACAGAAGCGCCCCGCGCGTTCACAGTCTTCAAAGAGCTGGGTGAACTCATGCGCGGCCTGAACAAAGACCTGATGGAGAACCAAAAAACCATCAAGGCTGTCACAGGGGACAGAGAGCCGCCTCCTGGTGATGAAACGACTGTTGAAGTCACGACATCTCCTGATGGCACAACAACAGTCAACGTCGGCAAACAGGCCAGGTCTTCGCGTGATCTGCTGAAGACTATTGAAGATGCTAAAAGACGGGCTGACGAGCGTGCTGCTGCGAAATCTGCGGCCAAAGAACCTGCTCCTGAAGAAGATGTAATCGACGTTCAGGCGGAGCCGCAGCCGAAGGAAGAAGGTGAAGACAATGGCGTATCAGAAGCGTGATATCGAATACGCCCCGATAAAGACGGGGTTCAAAATCGAAGACGTCAGATTGCGTATGGACCAGACGTTCATGCGCAAGCCGTCTGTGCGTGCTCCTCGTGTAGAGTTGATGCTGACTGATGAACAGGAATCTGAGTTCGTCGAGTGTGCGATGGACGCCCATTACTTCGCTGCCAACTACTACAAGATCACGACAATCGATAAGGGCTTCATCCTCTTCGATATGCACGATTATCAGAAGCAATTGTTCCACGACTTTCAGGATCACCGCTTCAATGCAGTCGTGCAGGCGCGTCAGTCTGGTAAGTGTGTGAAGGGCGACACTTACATCACTGTGTATGACACTGTCAGCCAGGAAGAGTTCAGCATCACCATCGAGGAGCTTCACAGCCGCTTCGAGGGACCGAATCACGCTGAGCCACTGAATGCCTTTGGCAAGCACGATAAGTTCGTAGACAGCCGCTTCGGCAAGCGTTATTTTGTTCGTTGCGACAAAGGCTGGGTTCCGGTTATTGCAGCGCACAAGACGAAGCAGTATCAGGAGTATGTGGTTGTCACCACCACAGGTCGACGCATTCACGTTGCCGACGATCACATGTTCTTCAATAGCAACATGAAGGAAGTGTTCGCCAAAGACCTGGAGGCCGGGTCTTACCTTCAGACCGAAGATGGTTTAGAAGAAGTGGCCGAGGTCTGGCAGACTGGTGAAATGCATCACATGTTCGACCTGCAAGTCAAGTCGAGTGATCAGCGTTATTACACAGGTGGGTTCCTCAGCCATAACACGACAGTCGTGGCAGCGTTCCTCCTCTGGTATGCGATGTTCCACTCCGACAAAGAGATCGCGGTACTGGCGAACAAAGAGAAGCAGGCGATTGAAATCCTGGACCGTATCCGCAAGGCGTATCAGGATCTGCCATTCTTCCTCCAACAGGGTTGTGAGAAGTTCGGCTCCACGCTTATCGAGTTCGAAAACGGTTCGAAGATCTACGCCTATGCGACATCATCCGACTCCATCCGTGGTCGATCTGTATCGCTCCTATATGTGGACGAAGTGGCGTTCATTGAAAACGACTTTGAATTCTGGGAGTCTACATTCCCCGCGATTGCATCTGCAGAGACTTCACGTTGTATCCTGACCAGTACACCGAAAGGCCAGCGCGGGTTGTTCTACGACATCGTCACCAAGGCGAACCCAGAGCATCCTCAGTACAACGACTTCAAACTCACAGAGGTCCCATGGTATCGCGTTCCAACGTACACCAAAGATCCAAACTGGGAATCCAAACAGAGGGCGAAGCTGGGCGATGCACGTTTCGATCAGGAATTCGGTATCAAGTTCCGTGGTTCTGTCGGCTCATTGATCCCGGCGAAGTGTTTAGACAAGATGACCTCGAAGCTCTATCAGGAGCCAAACGAGTTCACCAAGATCTATCACGATTACGATCCGAAGCGCATCTACATGGGTATCGCCGATACAGGCAAGGGAGTGGAGGGGGATTACTCTGTTCTGACCATCTTGGACATCACAGATTATCCTCACAAGATTGCGGCCAAGTATCGAAACAACACGATACCTCCAATGATGTATGCATACACTATCGCCGATATGGGCGAGAAGTATGGCACGTGCCCGATGCTGGTTGAAACCAACAACGACGTGGGTGGCCAGGTAATCACAATTCTATATCAGGAAATTGAATATCCAGAGATCATCTTCACCACGACAGATGCGAAGGGCACTGGTAAACGAATTGGTGGCCGCCGCCCTGAACCTGGTATCAACACCAACAAGAAAGTGCGTTCGAATGGTTGTGCCAACCTCAAGGCTCTCATCGAACGTGAGATGTTGGTTATCGACGATCAGGACACAATCGATGAACTCAGTACATTCGTATGGACTGGGACAAGGTATGAAGCCGACGATGGTTGTCATGATGACTGTGTAATGCCTCTCGTGCTCTATGCATGGGCGGTGAAACAAGAATGGTTTAGTGATCTCACCAACTCAAGCATCTCAGTGGACATGAGGGGACGTTTGTCTGCGATGGAAGAATCACAGATGATGCCATTCGGGGGAGTGCTGTCTGCCCCTGATCCACACTCCATAGAGAACGTGCCAGGCTTTGGTGGAATCCAGGTTTATGACGAACGTTCCGGCATGTCTATGGAAGAATGGTTGAGACGGTGATCACTAAATATCTTTCAAATTGAGCGAAACTCTACCGAGAAGGAATAATATTATGGCAACTCAAAGCTTCAGCGTCGCGCCGTCCGTACAGTGGACGGAGCGTGATGCCACGCTTCAGACGTCTCCATCCGTTGTTGTACAGGGTGCAGCCGTTGGTAAATTCCAATGGGGTGAAGCTGAACTCCCAGTGCTTGTTACTGGTGGTGAAACTGGCCTTGTGAAGAAATTCTTCAAACCGAACGACGCAACTGCAACCGACTTTCTGGTTGTTGCTGACTTCCTGTCCTACAGCTCTGTGGCTTGGGTAACTCGTGTGGTTGGTCCGGCGGCGCGTAACTCCGTCACCAAAGGCCAGACCGCCATCCTGATCCGCAACAAGCTGGACTTCGAAGCGGCAACCCCGTCTGCGTCTATTACCTGGACTGGCCGCTATGCTGGCACCCTGGGTAACGATATCGCTGTGAACATCTGTGATGCTGCGCTGTTCCCGACTTGGGAATTCCGCAACAACTTCGCATATGCTCCACAGCCGGGTGAATACCACATCGTCATCGTTGACAAAGTGGGTCGCATCACCGACTCTTCTGGTGCTGTTGGTCAGGTTGACCGTATCTCTGTTTCCGGTACTGCAACAGCTGCTGGCTCCATCTCTGTTGCTGGTGAAGACGTGGCGTACACCGACACTGATACTCCGGCGACTCTGGCGACCAAGATCGGCACTGCGCTGACGGCTCTGACTGACGTGTATTCTTCTGTTGTTGTGAAGTCCAACACCGTCATCGTTACCCATAAAGCCATCGGTCCTCAGGCTGTGACTGCGATTGTTCCAGACGCCAATGGTCTGACTGCTACCGCTGTCATCACCACTGTCGGCGCTTCCGGTACGATCATCGAGAAGTATGAACTGATGCAGACCACTCAGGGTTCTAAGAAATCCGATGGCTCCAACGCGTACTTCAAAGATGTGATCAACGACACCTCCAATTGGGTGTACACCTTCGCCACCACCCTGGCCGCTGGTGTTACTGAACTCGAAGGTGGTGTGGACGATTACACTGGGAACCGCGTGGCGGCTATCCAGGCGCTGAACAACGCTGAAGCGTATGACGCCAAGCCAGTGTTCGGTTTCTGTGAAGAACTCATCGAGCAACAGGCGCTGATTGATCTGTCTACCGAGCGTAAAGACACCGTGTCTTTCGTATCTCCACTGCGTGACAATGTCGTTGGCAACCGTGGGCGTGAGATGGATGATGTTGTTGCCTGGCGCGAAAGCCTGGTGCGCGACTCCTCCTACTTCTTCATGGACGACAACTGGGCGTATGTGTACGACAAGTACAACGACAAGATGCGCTGGATCCCGGCGTGTGGTGGTACGGCAGGTGTTTGGGCACGCAGCATTGAGCTGGCTGGTATCTACAAGTCTCCAGCGTTCCACAACCGTGGCAAATACAACAACTACAATCGCATGGCCTGGTCTGCGTCTTCTGATGAGCGTGCTGTACTCTATCGCAATCAGGTCAACAGCATCGTTACCTTCTCCAACGAAGGCATCGTGCTGTACGGCGACAAGACTGGCCTGACTCGTCCATCTGCGTTTGACCGCATCAACGTTCGTGGCCTGTTCATCATGGCCGAGCAGAACATCGCTGCCATCGCCAAATACTACCTTGGTGAGAACAACGATGAGTTCACTCGCAGCCTGTTCAGCAACGCTGTACGCCCATACATCCGCCAGCTGGCGAACATGGGTGCGATCTATGACGGTAAAGTCAAGTGTGATGCTGACAACAACACCGCCGACGTCATCGCTGCCAACCAGATGGTTGCGGGTATCTGGTTGAAGCCAGAGTACAGCATAAATTGGGTGTATCTTGACTTTGCTTCCGTTCGACCGGACATGGAGTTCTCCGAGATCGAAACTGGCGGCGGTATCGTCGCAGCATCTTAAATACACATGCCCTCTCCGGAGGGCATTTCAATGATCTCTTGCGAGTTACAATAGATCGATTTCACTAAGAGAGCATCGAAATGATCGGAAGCGTATACAAAATCACGAATCTCGTAAATCAGAAAGCGTACATCGGGATAACAGCCAGAGACCCAAACCATCGCTGGTGGGAGCACTGTAACAGTGCCAAGAATGGTTCTGATTTCTTCATTCATCAGGCTATACGCAAATATGGTGAAGAGTCTTTCTCATTCCAGGTCATAGCCCAGACCAAAACCCCCGAAGACCTCAAAGATTTAGAAATCATCCTAATCGAGCAACATGGCACCCATATGTCACTACAGAAAGGGTACAACAAGACCACAGGCGGAGACGGAGCCGCTTTCATAGGGAAACATGGAGCTAAAGACCCCATCACCGGGAAAAGTTTGGGTCTTGTCAGTTGTGATGACCCGCGTTGGAAGACTGGCGAGATTGTTAGTTGCCGTACAGGCATAGTATGGTCAGATGAAGACAAATCTTTATTCAGTAAAACTTGTGTGGAGACTGGCATTCGGAAGGGCAAAAACAACGGACACGCCAAGAAGTTCAAGTTGATTTCTCCATCAGGTGAAGAATACTTCATCCATGGCAATTGCCGCGAGTATGTAGAAACACTCGGGCTTAAATATTCAGCATTGTATGACTATATCGACAAGGGTATTCCAGTTCCACCGCCGTCTGTGTATCATAGGAAAACTGCGACCATTGAACGTTTGAATACGACTGGTTGGCAGCTAAATAGAATTGTGTAACTCTTTCTGGAGAATCTATAATGGCTACAGTAAACGAATTCCGTGGTGCCATGTCCCGTGGTGGTGGCGTACAACGTCAACACCGCTGGCGTGTAACCATTCCATTCCCAGCTTTCGTGGCGGGTTCAGACACCATTCGTGATGTGTCTCTGTTGGCTGTAACAACCAACACCCCGACTGGCCAGCTGGGTGAGATCCTTGTCCCATGGGGTGGACGTGAACTTCCATTCCCTGGTGACCGTCGTTTTGAGGCTCTGCCTGTGACGTTCATCAACGTCGTGGACAACGCCCCTTACAACGCATTCGAAGTCTGGCAGCAGTACATTAACGGTAGCAACAACAACCGTGCGTCTGCAAATCCGGACGATTACTTCCGTGACGTGATCATGGAACTTCTGGATGCGAACGATAACGTCACCAAGACCTGGACCCTTCAGGGCACCTGGCCACAGAACCTCGGCCAGCTGGAACTGGACATGTCTGCAATGGACTCTTATACTCAGTTCACTGTTGACCTGCGTTACTTCCAGGCCATCTCCGACAAGTCTCTCTAATGTCCTCGGTGCTGGGGGAATCTTTATTCCCCCTCACTAATTACAAGAAAATGTTGAGGACTTAATCATGGCATTCGGTAATGGTGCATTCGGAAACGGGTTCTTCGGCCTGTTCGGTAGCGGCGGCAAAGTAGAAGCGCCGATTGATACCGACAAGTTGGTCACGAACCAAGAAGAGAAGTTGCTTTCAAAAGCGACTGTTGTTGCGCTGGACGATGCTCAGGATGGTTCCATCATCCTCCAGGGCGGCGCGAACACATTCAATTTCGTTGGTGTTGAGAGTGAGTTGCTCAACGTCAAACAGCTGGTCGAAGAGTACCAGTCCATGGCCCAGCAGCCTGAGATTCGTAAGGCTGTGGATATCATTGTCAACGACGTCGTCACCTGTGAAGAGGACGAGACTCCTGTATCCATCAACCTGGAGAAGGTAGAGGGCGTCACAGACGAAGTCAAAGAGAAGATCACTGACGCATTCAAAGAGATCATGCATCTCCTTGACTTCGACAACACTGCGTATCAGAAGATCCGCAAATGGTATGTTGAAGGTCGCCAGGCTTATCACGTCGTGGTGGACCCGAAGAACAAGAAAGCGGGTATCGCCAAACTCATCATGATGGACTCACGCTGTATCCGTCCTGTGTACATCGTACAAAAGGAAATGCGTGACGGCATCGAAGTCATCAGCGAAGTCAAACTCCAATACTATTACAACCCGAACTACAACCGCAACCAGTTCACTGGTCAGTCCGGTACGTCTCAGAACTTCCAGCCGTCACAACAAGAACTGGTGTTCGACGATGAGAGTATTGTGTACCTGGACAGCGGCGAAGAGCCTCTGGCAAATGGGGTTGTACCAGGCCTGCTGAACCCGGCTATCCGTCCCCTGAACAACCTTGTTACAACCGAGGATGCAACGGTCATCTATGCGATCACGCGTGCTCCTGAGAAGCGAGCGTTCTACCTCGACGTGGGTACGCTGGGTAAGAAGTCGGCAGAAGAATACATGCAAGCCATGATGGGTAAATTCAAAAACCGTCTGGCATATGACCGCACAACAGGTAAGGTTGCTGGCAACACCCATCTCATGGGTATCGCTGAAGACTACTGGCTGCCGCGTCGTGAAGGGCAGAACGCAACCGAGATCTCCAACGTCGGCGGCGGTGATCAGCTTGGCCAGATGGATCACGTGAACTACTTCCGTGAGAAGCTGTACGAGTCCCTGATGATCCCGAAAGGGCGTCTACAAGAGGAAGGTTCCATCAACATTGGTGGCTCCAATCTGGCTGAGATTACTCAGGAAGAACTGCGCTTCAACAAGTTCTGCGCCAGCCTGCGCCGCCGTTATTCTTCTGGTATCTTCCTGGAACTTCTGCGTCGCCAGCTGATACTGAAAGGCATTACAGATCAGGCCGACTGGAACGAAAAGATCAAGCCGTTTGTCAAGTTCGAATTCACTTCAGACAGCTTCATCCGTGAACAACAAGAGAATGAAATCTTGTCACAGCGTATGGCGGCTCTTGGTCAGATTGAACCGTACATCGGCACTCTCTTCTCTATCGATTATGCTCAACGCAATCTGCTGCGCATGTCTGACGAAGACATCAAAGATCAGCAAGAGAAGATCGCGAAAGAGAAGAAAGAAGGCAAATATCCTGAAGTGCAGGCAGATGAATCCGGCGGCTTCGGCGGCGGCGGGGAAGTCAGCCCACTGAAATTCAGACCTAACGTCATCCCAGCGCCTACCCCGCCTGGTGGTGAAGAATAATTCAACTAAGTATAGAAAACATTTTAGAGGATACGAACATGGCCGCAATCGATCTGGTAAAGGCAATCATCGCTGGTGACACCGATGCTGCTGTAGCTGAGTGTGAAACTGAACTGTCTGCTCGCGCCCAAGAACTGGTGCAGCAGGGTACTGCATATGTCTTGGACTCCCTGAGCCAAGACATGGGTCCTGTTGACGACGACCAGTAAGAGGAATGTATCATGGAAATCGAAGAAGTTGCAACGTTCGCTGATTTCCTGGCTTCCCGCATGGACGAGCAGAAAGTCATTGACAAGGTGAACGCAAGAGGCAAACGCCGTCGCCGCCTGCAGTGTGCTCCTGGTTTCAAACTGTCTGCGGATGGTTCTCGTTGTGAGGTAATGGTCGCCAGTGAGCGCCGTACTCGCAAGCTGGGCAACCGCAAGGCAATCCGAGCCAAGAAACGCATGGGCATGGGCTACCAGCGGAAAATCGAGCGTCGTAAGAAGAAAGCGATGAAGTTCCGTCGTATGATGGGGCTGAGTTAAGGAGCGAATGATGAAACTGTTGCGTGAGATCACTGCGATAGGGAAAGACCTTCAGATTGGTGAAGCGGCCACGGCTACTGGCGGCAAAGCCATGTACATCGAAGGTCCATTCGTGATGTGTAACCAGGTGAACCGTAATGGCCGCAACTACGATCTCCAGAAAGTGGGTATCCCTGCTGTCGAAGCATACGACAAAGAGTATATCCAGGATCGTCGCGCAATCGGTGAACTCAAGCATCCGGATTATCCTTTCCCCGATATCGAACACGCTGCGCTCAAAACCGAATCCATGCGCTGGGAAGGCACCAACGCTATCGGTCGAGCGCGGATCCTAAATACACCGAAAGGTCAGATCATTCGTGCTCTGGCTGAAGCAGACTTCAACCTGGCCGTGTCTACACGTGGCCTTGGTGAGACCAAGTCAGTGAATGGTTATGATGACGTTCAACCTGGCTTCATGCTCACTGCTGTTGATGCAGTCGACCGTCCTTCTGGACAAGTTTGTTATGTAAAGGCTGTGAGCGAATCTGTGGAATGGCAGCTTGATGAATCTTCAGGAATTTGGGTTCCTAAAGACATTAAGGGGCAGGTGGTCGATTCATTGGTGAAAACCAATATTCAATTCGAAGACGACTTCCTGCGCCGCCTTGATATCGCATTGAAACATCTGGGCTGAATTCAGCCTCACTAAATACTGAAAATCGTTCAGAAGGAAATAATCATGAAACCTGAATTGCAAAAACTGTTTGAGGGCGTTAACGGCCTCAACACTGACTTCCTGGATAAAGTGTCCGGCCTGCTGGAGTCTAAAGTAGAAGCCGCTCGCCTGACTGCTATCCAAGAAACCGAAAACGCTGCCAACGTTGAGCGCCTGCGCCTCGTTGAGTCTCACCAGGCTGAAATTGCTCAGCTGAAAGAGTCTCACATGCAAGAGCTGGCTGTCAAAGTCGACGGCTTCCTGAACGCGGTTGTAGAAGAGTGGGCTAACAAGAACGCTCCTGCGATCGATGCTCAGATCAAGCGCGAAGCGGCTGAAAACCTGCTGACTGGCCTGACTGGCGTTCTGAAAGAAGCTGGCATCAACTTTGCTACCGACGAAAACGGCCAGATCGCTGCGCTGACTGCTCGCCTGACTGAAGCAGAACAACGCGCTGCTGCGGCTGAAAGTGAAAACCGTCAGATCAAAGAAGCTGCGAATGCAACTCTGCGTGATTCTGTCATTGCTCGTATCTGTGAAGGTATGGTGGACACCAAGAAAGCGACCGTCGTTGGTCTGCTGGAAGCGGTTCAGTTCACCACCGAAAGCGAATTCGCTTCTCGTGTTCACACCTTCCGTAACCTGGTAGAAGGTAAGTCCACCAAGAAAGAAGGTGACGACGATGACTTCCAGGACAAAGTCGGCGGTAAAGACGGCGATGATGACAACGACGGTAAAGGCAAAGGCGACAAAGACAAAGTCGACGAAGGCAAGAAACCGAAAAAAGAAGGTGATGACGACAACGATAACGACGATGACGAAGATGAAACAGACAAAGAGCTGAAAGAATCGATCCGTCGTCAGACTGCAGCTTATCGTGCGAAGTACGGCATCAACGGCTAATTTTAGCAGCCACAGCCCTCGAAAGGGGGCTTGATTTTGAACTACTAAGTAATTTCAACTTAACTGAATATCAATGTAAGGAATGACCACCATGGCTAAGAAACTTGTTACCGAAGAAATGCGCAAAGAGTGGCTGCCAGTACTCTCTGAAGAGTCCAAACAGATTCAGCCGCTGTCTGCCGAAAACGTTGCCGTCCGCCTGCTGCAAAACCAGGCTGAATGGAACGCCAAAAACCTGGGCGAATCCGAAGCCCCTGGCTCTCTGAACAACACTGTTGGTAAATGGCAGCCAGTTCTGATCGACATGGCTAAACGTCTGGCGCCGATCAACATCGCTATGGACTTCTTCGGCGTTCAGCCGCTGTCTGGTCCTGACGGTCAGATCTTCGCACTGCGTGCTCGCCAGGGCGTTGCAGACGGCTCCAACACCGCACAGTCTCGTAAAGAACTGTTCATGCAGGAAGCTGATTCTGGCTACTCCGGTGACGGTACTGTACAGGCTGGTGACCCATCTGGCTTTACCCAGGCTGAGATCGAAGGTTCCGGCGCTGGCGTGACCACCATCGGTAAAGGTATGCCAAGCACCGACGCTGAACTGCTGGGTACTTCCGCAAACCCATGGGCGCGTGTTGGTATCACCGTGCAGAAAGCCACCGTGACTGCGAAGTCTCGCGGCCTGTACGCTGACTACAGCCATGAGCTGCGTCAGGACATGATGGCGATTCACGGCGAAGACGTGGACAGCATCCTGTCTGACGTAATGGTCACTGAGATTCAGGCCGAGATGAACCGTGAGTTTATCCGCACCATGAACTTCAGCGCAGTACGCTTCAAAAAATTCGGTGCAAACGGCATCGTGGATATCTCTACCGATATCTCCGGTCGTTGGGCGCTGGAAAAATGGAAGTACATGACCTTCATGCTGGAAGTCGAAGCGAACGGCATCGGTGTTGACACCCGTCGTGGTAAAGGCAACCGTGTTCTGTGTTCTCCGAACGTAGCATCTGCTCTGGCAATGTCCGGTATGCTGGATTATGCTCCAGCGCTGCAGGAAAACACCAAGCTGGCGATCGACCCAACTGGCCAGACCTTCGCTGGTGTTCTGTCTAACGGCATGCGCGTTTACATCGACCCGTATGCAGTAGCAGAGTACATCACCCTGGCATATAAAGGCGCGACCGCGCTGGATGCTGGTATCTTCTTCGCGCCGTATGTGCCGCTGGAAATGTACCGCACCCAGGGTGAAACCACCTTCAGCCCACGTATGGCGTTCAAGACCCGCTACGGCCTGTGCGCTAACCCATTCGTTCAGATCCCAGCGAACCAGGATCCGCAGGTCTATGTGACTGCAGATGGTATCGCCCAGGACAGCAACGTGTATTTCCGTAAAGGGTTAATAAAAGGTTTGTTTTAATAATTAAAACAACATCTTACGTATTAAAACCCCGCTTCGGCGGGGTTTTTATTTGTTCATATTATCAAATGGGTTATACTAGATACCATATAGAGGAGAATAATTATGTATCAGGTAATCTGTGGTATCTGCCATGAACAATTTAAATCTGCCAGGAAAGACAAGAAATTTTGTTCAGATGCTTGCAAGACCTTCGCATCGAACACCCTAAAGAACCTCCCGGAAGGTTTCCTTGAAGCAGTGAAGACATTGTCTGATGAGGAATCATATCGCCAATTTTTCTATAAAAATATGTTTACCAAGAACAACAAATTGGATATCCAAAAATGCAAATCTGAACTGCTTATGAAGCACATCAATGTAGACCTTTTAGTGTTCGCCAATGCCCACAACACCCTACAAGATTTGGCTTGTAAAGTCACAGCTTGGCTACACAATAGGACCGTGAAAATATGCCCGGTGTGTTCCAAGGAAACCAACTTTTACATCAATGATAAAGATTACAGAACATATTGTTCTGAAGAATGTTATCAGGTTTCTATGTGTAAAGGTGGGATTGGTCGTAAAGCCATAGAGACTTCGAATATATCCAAATACGGAAGCTGCTCCACACTACAATTACCTGGTGTGAGGGAGAAGGCGTTGGCAACGTTACAAGAACGTTACGGTGTTGACAACCCTATGAAAAACTCGACCATACTAAAACGTGCGTTGTTCAGCAATGGTTCTATCAGGAACAAGAAATCTTCTTATGAAAAGGAAATATCTGAGTTTCTCACCTCAATGGGAGTTGTGAACACTGTTTCTGATTACAGCATATTATCCGGTAAACAACTAGATATCTATTGCCATGAACATAAATTGGCGATTGAATTTAATGGCCTGTACTGGCATTCAGAAGTTTTTAAAGAGAAACATTATCACCTGGAAAAGACTGAAATATGTGAAACTCAGGGTATCCAGTTGATCCACATCTGGGAAGATGAATGGGTTGAGAAACAGGAAGTGGTCGAATCTCTTCTGAAAGCTAAACTTGGCATTAAAACGCCTGCGTCATATGCTCGCCAACACAAAGTCGTTTGGGGAAATATAAATGGCTTGAGGGAGTTTTTAGACAAACACCACATACAAGGTTCCGTTTCTTCCACCTACCATTTGTCGTTAATTGACAAGAGTGGGGTCATACAAGCCGTGATGCTGTTCACTAAAAGGAAAGATGGCCTGGAATTGGTCAGATTTGCTTCCCATGACTGTCACGGGGCATTCAGTAAACTTCTTTCACACTTCAGAAGAAAATTTATCGACACCACAATCTATTCCTTTGGGGATAGGTGTGTTGTAAGCAGATTGTCCAACATTTACCTATCCCACGGATTCGTAGAAGAGGAAGTGCAGAAGCCAGACTACAAATACCACAAACCAGGGACATTTATGCGTGAGCACAAATTCGGTTTCAGAAAAGGTTCATTTGCTCGCATGGGGTATGACGTCGAAGGTAAAACGGAGAGTCAACTGGCATCTGAAGCAGGTCTGGTCAGGATTTGGAACTGTGGCCTGATAAAATACGTCTTGGTCTGACGAGTTAATTCCTTTATCGTGTCGATTTAATACCCGCGTTGTTCAATACACCCACCTGTTGTATGCTTATACAGTCAACCATACAACAGGAGTATAAATCATGTCAAGTAACCTCGTATCAACAGAGCAGTCTGTATCCCAAATCCTGAAAAACGCTCGTACCCAGAAAGAGCGGCTGTACGATGTCCTCGCCGACATCAAGGGTATCCGCGTTCAACTGGACGGTGATTTCCCGACAGCGAATCCAGACAAATTGTCACAACAGCCTATGCCGGGTCTGATCGGTGCCATCATTGATATCCAGTCCTCCCAGGACGATATCATTGAAGCTATCACCAACCATCTGAACGTTATCCACAGCAAGCTGGGTAGCTTCTATCATCCAGACTGCGAAGATCCTGCTAAAGACTAACAGTTTTCAATAACGGGGCGAGAGGTATTATTGCCCCGTCTACTATCCGAGGGCTGTGTCATGTACCTGAAAAAGATTGTGAAGAAGCCGAAAGGCGAAGTGATCGAAGTATGCCTTATTGAGGCTTATGTTGACTCCTGGAACAACGAGCAGCGTTACTTCATGGTCAACACAATGGTGTATGTGCCATCCTCTCACCTGAACCGTGATTTCATCACACCCGAAAATATCGTCCGCTGGGAGATTGCAACACAGTCCGACATCGACGAACATCCCATTTTGAACTGAAGGATCTATATTATGGCAGAGAAATACATCTTCATCAGTCCGGCCACGAAGGAGTTCTTTATCTCCGATGTGAAAGACCGCGTCGAGAAGTTCCGCTACATGCGCAGCTACGGCCTGGCATCCGGTGATATCGATTACCAGTCGCTGGACAATGATCGTCAGGATCTGATTGATGAAGGCTGGCGCTTGGTCCCTTCCCCTCAGTATATCCACATCAAGCTGTACTACATGAAAGACAGCGGGAAGTATTATTCAGAGGGTGTGATCAAAATCAACCGTGGGGAGGCAGAGGCCGAACCTGCCAAGAACTGGATGCTGGCGATGGATCAGATCCGAGAACTGCTGGACTCTGGCAATCTGCCTGGCCTAATCAAGGGTTCGAAGTTCGAAGTATTTGTCACCGGGGAAGGTCATCCTGGCGGTTATCCACATTTGTTCCGTATTAACTGAGGTCAACCATGAGAATCAAAACTATCGGCGCAAGCCCATTGGGTGGAACCATTTACCAGGGCACTCTAGACACGGTCAAGTCCATGTGGGTTGGTAATAAGACCGACATCACCGATGAGTGTGTTCGGGCCACCGCAGAGCACCTGAAGATCGTGAAGAAAGACTATTGCTTTCCGACCAAAGACGGCAAGTTCTTAGTCATGTCAGCTGAACTGCACGACACCCTTCCTGACCGATTCAAATAATCTTAAAATAATTCAATAAACGGGGTTTACTTCTTCAATAAACCCCGTATACTTCATTCCATAAGCAGCACAACACTGACTCTGAAATGAAGGAACTACACCATGAACAATATGCCAACCACCAAAACTGCTCTGGTAATCGATTCTCGCTTTATCGTTGAAGCATGGGCCAACAGCCAAAACTCATATGTGTATTCCCTTTATGTCGGTGACACTTATGTTTCTTGCCTCGGCATCGACGGCTCCAAGAACGAGCACGGCGTGAACGAGCGCTATACCAAAAAGCAGGCTATCGCTGATGCTACCAAATTCGCGACTGACATTCTGGGTCGCATCAATGCGGGCAAGCCGTACAAACGTGGTGAAAAGGGTTATGTCACCCAATTGCTTGGTGCTTGATTTGTTCTAAACCTTTGAACGGGGTATGTTAAACTCATACCCTATCCCCTACAAATAGAGGACTTTACCATGGCAGTAGACACCAAACTGAACAAATCCGTGGAGATCCCCCACATCGTCAAATTCGAAAAGCCGAGCGAGCGTAAGCCACGCAAAACGCGCCGCCTGGTCACCAAGCTGGATCTTCTGAAACAGAAGTTCGGCGGCCACAGTGTGTTCACTCGCATCCGTAACGCATTAAAGGAAGGGCGAACCGAGCTGGAGCTATACCGTCCGAACGGTTCGACACGCGGGTATCAGACCACCGACGGCTTGCTGGAACTGATCCGCCTGAGCGGGATGACAATCGAACCCCGTTCGTCAGGGGCTCCCCTGTGCTCCCTGTATGTCATCGGCAATCTTGGGGTGCTGTGAGTTCTATGAAGAAGTATATCGTTGTCATCACTGGTTCCCGCTCAATTACCGAGCGGGATAAGGTCTTCGCCAAGCTGGATGAACTCCTCGATCCTCATGAAGTCTATACGTTGATCGAGGGCGAAGCCACGGGCGTCGACACGATTTGTCGTGATTGGGCTGAAATCAATTATGTTGATGTCACTCCTATGCCAATCCCGGACGGCTATTATGAGAAATATGGCAAAGGGATGGGCAACAAACGCAATCAGGACATGTTAGACAAGGCATTGGAACTCGCCAGGCAGACCAAGCTGGAAGTGTATCCGATTGCGATGTGGGATGGTTCGTCCACTGGCACCCTGGACATGATAAACAGGCTGAAGAAGGCAGGTCTCCCTGTGGATATCACTCTAATGGGTAAACCCAAAACCAAGCGCCTTTTGTAACCTGTCATAAATAATTTGAGTCCACACAGCGGAGATACATCATGTTTGTCATCAATCTGTTCTGCTATATCTTCACGGCGTACTTCCTTGCCGCAGTAGCGCACGAGACATACAACGATCTGAAGGATGGCGAGTACGTCAGCCGGAAGGTCTATGCCAAGAAGTTCGCTCAGAAGTTCTGGTCCAACTTCGTTTACAAACTACCCTGATCCCTAAATACCCCCATCATCCATGGGGGTATTTTCTTATGAACGCACAGATCTATGACGCCCTTGAGCAGGGTAACGCATTTAACAATCCTCTCCCGTCCCTCAGCAGCACGTCTCATGGTTTAATCACCAGTGGCAAGGCGACTACAGCCTCATTGGCTAACACTGGCGATACGCAAATCCAGGGCGCTCTGACGGCAGGTGGGCTAACCACGGCCAAACTCAACGAAACAAACACGATGTTCACCTCTGCCGACACCAGCCTCACCACTCTGAACAATTACGGCGACCAGACCGTCAATGAGGCTTATTCCCGCATCGGGACTTCCGTGTCGTATAAATCCGGCCTGAAGTCGATCCAGCGAGAGCCGACTAACTGTGATCTGATCAACAATGCCTTCGGTGTCATACAGACTCTTGGCCGCCAGTGGATCGGGGCTATGGAGAGCGCTCTCAGCACTGTTACTGCCAAGATGGCCGAATTGGCTGAGTTAGTTGCGCAGGGCGTGAGCGCTGGCCTGGCAAAGATCCAGGCACTGGCCGCCGAAGTTACCGGGTACATCAATACTGCTATTGCTCAGGTGGCACAAATCGGTCAAGACATCGCCAATGGTATTGCTGCAGAGTTAGCCCACATCCAAGACATGGTCAGCAAGTGTCTGAACTTCTCGTTTGCCAATGTTCTGTCCGAGTGGGCTAAAGATCTGTGTGCCGGAGGCGTCATCAACAACATCGGTTCCGATAATCTGAAGAGCGCCCTGAAGTAATCAGCGCTCCCGCGCCGGAAGAACTCCCACTGGTTCGATGCCATCCAACAGTAGGGAGTTCACTCCCACATTGCTCAGTCTGACCCAGATCGTTCCCTCTGGCTTCACTTCAAAGATGTTCATCTCATTCCCAACGGCATCATTGTTGACGAACACGCCCTGAGTTGCGATCCGGACGGGCTTGCCTGTGTCGTTCACGATCTTGAATGTAACAATCACTTCTGATCCAACATCAACACGCCCCACAGTGTGCTGCTTCAGTTTTTTATAGAATGATGGATTGAATGTGATGATGATGCTGTTGTTCTGGGAGTAATAAATACTGGCAGACAGGTAAGGTATCTTCCCTTCATCGCCCCGGCGCAGAAGTGGAATGGTTGTCTTCCAATACGGTTTGAGGGTGTTGGTGTTCTCCTCGAAGCAACCCAGGGGCACGAGCTTCTGGAAGTTCTGGAACTCTTGGACGATGCCGTCCAAGATTCCTTTGTTGCAAGTCTGGACATTAGCCGATATGGTGACTGGTAGGGTGCGCACTTCCGGGTTCCACAATTCGGAAACAGAAATGATCGGCGTGACAAAGATGCGACAGCTCGTGAGTAAGAGCATCGCACATGCCAACATCAATCTACTGATCCCGCGCATCAGGGTCACAAAATATCTCCACAGCAAAAGGTGCTATTATGTCTGATGTACAATTCAAAAACGAAAACCCTAATTTTGCGGCGTCCGATAAGTGGCGTTTATCTATCGGAGACCTTGTACTTGTATCCCGTAACATCCATGACTTCAGCATTCCAGGCTTGTATTCCGAGGGCATCGACGGTCCATCACCTGGTGACGTTCTCGTTTCCATCCCGTCGGAACGTATCACATATGACCCCGTCGTATTTACTTTCGTAATCGATGAGGACTGGAAAACGTGGCTGATGTTACACAACTGGATTCGCTCCAACGTCGGGAAGGATCTGCCTGTGAGCAAGGATATCACCATTGACCTGCTGGACAACCTGAACCGCCCGATTGGCCTGACTCTGGTGTTACAAGACTCCCGCCCGACGGCTCTTGACAACGTGTTGGTCGACGTGGACGCTGCTGTTCCTCAGCTGGTTTCAACTGTGACGTTCAAGTTCCAGGAGATGGTCCCCACCATTGTGGGCCGTGAGATAGATTCTAATCCGTGATGTGCGGTATAATTTTATGACATTGACAAGCTGGGATATGTTATGACAGAGCAACTACAAACAATGAAGACCGAGGACATCATGGATGAGCTGGAGCCGCTGGTTGCGGTGAACCCAGAAGACATGAACCTCGATCAGATCTCACTGAAGGTCGGGCGCTCATGGATGGTCGTGCAGCGCCATTACCTGCGTGAAGGGCGCTATCTGGAATTCCTCAATGGGCGCTTCCGACAGATTGATCTTTACCTGCGTCGCTATTACGCCGGGGAGTTACCACCCAACATCTATGCCGAGCGTCCATTGAAAGTCCGTCCTCTGAAGTCAGAGATCGATGTGTGGATCAAGGCCGACGAAGATTACGTCGAACTGTCTATCCTGCTTCAGGAACAGAAAGCCAAAGTGAAATTTATCGAAAGCTGTTTGGACCGCCTGAACAAGCTGGGCTACGAAGTGAAGAACGCTATTGAATGGAGAAAATATCTTGATGGTGCATAACAAGGATCATATATAATGGCATCCCTCCAGGCTCTTCGTAAGCTGAACGACTTCGAAAATCGTCACCACACATTCCAGCAGTATGAACTCCCATACAAAGAACTGGAATGTGTCACGACGGAGAATGGTCGCCACTACGTCTCACCAACTGGCGTCAAACTGACTTCGGTCACGACGATGCTTGGGCGTACTGGGGACCATGAATGGCTAGAAGCCTGGAGGGACAAGCTAGGACACGAGGCCGCCGATTTAGAGACCATGCGGTGTGCCGACCGTGGTGAGAAGTTGCACCTCGCCTGTGAACTGTATTTGAAGAATCGCCCGATGAAAGAAGTGCTTGAGGCGGCTGGCGAATACATGTTCATGTTCAAGCAACTCTTCCCTTACCTGAACAAGATGAGCAAGATCTATGCTCAGGAGATCCCATTATATAGCGAAGTCCTTGGCCTCGCTGGGCGCGTAGACCTCATCGGGGTGTATGAGGGTAAACCAGCCATCATTGACTTCAAGACTTCCAATACCATCAAGACTCGCGGAATGATCGAGGACTACAGCATTCAGCTTTGCCTGTACTCGGTCATGTTCCAGCAGATGTTTGGCGTAAAGATCACCCGGTTGATAAACGTCATCGCCAACGAATCCTCTTTGAACCCAACCATCATCGAGTTCCACCGTGATGACATCCTGAGCAAGATGTTTGAGCGTGTCCGCCTGTACCATCGTATGGACAAAGAACAGAACGGAGTATGGCCGAACCACTAAATATCCCATATATCTTGGGAGATTTTGTATGGCAGACGTTCAGATTGTTAAGGTTAACGAAGTCCGCATGCGATGCATCGCAGATCTTTCTATCAGGGAAGAGCTGAACGATTACTTCAAATTCGAAGACCCAAACTACACTCCGAACCCGTTCTCTAAATGGGATGGGATTGTCCGTCTGTTCACCAAATCTTCCGGCCTTATCGACATCGGCCTGTTGTTCGAGGTGTTCAAGTTCTGCAAACAGAACGGCTACACTATTGAGCTGGACCCGGCGCTGAAATACGTTCAGAACATTCCTGATGAAGAGATACACGAATTCATCAACAGCCTGCATGCCAAAGTCCGGACAGAGAATCATGAGTACATCGATGCGATCACCCGTGATTACCAGTTTGACACGATAGCCAAGGCGATGCGTCAGACCAGATGCGTCTGTGAGCTGGCTACGAGTGCCGGGAAGTCCTTTGTTCTGTATGTCATGGCGCGGTACTACAGGCAACGCAGAGAAGCTCTGGAAAGCAATCTGAGGACGCTTATCGTGGTGCCGTCAATCCACCTGGTTACGCAGCTGTATGACAACTTCGAAGAATACTCCCACGGGACTGATTGGAAGCCTGTTGTCAACACTCAGCTGATCTTTGAGGGCGCGACTAAAAACATCACCAAGCCGATTGTAATCAGCACCTGGCAGGGCATACAAGATCAGCCGAAGGAATGGTTCCATCAGTTCGGTGATATCGTGGTGGACGAAGTTCACACCTCCAAGTCGGAGAAGCTGTCCTACATCCTCAACAACTGCATCTATGCCGACCAGCGTCTGGGCGTGACAGGTACGCTTGCGAACACGAAGGTTGCTGGGCTGCAGGTTGTCGCTCACTTCGGCACCTATCACAAGATCATCACGGCTCGCGACCTCATTAATCTGGGCTACGCCACTGACATCAAAGTCAAGATGATTGAGCTGAGGCATACCATCGCCGACGCAATGACACTGGACGGGGAATACAGCAAGGAAATTGAATACCTCATCACCCATCAGTCACGAAACGAAGTGATTGCGAAGATGGCACTGAACCTCAATGGGAACGTGGCTGTCATGTTTGAGCGTATTGATGCCCACATGATGGTGGTGTACGAGATGTTGAGCGCGGTGAAACCCAACGTGTTCGTCATCAACGGTGAAGTGAAGATCGAGGATCGTCGGCGTATTCAGAAAGCGATGGAAGATGGCGAGGATATCACGCTGTTGGCATCGTATGGCACAATGCAGCAGGGCGTGTCTATCAAAAAGCTACATCACCTGGTACTGGCTCACCCGAGCAAGTCATACATCCGTGTCATACAGACATTAGGCCGTCTGATGCGCCAGCACTCCTCTAAGGATGTTGCATGGATCTGGGACTTAGTCGACAATGCATCGTACAAAGGATCCCAGAACCACGCTGTGAGGCATTCTCAAGAGCGATACAAATTCTATCTAACAGAGCGTCACCCCGTGGAATTCATGAAGGTGGCGCTCGGGAATCACGATTGATCTTGATTCACATAGGCGGGGGTGGCCTCGCCTTCATCTCCCGCCGCGCCGAACAATTTATCGAGGGAAGCCAGGCACTGAGGATTCAGATGCTCAGCAATCGTTTCTTTCAGTGTTTGCTCACTGTTGAGTTGGAATGGCAGCACCTTCGCTTCGATACCATCGTTGAAGGTAACGACACCAATGTACAAGCCAACTTTCATGCCTGTCATCAGGCCAAGTGGCACAAAGCGCGGTTCCGATGGTAAGTTCTTATCAGACGCCAGCTGTGACAGATACACTGGTGTTCCTGTAACAAATTCCCCTGCGGTGAGGATAGCATCTGGCTTGCTGCATCCCACTGCGTACAATCCTACGAACTGTTTCATATATTACTCTCGTGTGTTGGGTTAACCTGACATACATATTATTTCGCGTACATGTTTAGACCAAATTAAATTAATTTTGCTGTTGAATAAAAACTGCTTTCTTGTTGAACATCTGGCGTGGTATTATACGAGTTGTGAGTGTTAACGAGCAACGAGTATTTGTTTTATGAGCGAAGCGAATAGGAATAATAAAGGTTATTATCTTTAATAAAGTCCATAAATGCCGAAGGCATTTATTATAACGCGTAGCGCAATTTGCCACTTGTTCTATAAGCACAACACAGCGATACTAGATTGCGTCGAACATGACTTGAACCCCCACTATATTTTGAGGATACATAAATGCAAGAGATCACTCTCTCCGAACGTACACTTCAGTTGCTGGCCAACTTTGAGACCATCAACCCTTCTATCGTTCTGACACCGGGTAAAATGCTGCGCAGCATCAACGATTCTTCTACTGTGATCGCCGTTGCGCAGATCGAAGAAGACTTCCCGTTTGAATTCCCTATTCTGGACCTGACCAAGCTGCTGGCCATTCAGCGTCTGCCTTCCTTTAAAGGCGCGAAAGCCGAATTCCATCAGGACTACATCCTGCTGAAAGGCGAAAGCTCTCAACTGCAGTTCTGGCGTTCCGCCAAAGAACTGACTGTGGTCCCGGCTGACACCATCGAACTGCCTTCCGTCGACTTTGAAGCGATCATCACTCCAGAGAAGATGAAAGAACTGACTCGTGCGTGTTCTACCCTCGGCCACAAAACAGTTCGCCTGGTTGCTCAGGGTGGCAAAACCCGCATGGTGGCGACTACTACTGGCCTGGACAACTCCAACAACTACACCGTAGAGCTGGGCGAAACCGCCATGAGCGACTTTGTTATGCCTCTGGACGTTGCCAACCTGAAGATGATCGAAGGCAACTACACGCTCCGTGCCTGTGCTGAACTGCAGATGGTTAACTTCCAGTCCTCCGACGCGACGATCAATTACTTCGTCGGCGCGCAGATTGAGTAATCAATCTCCAGCCTGATGCTATAATGTGTGGGCGGGGCTTTCCCGCCCATTTGAAATGATTCTTCTACAAGAGGCTGAAATGAGGAACCAACCGTTTGTATATCATTTGTTAGGAAAGGATGGTTCTTTCTATTTTGGTTCTAGAACGAAATTGGGTGCGCATCCTTTACAATTGTTCACTTCGTATTTCACTTCTTCACAAACGGTCAAGGAAATCATATCTAAGAAAGGTTCTGATTTCTTTGATGTGATATTTGTAGAATTGTTCGACTCTCCAGAAGATGCATATTGGAAAGAACAGAAACTCATTTCAGAACATTCACAAAATCCTCTCTGTTTAAACTTGATGTTTCAACCGGAAGGGTGTTCTGTGGCTAACGGAAGAGCAGCAGGACCAAACCATCACAGAAGGGGAAAGCCTGGTTGGCTAAAAGGAAAGAAAGGGAAAGAACATCCGATGAACGGTAGGAAAGGTTCTTCTCATCCGGTGTTCGGTATAAACCCTTGGGACACAGGGGCTGCGTTGTTGCATAACACTAGACCAATGTGGTTGAAATCGGGCGATGTTTACTTACATTGGTTGAAAACCGGAGATGGTTGTCGTAAAATTGCTCGTTTGTTCTCAATAAAAGAGAACACTGCAATGAGTATGATAAACAAATTCAAAGAAGGTTGGAACCCATATAATGACAGTGCTTGGGTTCTATTCTGTAAACTATATCATGGGAATTCATAATGTCCAATATCACTATCGTGTCCGACCAATATGCGTGGGAGAACAAGTACAGACCTGACAACCTCGATGAGATCATCATCCCTCAGGACGTCCGCGCTAAAATCCATGGGTACATTACCAGCGGCAGCGGCAACATCCCGTCCATGCTGTTCTACTCCCCTCAGCCGGGTACGGGCAAGACCACTACTGCTCTGGCCGTGTGTAATGAGATCGGTTGTAAGCAACCTCTGTTTATCAACGCATCCCTGGACAACAGCATCGATGTTATCCGTGATCGCGTCATTCAGTATTCTACGGGCGTGAGCGTCTTCGGCGGCCGCAAAGTCGTTATCCTCGACGAAGTTGAGCGCCTGTCTATGTCGGCGCAGGAATCCCTGAAGGGTATCGTAGAGAAGGTCTCAAAGAACTGCTCCTTTATCCTGACCACGAACGCCAAGCAGCGTGTCAACGAACCTCTGCGCTCGCGTTGCCGTGAGATCGACTTCATCTGGAACGAGCAGGAAGCGCTGGAAGTTCAGGGTAAATTCTGTCTGCGCTGCGTTGAAATCCTCAGAGCCGAAAACGTTGAATTCGTTCCACAGGTTCTGGCTGCTATCGTTAAGCGCCATTTCCCCGACAACCGCCGCATCATGGGTACGCTGCAGGACAACGTCACCACGTTCGGTAAGATTGACGAACGCGCCCTGGCTGTGTTGAAAGCGGCTGACCTCGGCACTCTGGTCGGCATGCTGAAAGCCAATGACTGGGCTGGCATGAAGCAGTGGGTGACTGACAATCAGAACTACATCACCGAAGACTTCTATTCCCGCTTCTTCCAGTTCTGTGTACCACAGGACAAAGAGAAGCCGATGTCTGTACAGACTGAGTCTATCCCTGACCTTGTCTGTGTCTGCGGTCAGTCTCAAATTGAGCACCGTCAGGTTGGGGACGTATGGCTGCATGCCGTGTACTTCCTGACCAACATCATGCTCAACATCAAGTGGAAGTGATACTATGGCCGCACCTGGATTGTTCGATTATCTGTCTGCCCTGAACAGCAGCAAAGAGAACCTTCTGCAAACCGATGATCCGGAAGTGCAGAAGGGGTTCGACCCGTTCATGACGCGGCGTGGTCTCGCCCAGAGCAAAGATACTCTGGTGTTTGCACAGCAGATGAATAAGCTGCATGCTATCACTCCATGGATGCAATGGTCATACGCCTTTCATTCCATTCCGGCGCGTAAACGTTATGACAAATGGTCTAAGAAGGGCGCTGTAGACCCTGATGTGAAGATGCTGTCCGAATACTTCTACATCAGTATGGAGAAGGCATCCGAGTACGTCCGTTTCTTGCCGCAGGAAGTCCTGGCCGAGATACGCGAGAAGATGGGACGTACTGAGTTGAACGCCAAAGCGAAACCGCGCAAGGCTAAGTAGTTCAAACTATTGTAAAAGGGGAATAAGTCATGGCGCGCAATACGCTAGACATATTGAACATTTCAGCCGTCAACGATGAGGCCAGCATCGTTGATTGTATGGTTGAAGTTCAATTGAACCAAGATCGGCCAGGGATCTTCCTGGGGATCAAGGAAACACTGAGCCGAATTGGGGTAAACACGCGCCAAGAGCCGAATACTCTGTACCAGACTTGTCATATTCTTCATAAGTATGGCAAGTATTATATCGTTCACTTCAAGCATCTGTTCATGCTGGATGGCCACTACAACGGCTTCAACCGTGAGGACATCCTGCGAATGAACCGCATCATCAAGCTGCTGGAGCAGTGGAACATGTTGAAGGTTCTGAACCCTGAGCAGATCACTGAGGCCGCCGATATGTCTCGCATCAAAGTGGTCAAACATGATCAGGTTCCTGAATGGAAGCTGGTTCCAAAATACATCATCCGGCCTACGAAGGCCAAAAGCGAATAACTGGAGTCGCTATATTATGACAACTACATTTGACAAGAACGTGAAACTGAATCTGGCTTTCGGTAATGCAAAGGGCGATGTGACGTCGCCCAACTTCGCAAAGATCCGCAACCAGGCCAAACTGGTGCTGGAAGAAACTCGTGAACTGCTGGAAGCGGCGTTCTTTGACCACGATGTGACTTTGACTCTGACGGTCAATCCTAAGCCGAGCGACGCCCCTGCCATCGTAGACACCAAAGACATCATGCGCCAGATCATGGATGCCCAGGGCGACATCACAACTGTCAACGACGGCGTGGCGCACATTGCTGGTTTCGACGGCGATGAATGCTTACAGCGCGTGTATGCCTCTAACATGAGCAAGTTCGTCCGCAGCATGGATGAAGTTGTGCCAGCGCTGGACTACTATTACGATAAAGGCTTCCCACGTGAAAGTCTGCGCATCGAAGGCGAATTCCCTCAGGCTTGCATCAAGGTGGTTGACACCATCACCGTCGACGGTAAAGAGTACCCGGCTGGGAAGTTCCTGAAGAACATGGCCACCTTCAAAGAGCCTGACTTCTCCGATATGCTGACGGCTACCCCTAAGCATCAGATCACTGAGATCATCCTGACCGCCACTGCCGATTCTGGTCAGATCGGCTTCAACGAACAAGCTGGTGTCGGGTTCGCCCCATTCGACTTCGTCCGTTCTATCATGCAGTACATGGAACCTGGCTTCCAGGCGCATGCTGATACAGCGATGGAAAGCTATGTTCCGGTGTTTGTGTTTGACAAAGAGAACATGCCAGACGTGCCACTGATCTGGGGTAAATGGAAAGCTAACGTCCGCGTGTTCGTCGCTACTCCGATCACTCCATCGATCACCCAGCTGACCCGTATCGATTAAGACAACCAGTTATTCACTAAACAGCAGAGGCTTATAATGGCCTCTGTTTTCGTATTCTGTGAGGATACCATGAAAGATAAAGCCCGTGACATCCCTTATTGTGGTGTCCGCGAAGATAAAATCAAGTCCGCCAAGCCCGTGCTCAGTCCGTTTCATCGTCGTCTTTCTTACGAATGGATGAGCGAGCGATACAAGATCCACGTTAAGAAGGACGTCCAGCGTCTTCCTGCTCCTTGGACGGATAATGCCATACTACGGCAGGTCAAGTTCTGCAACGTCCGGAGAGAGCACGACAGGCAGTCTCTCAACCTAATCAACAACATCGTTAACAACGATGCGCTGTCTATGCCGGATAAGATGTTCAACTGCGTGTTGTTCCGCATGTTTAACCTCTGGGATCCGATCCAGGCTATCGGCGGCGCGATGACGATCTCCGACTTCGCCAAGATCAACCTTGACGCGACCCGCGAACGTTTACAGAAGTTCGAGGCCAACGGCGGCAAAGTCTTCACCAATGCTTTCAACACGGGCGGCCTGAAGCAATGCCTGGCTTTCCCTGAGCTGGTTGTCAACCACAAGGAGCAGCGCTTCGGTGGGATGATGGTGAATCTGATCTGCAAAGACGGTTCAACCCAGAATATGGATTATAAAGAAGCGAAGGCAATTGCTGAAGCAGAGCCGGACTTCTACACCATTGAGGGTTGGGAACCGTACATGCCGATGCGCGTCATCCGTTCTCTGAGGGCATTCGTCAACAAGCACCCTGATTACTTCGAGCGGCTGCTGGAATGCGAATCTCCGGATGAAGTCTACCAGGCCATGTACGACGAAATCGAAGGCTTGGGTCCATTCCTGGCCTATCAGATCTGGGTGGACTTCACGTACATTCCTGAGTATCCGTTCAGTGAGAACCATTTCACTATCGCTGGACCGGGTTGCCGCGCTGGGATCGACCTGTTGTTCCTGAACAAGGACGGCATGACGCATGAAGAATGTATCTTCTGGCTGCGTGACCACCAGGATTCGATTTACGGGGACTATGGTTATGTCCGGGAGCAGTTCTGGTCGGCTGAAGCCCCGGAAGATCAGTGTATGAACGTCATGCAGCTGGAGAACATGTTCTGTGAACTGAGCAAGTACACCCGCTGCGTAGAAGCCGTTCAACGGGGAGATAAGCCTCGGGGTAAGGTCGGTTATGACGGAAGTGGTGCTTACAAGAAGCGCTGTGATGAAGTTGTGCTCGGTCGCAGCTCTGTCAATCTCCTTGATCGTTTGAAGAAACCTGAATAAAGATTCCCTTTACTTCATTCTTCAATAACTCTTTTCAACGTATTATTGACCTCACTTAAACGAAGCGCCCTGGCAAACGGGGCGCACATTTGAACTGAAACAGGAAGACTACATCATGTCACAATTCAAGCCCTTCGCAGTAGCCGTAAACAACAACGTGCTGGCCATGTCAGCAACTGGTCTGTTCATGACCAACACCGATAAAGATGCTCTGTGGGATCTGTATCTGTCTTCTTTCCCTGCGGGCACTAACCCGCTTTACCGTGAGCGCACCGAGCACGACTGCACCTGCTGCAAACAATTCATCCGTAACATCGGCGGCGTGGTCACCATCACCCCTGATTACGAAATGATTACTATCTGGGACGGCATTCAGCTGGGTAACGAATACGATGTTGTTGCGGCGGCGCTGTCGGCGTATGTTAAACAGCACGCAATCGTCGACGTATACTTCAACGACACCAAGAAAGTCGGCGTTGAGTCGAATCACGAAATGAAAGACGGCAACGTGCGCACTTATAACCACTTCCATGCCGATCTGCTGGGCAGCTATGTTCTGCGCGCTGATGGCATCGCTTCTAAGAAGGGTGAAATCCGCCAGGCGATCGAAGTGTTTGAGCGCGGTCTGCGTGAGCTGTCTCTGGAATCGGCCGAAATCGTCCTGGAACTGATTGATCAGAATTCTCTGTATCGCGGTGAAGAGCACAAGGCGGCAGTGCAGGCGTTCGTGGTGAACAAGACCCTGTACGAACAGACTGCAGAAGAGAAACGCGCTCTGTGGGCTTGGCGCACTGGCTATCGTGCGAACGGTCATACCCCTCACGGCATTCGTAATACCGTGATTGGCTCTCTGTTGGTAGACCTCAACGAAGGCCGCGACCTGGAAACCGCCGTCAAGTCTTTCGAAGCCAAAGTAGCTCCGACGAACTACAAGCGCCCAACTGCGCTGGTGACCAAGTCGATGATCGAAAACGCGCAGAAAGAAGTTGAAGCGCTGGGTCTGACCGATTCACTGGGTCGCCGTTATGCCGTGTATGACGATCTGACCATCAACAACGTTCTGTTCGCCGACCTGGCGGCTCAGAAGAAGATGGACCCGTTTGCTCAGCTGGCGTCTGAAGTGAAGACTCCAACCAAGTCCCTGGATAAGGTTGAAGAGATCACTATCGATGACTTCCTGACGAACGTGCTGCCAAAGGCGCATTCCCTGGAAGTGCTGGTTGAGAACTCCCACACTGGCAACCTGATGTCTCTGATTGCTCCGGCTACCGCTGGCGCTCCTAACCTGTTCAAGTGGAACAACGGCTTCAGCTGGTCATACAACGGTGAAGTGGCTGACTCCATCAAAGAGCGCGTGAAGACCGCTGGTGGCAACGTTGACAGCTTCCTCCGGGTGTCCCTGGCTTGGCACAACAACGATGACCTGGACCTGAGCATGAACGATCCGCTGCACAACCATGTGTATTACCACAACCGTCGTTCAGCAACTGGCGCAACCCTGGACATCGACATGAACGGCATGGACGGTATTGATCCAAATCGTCGCCCGGTCGAGAACATCTTCTTCAGCGATGAGCGCAAGCTGCGCGATGGCGACTATGAGTTCTATGTCACCAACTTCAGCCAGCGTGAAACCTGCGATATGGGCTTTGAAATTGAAGTCGAATACAAAGGGCAGACCAAGCGCTTCTCACATCCCGGTCTGAAGCATAAAGACCGCACCCTGGCTGTTGTGCTCCACGTCCGCGCTGGACAATTGACAGGCATCAGTTCGACCCTGAAAGACGACGCTCGCTCCCAGGAAATCTGGGGTATCAAGACCTCAGTCTTCCAGAAGGTGCAACTGGTTCTGAACTCACCAAACCATTGGGACGGCGAGCAGACGGGCAACAAGCACGTGTTCTTCATCCTGGAAGGTTGTGCCAACCCGGTCGGCACCCGTGGCTTCTACAACGAATATCTGAAGCCGGAACTGGATAAACACCGTAAGGTTTTTGAAATGTTAGGTAGTAAGATTAAGGTACAGCCAAGCACTGAGCAGCTGTCCGGACTGGGCTTCTCTACCACCCAACGCAACCACGTGTTCGTGAAGGTGAGCGGCTCGTTCAACCGTACTGTGAAAGTTGTGTTCTAAAACCCTGATTTGAAACTGTAACCCATTCATCATTGAGGATAGTAAAATGTTTGATAAAGTAACCCGTCTGAAACTGCGCTTCGAGTCTAACAAAGGTCTGCTGTCTGTTGAGCAGGTTTGGGACCTGAGCCTGACTGCCCTGAACGAAATGGCGAAAAGCCTGAGCCGTCAGGTGAAGGCAGCGGAAACCGATGAAGAAGATTTCATCGGCACCAAAAGCAACGTTGACTCCGAACTGCAGCTGCGCTTCGACGTTGTCAAGCACATCATCGGCGTCAAGCTGAAAGAGCGTGATGACAGCAAAGACGCGGCAGAGCGTAAGGCGAACAACCAGGTTATCCTGGAGCTGATCCAGCGTAAGAAACAGCAGGAGTTGGAAGGCAAATCTGTTGAAGAACTGGAAGCGCTGCTGAAATAATCTGTCGGCTCCGGCCTGAGTAACCCCGCCTTGTGCGGGGTTTCTTTTATCTGAGGAAACTATTATGGCAACCATCAATCGTAATGAACCCAAAGGTGTGGAACTGAAGGGTAAATCTGTTCGAGAAGGTCTGAGGCTGTCCCCAGATCTTCTGAAGTCCCACATTGCCGAAGTCATCTATGAAGACCGTGAAGTCGGCGGCCATCGCGTTATAACCTGCCACTTCAAGATGGACAACGGCTTTGTCGTTTGGGGTAAGAATAGCTCCACCTCTATCGACCCCGCCAACTTTGATGAAGAGTTGGGTAAGAAGCTGGCCTATGACAAGACCTTTTCCCAGCTGTGGGAACTGGAAGCCTACCGCGCCGTCGTAGAGAAGCAGATGCTGGAGGTGGCTACCGCCGATGCGAAGATAGACATCTTCCAGTATGTCTCCGAAAGAGGGACGATAAATCAGATGGCTGGGGCGGAATTCCTACAAGGCCACGGCCAGTCTTTCGTGTTCCGACATCCACGAGATCCGAGTCGAGGGTTCGTTGCTGGCTTGGTTCGCACCGACAATGAACGATACAACGATCTACACAACAGCACAGCCCAAGCTGGAGTGGAAGCATATTTGCGTTCATACATGCATCCCGATGAGCTGTATTCCGAACTCGTTGTTCGCCTGGCCAAGACGTGCATGGCGGCTTACAAGGGCGGGATCTACTTCAATGCTGTCACCTGGGATAAGATGAGCGCTGAAGAACAGAAAGACTGCTGTGAACACATAAGGCGACTCTTGCTGGCTCCGGCGAATTATATCCCAACTGATCAGAAGGACGCGCTGTTCAAGGCCATCGTCGATTCCTACAAATAACTGAATCAGCAAACTCCTTCAATAACAATAACGCCCGGTATATTTGCTGGGCGTTTCAATTTGTGCATCACAGTATAATACGGCTGTACAATACACCATGAGGCTACATTATGTTTCGTTTGAAATTGAACGACCAAGATGTGTTCTACAAGCACTTCACCTTCCCAGGTGGTGAGGAACATATCAAGATCCAAAAGGCTGGCATCCCTGTCGGTCACGTCCAGAACGTGGTGATTGATGCTCACATCAAATCATCAGCCGACTTCATTGAGCTGGCGCTTCTGGTAAACGCCGTGCGCGGCCTGGGTAACGTGGACCGTCTGACTACCTTCCATGCGTATATCCCTTACTTCCCGTATGCTCGCCAGGACCGCCATTGCGACTTCGGCGAGCCTCTGTCCGTGAAGTGGGCGGCTGAGTTCATCAACAACATGAACTTTGACCGCGTGGCGATCAAAGACCCTCACAGCCATGTTGTGTCTTCCCTGATCAACAACGTCCATGTGGTCCCACAAGATCACATCGTGCGCCAGTATCTGGGCTGGTTCATCCGTGGGAACAATGCTGTGCTGGTAGCCCCTGACGGCGGCGCGGCGAAGAAGACCGAAACCCTCAGCCTGTCATTGGATGGCGTTCCTGTTGTCTACGGACACAAGAACCGTGACACCAAGACTGGTGAAATCATTGGGGTGAGTATTACAAACCCTGAACTGATCAAAGACCGCTATCTGGTTGTGGTTGATGATATCTGCGACGGTGGGCGCACGTTTGTTGAGCTGGGTAAAGAGCTTCAGAAGCACAAGCCTAAGCACATGACGCTCTTCGTTACCCATGGCATCTTCAGCAAAGGTCTCTCTGTTTTCGACGGGATCTACGATGCTGTGTATGCCGACACTGTCTGGTGGGAGAACATCACCGCCGACGGTCTTCCTTTCAAAACTGAAAATACAGGACGTGTAAAATGAGCATGCGCCACTTAGACCCAATTCATGCAATCGACTTCTACAAATCAGGGCACATCTATCAGTTCCCTGAAGGTAGTGAGCTGGTGTTCTCCAACGGGACTCCGCGTTCCAACAAATTATTCAACTCTCACCTGCCGAAGAACGGCGTGGTGGTCTGGGGCATCCAGGGTTTCATGACCTGGTTCCACGAACTGTTTGACGAAGCGTTCTTCCAGCGCCCGAAGGCCAAGGTGTTGAAGAAGTATGCCCGTCGCATGAACAAAGTACTGGGTCCAGGTCGTGTTGGCACAGAGCATATCGAAGCCCTGCATGACCTCGGTTATCTGCCTATCGAAGTCCGTGCTCTACCCGAAGGCACCATGTGCCCGTATGGCGTTCCGGTGTATGTGATGTTCAACACCTTGCCGGAGTTCTACTGGCTGACCAACTATCTGGAGACTGTGTTCAGCTCTGAGATCTGGAAGCCCATGACGAACGCCACCATCGCCCTGCATTACAAGGCACTGATGGTGAAAGCCGCTATCGCCACAGGCGTGTCACCGGACCATTGGTTCATCGATTACCAAGGCCACGACTTCTCCTTCCGTGGTATGAGCGGATGGCATGACGCGGCGTCTTCCGGTTCTGGCCATCTGGTGTTCTTCAAAGGCACTGACACCAACCCTGCCCTGGACTTCGTTGAAGAGTATTACGGCGCGGATATCGATGAAGACTATGTCGTTGCTGGCTCCGTTGCAGCCACCGAACACGCCGTGATGTGCATGGGTACGAAGAATGGAGAATTCGAAACCTTCCGTCGCCTGGTGCAGGACGTGTATCCTGATGGCATCGTCAGCATTGTGTCGGATGCGTGGGACTATTGGCAGGTCATCGACGACTATCTCCCTCGCCTGAAAGACATTATCATGGCACGCAACGGCAAAGTCGTGATCCGCCCTGACTCTGGCGACCCAGTTCACATCGTCGGCGGCTACCGCATCGAGGGGTTCAAAGACCGCGCTATGCTGAACATCAGCGGCGTGTCCAGCAGCACCGAAGTCATCCACATCGAAGAGACGAACACCTATCACCTGATCACAGGCGAAGGTACGATCAACTCTCTGATGGCAGACGACAGTAATATCATCAGCCGTTCTGAAGCAGTCGGCTCTATTCAGCGCCTGTGGGAGATCTTTGGCGGTACTCAAACTGAGACTGGCCACTTCCTGTTGGACGATCACATCGGTCTGATCTACGGTGACTCTATCACATTGGCACGTGAAGACCAGATCTTTGGTCGTCTGGCTGGCCGGAACTTCGCTTCCATTAACGTGGTCTTCGGTATTGGTTCCTACACCTACCAGATGAACACCCGTGACAGTACTGGAACGGCAGTGAAAGCGACGGCTGGTAAGGTGAACGGTGAATTCCGCGAGATCTTCAAAGAGCCGAAGACCGACAAAGGCGGGACTAAAAAGTCTGCGCGTGGTTTCCTTAAAGTCATTAAAGACTCTCAGGGTAAACTAGTGTTGGTTGACGGCATCACCTTTGATCAGGTGCAAGACGCCGACAACCAACACCAACTGGTGTACCGTGATGGCAAGTTCTTCAACACTCAGACTCTGGAAGATGCGCGTGTTCGTGCTGCTCCTCTGGTGGCAGAACTGGCCTCACAAATCTAATAACTGAAGGGGAGGAAACTCCCCTGTTTTGAGGTCGAGGAATGTCCAAACCATTTAAACGTGCGGGTGTCGATAACCTCGACCGCCGCTTTACTCCGACGGATGCGCTGATGAGCCAGATTGAGCTGAATCGCGAATTCGTTGAACACATGCTGGTCAATCCGGAAGGTGAGGCCGATGACAACCCTGAAGAAGGCAATAACGATGATTGAATCCCTGGAGTTTAAGAATGCGGTTGCGACTGCTGCCCCGTCCAACCATGTAATCGTTGTGGACATTTCCGGTTCCATGTACCGGGCGCTCCCTGAAGTCCGTAAGCACCTGAAGGAGAACCTGCCTTCCCTGGTGAAACCGGAAGACACAGTGAGCCTCCTGTACTTCTCATCCCGTGGCGACTTTGGTACTGTGTTCGCTGGCCGCCAGGTCAGTGCTGCGTCTGACCTGAGCGAGCTGAACAAACTGATCGACCGCTTCCTGCAACCATCCGGTTGCACTGGCTTCGTCGAACCCCTGGGTCTCGCGGTAGATACTGCGCGTAGCCTGAAGAAACCCGGCTACGTCAACAACCTGGCGTTCATGACCGATGGTTATGACAACTGCTGGCGCTCCAATGAAATCCTGGCCGTCGCCGAAACCTTGCCATTTGTTTTCGATAACATCACCTTTATCGAATACGGCTGGTACTGTAACCGCGAACTCCTGGCCCAGATGTCCGAGCGTTCCGGCGCGACTCACGTGTTCGCCGAAGGACAGACTGAATATCAGACTGAGCTGGAAAACGTGTTGAAGTCCTCGGTGCCGAAGGTTCGTGTTGACGTTCCTGTGGTGTACACTCACGCCATCTACGTTGAAAACGGCGTAGCAACCGTGCTGGCGGTACAGCCGGATGAAGACCATCCTATCGGCCACGTGAGCATCCCTGAGAGCGTCACGAAGCTGTGGGTCGTCAACCCTAACATGATCGACCAGCTTGATGCGCTGACGGACATCCAGGCAGCATACGTGCTGGCGTTCTACGGCGTACACATCATGGACGCCGACCTGGTGTGGGCTGCGCTGAAGAAAACGGGCGACGTCCGCTTCATCAAACAGTACAGCAACTGCTTCACCAAGCAGGACTACTCCAACATCAAAGTTGATCTGACCCAGGCCATCGTTGATGATCAGCTGCGCGGCGTGGACGGTATCGACTACAATATGGTTCCGGCTGAAGATGCGACCACTGTCGTTGATGTGCTGACGTACCTGGCCGAAGCTGGCGTGTCTGTTGCCACCAAGCACCCGATGTTCTCCTACAAGAGCATTGGTCGCGGTACTGTGCAGAAAGCCGATGATACCGAAGACAAGCTGGCGGAAGAAATCGCGAACGCCAAGTCCAAAGAAGAGCGTAAAGCCCTCGCTCTCAAGCTGGCTGAGCACGAAGAGTGGACACCGTCGTTTGAACCTGCTAACGATCTGGGCGTGATCTCAATCAGCGACCTGGTCTATAACTCTGAGCGCCCGAACATCAGTGTGCGTACAATCCAGCATGGAACTGTGGCGGTGCCCGAATTCGCTCAGAAGAAGTTCGGTCTACCCGAAGAATTGGACACATTCCAGTGGCGCAACTACACCATCGTCAAAGACGGCATCATCAATGTGAAGACCCTGCCGTTCAAGGCTGATATCGAAGTTGTGCAGAAGTTGATCGAAATGGGCGTCCACGTGTTCGTTGGTCCGGAAGTGTTCATTCTGAACCTGGAAAGCGTACCGCTGGTCAACCGTGCGATGGTCAAGAACATCAGTGCTGCACAGTTCTTTGCCGACAACGTTCGCCTGGAAGCCCTGAAAGGCAAGCAGAAGGTACTGAAGTTCTATCGCGACGCCCTGGTTGGTAAGGGTAATGCCAAAGGTCTGGCTATTCAGTACGGCGCTGCGGCCGCAGAATACCTGTCTAGTGTTGGTATCCGCGATTATGGCTTCTCACCGAAGACCGAGCTGAAGGACTCCACGGACGTCTACATGAGCCGTGAGCTGAACGTTAAGATCGCCGGGGCGTCTTCTCTGCCGTCCATCGCTGCGGTACAGAAGAAGATTGCTGATAAAAAGGCTCTCAATGCGGGTGATATGTTCATCGCCAATGCACTGAAAGAATACGACGCATTCGTGAAGTCCCCGGCTATTACTGCTGTGCCTGAAGCCGTACAGAAACAGCTGATCGAAAACTGGATCGACGCTGCTGCCAAGGCGGCCATCACTGAAGTCCGCGCCCTGAACAAGACGCTGTCTAAAGTGGTGTATGGTATCGTTGCTGGCCATGGCTGGTTCACCGACCTCGACCTGGAAGAGTCAACCATGGAAGTTGAAGTGGATGGCGTGAAGTACAAGGTCACTGCCGAACTGGCAGAGAAAGAGATCAAAATCTAATCCAACGGGCGGGGCAACCCGCCCTTCTTTGGGAGAAGTGACATGAGCAGTAAACCGACATATGTTGAGGTGATGCGACACCTGGCTCAGTACGCTACAGAGAATCTGAATATGGATCTGTGGCGCGACGATGACAAGCGCAAACTGCTGGACGACGTGGCATCTCAAAACGAAGACGCCCTGGACAAACTGGCTGGCCTCCGCACCAAGAAAGACCTCGGCGGCGATGAACTGGATGCTATCGAAATCGTAATGGAACTAGAAGAAGAGTTTCAGGTCGAAATAGACGACGGCTGGCTGGGCAGTAAAGGCGATGACCCGACCATGGGTGAACTCGCTGAATTCGTGGTTGCCCTGCGCAAATAACAGAAGTCCCCAACAAACGTTGGGGATTTTTACTTTTAGGGGTTTACTTCTATAAGGCAAATACGTATTATTGAATTCATAGGGCGGGGCGTTCCCGTCCGTTGAAAGAAGGTATATATTATGTCTGCTGTATCACGCGTTGTTGACCTCGCCCCATTTTGCCTGAACAATATTGCTAACCCTAAATTGGTCTTGTTTAAAGATCCCTCTAATTTCTTCTGGCTGGCAAGTTGTGATACTCACAACGGACGTCGTGCTGTTTGGGAGTTTCCCGCAACTGATGAAGGTAGAATTTCCGCTATAAGAAAATTAGAACTGGAAAATTCAAGCCGAGAAATTAAATAGGCATAACTTTTATTAAATCCCCAACGTTTGTTGGGGATTTTTACTTTTAGGGGTTTACTTCCTCTAAAGAATGTCCTATTATTCAATAACTGGCGAACGATGGGTTCACCAGGTTGAAAGGTAAGATTATATCATGAAGAACAAAATGGTCGAAACTTCAGTAGAGATTGATCGCAATTGGGGCTTGCTCCGCGCTAAAGGGTTCCGCCGTGTGTATGCGACCAAAGAAGTATATGCCCAGCGCCGCGATGTTATCATCAGCAAGAAGGGAAAAGATTGGGTTGCCGAAGAAGTCGATGTCGAAACAGGCGTCGTCGGAAAGGTGAAAGCCAAGGCCGCGATCCTCTTCGCTCTTCTGAAGCACATCAGTTAATTCTATAACTTAGGGTGGGGTATGATTACCCCGCCTATTTGAAATGAAGGAAATACATCATGACCGATCAACAAATTCAAGATTTATTTTACCTCGTCCATGATAAGTCCCACATCATGCGCCCTGGCACTGTTTCCCCTGCCATCCGTGGTCTGGTGCGAGAATTACGCGAACCGCAGATGACCACACTTTATCGCGGGTTGCCTAAAGAGGACGTTGCGCGTTTGGAGATGATGTTTGAACGAGGAGACATGTTTCAGACATGGGATTCTTGTCTTAGCTTCAGTGAACTGAAGCATGTGGCCAAACAATTTTCTAAATCGTATGGAACCAGAGCTGTCGCCCGCATATGTTACAAACATCGAAACGGACTCCCGGAGGGGCTTAATGTCTATGGTTCTCTAGAAAAATTTGTGAACAAAGGCGATGAATCAGAAATGGATATGCTGGACTTGGCGTCCATGGAGAAAGAATGGATATTCTGCCAGCCTCGCGTCATACCAGTTTCAAGAAAAATGGCAACTGACGGGACGATGGTTTTTACCGTATCACTTGTTACCCTATAAACCCACGGCGGGGTAATCATACCCCGCCCATTTGAAACCAAGAGACTATATCATGAAAAAGTTAATCCTCGCCGTTGCCCTGCTGGGCGCTTCCTTCTCTGCTGTTTCCGCTCCTCCTGTCATCACCGGAGTGTCTACCAACGGCGTTTATGCTTTCAAGGCGTATGGCCAAGACCTCGTTCTGTATAAGAACGGGAAGATGATTGAGCGCTGTGTAGCGGACGGCGTAAACCGTGGGATCGACAATCAGGGTAGCCCGTTCATCCTGGACTTCTATGCCTGCTCCAACGGGAAGAAGACCTTTGGCGTCAAGACCTTTGGCAACGTCGCCGACGGCGGCTGGGGCTTCATGATCGAAACCCGCAACCGCCGCCCGGTCACGACCATTGAAGAAGAGTTCTTGATCTCTGTCGGGGGTGGTTCGTTATGACACCAACAGAGAGAAGTTCTATCAAGGAGATGATCAGAGACAAGGCGTGTGTTGGCCATACTCAGTCAGAGAACATCTTGCGCCTGATGGAAATCAAGAACGATATCGACAACAGCCGATTCAAATCAGCCCTGTATGGTATGCTGGAATTTATAACGCGGTCATCTGATCTTGGCACGGTCCGATATCTTGACGATCTGACCAAGCTGCTGAACACGGGCGGGGAAACTTTCGACACCGCTCGTATCCTGATTGACGGTGGACCTGAAGAAGACGAGGTGTGATGGTGGACATTGAATTTTGGGGTTGGCTTATTGGTTGCGGATTGGGTTTAGTGATCATTGCCTTTTGTGAATATGTCGGGAGGTTTCTCGCCAAGACATTTCACGACTAACTAAGGGATAATTCATATCCCGAGGTGAATCTCATGTTCATGTCTTCCTTCATAGACTGGTTGAACATTATCAACGGCCTGAGGATTCCTGTTGGAAACCTCGGGCTTTCGCGTTCTTCTATGCCACAAATCGACGATGACAAACAGGATGCCTTCCATGACTACCTGGAGGAACTCGGCATCACTATCGATGCTGGCCAGGTTCCTATCAAATCGCTCCGTCTCACCCAGAACGAAATCAACAAGATGAAGGTCTGGAAGATCATGAAGAACATCAGAAACAAGAAGCCCATGGGTCGGGTTTGGGTGTCTTCTGATAACTATGTGGTCGACGGCTCCCACCGCTATGTGGCTGCTCTGAACATGGATGACCGTCAGCGCATCAAGGTCTACAAAGTGGACATGCCTGCGATGGAGTTCGTCAAGGTTGCCAAGCAGTTCAAGGGTGTGAAGTACCGGACGGTCAGTGATAGTCGGTACTAATCTGAATACGATAGTTTATTGAAACCCTTTACTCAGCATGGTGAGCCGCCTATCATTTCATCCAATGAAATAAGGAGAATCACCATGAAACGTTTAATCCTTGGGGTTGTGCTTGCAGGTCTGGCACTCCCTGCCGCTGCCAAGCTGAACACCACAGGTGACAAACTGTGGTCTGATCTTTCCTACTGCGCTGGGTTCTCCCAGGCAGTCGCAATCGATAAGTCTGGATCCATAGAGAACTTTGCTGAACTCTGGAACACAGGCAACGTCTCCACCGCTGTTGTCAATGCCGGGATTGAGTTCAACCGATACAAACAGGGAGCCTATAACCTCAAGGGCTACCTCAATGACGACGAATTTAACCGTGGAGGCATGGAGGCCAGCGATCTGATCATGACTGGGCGTATGGGCACCCAAGGACGCATGACCGTCAGACAGTGCCGTTCGCTCCCTTCTCCGGCATTACAGAAGGGTGTGCAGATTGGCCGCCGTCACCTGAACCTTATCGACGATGGCAACCAGTGCATCAAGGTCTTTGAGTACAGTGCCGAACAAACAACCGACCGTGTTCTGAAGAAACAATGGCGTACCCGCGCTCTTGGCCTCAGAGCCTGGCTGGTTGAGAACGACCACTATTATGAGGATCGTGTTCAGAACGGCCTGAAAGATCTGGCCACGAATCTGAGTGTGAACCTCGACGATCCTCGTATGTCGCGTGAGCTGCAACAGACTCGTGTCGACTGTGATAACATGATGAAGGAGAACGAATGATGACTCGTAAAATCATCCTCTTGTTAATCCTGGCTGTCGTGGTTGCCTATATCGGCGGGGTACATGCCGCCCCGCCGTCCAAACTGAATACATGCGCTGCCTGGATGGAGACGTATCAGCAATTCCATCCGGACGACAAAGACACGTCTATTCTCCTGTCCGACTTCGAGGGAGAGCTGAAGCGCCTTGACCTGTTCAGCGTTGACCAGATAGAGAATGCGCTGGACCTGCCAATGATGATGTCGGCGGCAGAAAACAGCCCACAAACGAAGACCGACCTGATGTATTGTCGGGGAATTGCCCAGGACTTTGTCGGCGTTTCAAAATAGATTTCAGGGTAAAATTTAACCTCCAATTGAACCGATAGGAATACATCGTGATGCTCCTGACGAAAACTATCGCTGCGGCGATCATTGAAAAGAACAAAACGTTCGCTCCCAACGCGGCTCGAGTGATGCTCGTACATGAAGACGCTCGTGTCATCTTCGCCGAGAAGTTCGAGATGGGCGCCAGGTTCTGGTATGCCGACAATTTGCGTGAAAGCAAGCTGCAGGGCATCATCCACAAACTGACATTGGTTGCCAAGCGCAATGACCAGGGTGACTGGGTCGGTGTTTCTGACTTCAGTACGAAGATCTCACCAAAGGCTCCACAGACACGACAAGAGCGTATTCTGCAAGCCCAAGAAAATCTTCGCCTGGCTCGTAGCACCCCGAAGTCGAAACCAGATGCAAGCCCGGTTATAACCCCTGCCACCAAACTGCCTCCGGTGAGCGACAAGTCCGTCGAGCAATATGCGGAGAAGCGCAAGGGTGATGGGATGTCTGTATCCAAGATGTCCAAGACTGTTGAACCATTTAAGGCGAATCCGGCTGTTGAAGTCGTGTCCGCAGTAACTGAAGTTGTCAGTAAAGTTCGCGAAGACATGGTCGCCCTGGGTGCCTTGGGTGCCTTGGATGATCCCTCTGAATTCATCTCCCTGCGCGAACTTGAACCGCCTGCTCGCCGCCGGGTTGCCAATGAGATGTTTGTCTCCTTCAGACCGGATGGAAAGATCATCCTGTGTAAAGCCCTGCGCGATGCACTCCCTTGGACAACTCTGAACATGATGGTGACCCGTGACTTCAAACGTTTCGGTGTCTGTGCTGGGAAGGACTACAACGTCAACCAGAGCGGGACTTATGTCAACCGCGCCATGTGCTCTAAGCTGACCTTCCCTGAAGATTCCGGAACGATCCGCGTCGTCGTGGAGTGGGATGACAAGCTGAACATGTATGTTGGCGATTTCCAATAATCAATAATCTCGGGCGGCTTATCATAAGGCCGCCTTTCATTTGAGAGACTATATCATGGAAAAACTTTATTCTATCATCGTCGGACCTGATCCTGACGGATTATTCTTCGCCCCGTTGTCTTATGTTGCCCACGCCCGTATCGGCAGCTATTACGCATATTGCACACATGGCCACGACGGTTCCAATGTCCTCCATTATAGCCGCCTGAACGATTTCCTGGCTCTTCAGCCGGAGGACGATGTGTTGGCGCGGCGCGTGTTCATTGACTTCAATGCCATGCATAACAACGAAATCGATGCTCGCTATCACGCCATGCGCAGTATGGAGTCACAAGGCGGTATCTACCGCATCAACGGATTCTCCAAATCTGACAAAACGGTCGAATGGTTCATTTCGGACAAGACATTGGGTGAAAGGATCGTCACAACCCCTTGGATGCATGCGGAACAACTCCGAGTGTCCACCGATGCCTACAAAGAAGTCGACGATCTGTGCAACAAGTTCCGCATCTCTGTGACTTGCAATCAGGACTTCGGCGAAGTGATCCAATGGACAGCCGAGTCTCCTCATTTCAGTGACCTGGTGATGACGGCTGAAACCCGTTCCCGTGCCGTTGTTCAGCTGGTACTGTGGGCGTTCTACCAGCGCACCCCGTTCTCCTACATGGGACAGAAAGCGATTGACGAACTCCTGAAGTCCCACGCGGTGGAGGTGTAACATGGCTGGTGTATGGTGTGATGTTCTGCTGGTTCGCTATAGATTAAATGGCAGCGCGCAAATGTGCTCCACCTTCTATCCGGTTCCATTCTCTTCCGGCGGTCTAACGGTTCAGAGAGTTCTGAGTATTGAGGCAGAGCTGAAGAAAAGGTCTTGGGGTGTTCGTGGTGTGCAAGTGCTGGGCTATGACCTTCTGAACGAAATGTTGATCGATGAAGATCGTGTAGAAACGATTATTTCCCGGTCAGACATGGAATCATTCATCTCCAAATCGGAGGTAGAATCATGACCTCAAACACAGTAATCACCTGGGAAGGTGAAGCGTCAATGCGTTGTCCGCACAAGACAGTCACCTTCTTGGATGAAGACCGTCTCTCTGAGCAACGGATTGAAGCCAGAGAGATTCCAGTTTTTCCAAATGCGGTGAATGTCCCCGTCGCCAGTGTTCAGAAGTTTAAGCCTTGCGTTGCCGTGGTCTGTGAACACTGTAGGTGCAGGGGAACGATGACGAATGAAGTCATGGCGGAAAACTAATAATTTCGCTTTATTCAATATGTTTTGTTAGGTAAGCTGTAGTCCTCTTGTAGTGAACATGAAAGTAAACATTAACCCAAACGGAGAAATCCAGATGAATCGTACTGAATTTGTTGCCCACATTGCTTCGACCCAGAACATCACCAAAGGCGAAGCGGAGAAAGTAGTGGCATCCTTTATCGACGGCGTTAAAACTGCAGTTGCTGCAGGCGCGTCTGTACAGCTGGTCGGCTTCGGCGCGTTCGAAGTTAAAGCACAAGAAGCTCGTGAAGGTCGCAATCCTCTGAACGGCCAGACCATTCAGATCGCGGCGAAAAACGTTGTGAAATTCAAAGTGGGCGAAGGTCTGAAGAACGCTGCCAACGGCAAGTAATTCTATCTGACGCGCGGCCTGGCTCTGCAACGCAGGGCATGGCAAAAGAGAAAGCCGGGGCAAACGCTCCGGCTTTTTCGTTCTTGGGAATCGGTTAAACTAAAGGCGAATCCCATAGGAGGAAGCAAGTGACAGCATTCAACCAATACACCAAGGCGCTCGATGGCGTCGGACCAGTCAGCATAGACCGCATCAAGTCTCTTGCTACTGAGTTCTTCCCATACGACACCGCCAACCCCGGCCAGATGGAATGCATCGTTGAAGCCGTTGATGCCCTCGTGAACAAGAAGGTCAAACACGTGATCATTGAGGCTCCAACTGGTGTGGGTAAATCCCTGATCGGTACTACTATTCATAATGTGCTTCGCCACCTGGTTCTTGAGCGCAACCCATATGGTCAGTTCCGCACGTCTATTACGACACCGACCAAAGGGCTGCAAGATCAGTATGCGGCTGAAAGGGCAGTGGTGATAGACATCCTGAAAGGCAAGAAGAACTATCGTTGCCATATCAGCCCTGACCTGTACTACAACGCCATCCAGTGCCGTATGGCATGCCGGGATGGCCACTGCAGCAAGAATCGTTGCCCATATGTTCAGGCGCGACGTCAGTGGACAGACGTCTCCTCCCTGCGCTGCACCAACGCCGCCATGATGGTGGAGATGTGTACGACGATCTGTATGAAGCCAGAAAACCGTGCCGATATGTTGATCCTTGACGAGTGCCATAAGATGCCCTCTACGCTCCTAGAGCACACGATCATGGAATACAGCATAAAGGCTGTGGAAGGGTTGCTTACGATCCCCGAGGGAGTGCCTATCGTGGAGATCATCAAAGATATCGTAATCCGCACAGAGAACTATGAGTTGGGCAAGCTGTACTCGCTGACAGGTGAGATGCATGCAATCTTTGACGACCTGCATGATAAGGTTGAAGCCCTGCTGGAAACTCTTGAGGAACTGGTCGAGGACGAGCGCCTGACGGAAGCCCAGGTGATGAAGCTGTCGGACATCATAGACACCCTTCACAACCTCAGCGACTACTGCGGCATCATGGGACAGACCAACGCCAGCACCTTCATCGTTCAGGAGAAGGACAAGGGCATGATTCAGTTCAAGCCTGTCATCGCGTCTGATGTGTCCCAGTTCGGCCTGTTTCGCAAGGGCGATTACCATGTTCATATGTCGGCGACCATCTGCGGGATCGACTCGTACGCCCGGTCACTGGGCATCCGTGATGGCGAGTACCACAAGATTCAGATCGGCAACCCTATCCCGATTGAGAATCGCAAGGTCAACTACATGCCCGTCATGAAGATGACGGCGAACATGGGCGACTACGAGATGAAGAAGCTGGCTGAGTACGTGGACGAGATCATCGCATTTCATCCCGGCCAGTCCGGTATCATCCACACCGTTAGCTATGACCGTGCCCTGGCTCTACAGAAGTTCAGCAAGTACCGGAACATCATTCATGTGCCTCGTACTCGCAAAGCCCTGATGGATATCATGGAACATGCGTTCCGGACCAAGCAGCCTTGTGTGATTGCCAGTCCGGCTATGGAAGAGGGGTATGACTTCAAAGGCGATTACAGCCGCTTCCAAATCCTGATCAAAGTGCCTTATGACTACCTGGGTGACCCGCTTGTAGCTCATGTCAACAGTGTAGACCCTTCGGCGTACTTCAGGATGGCGGTGCTGCGTATCGTTCAGATGTGCGGGCGTTCGGTCAGGGGTGTGAATGACTGGGCTGCGACATACATCCTTGATTCGTCTTTTGAATCATTGATGATGCGCAACCCAGAGTTCTTCCCCGCCTGGTTTACCGATGCCGTGTTTGAGGTTTAGTAACCAGCGATAAACGACAGATGGCATTTGACATTCGGCTCCAGGGAAGTCACGGAGATCTTCATGCTGTCTGTGTCTTGGCTGAAGTCAATGGTGGCGAGCGGTTTGGTCTGCACATGATTGTACGTGCTGTAGAACAGATCCTCACCACGATAACCGACCTTGCCGTCTGTATCCTGCCAGTGCCCCAGCGTTTCGTCATAGACATGAACTCGGAACTCCACCATATGGAAGAGAGCCTTGGGAATGTCTTTGAGGACGCTCGTGCCGATCACCGGGATTTCGATTGTTGAGTCGTTGGAGTTCCCTTCATAGACCGAAGCCCAGGCGAAGGTAGGGTCACCACCCGCGACGGGAGTTCGCTTCCAGTATTGGAACTCAGGGTTGCCTGAGGCGTTCTTCTGAAGTAGAATGACTTCGCCGCCCGTGAAGTTCGTGGTGTCGATATCGTCTCGAGCCAGGATATCTGCTGGGGAGCCAATAAATTTCCAGCCTTCGCGATCCAGAAGAGACTTATAATAGTCGGTGAACACGTTGCTGTCGCCAGCACTGTTGATGGCGTCTTTGAGGCCTTGGCCTGTCACCATCTCATTGAGCTTGAGCCACATGTTCTTGACGGCAGACGCTGCTGCGACTTGCCCAACAGTCCCACCTGTAGCATAATCATAGATGATATCTTCTGACTTGATAGCATCATTGATAGAAAGGAGCAATTGCTCAATCTGCGGGGCGGTGAGACTGAAACGATATGCGCGGGGTGCCATAGTTTCATTCCTCTTTCTATAAAACCAGTTTGGGATATTTATATCATGATTGAAATCTTTTCTGACGGGGGTTCTAACCCTCGGACAAATCAGGCTGCAGGGTGGGCTTTTGCCATCAGGCCGATATCGGGTATGCAATGGAAGGTGTTCTTCGGCCACCTACCTCCTCCGTCCACCAACAACATCGCCGAGTTGTTGGGTGTGACCAACGCATTGAAGCTACTGTGGGCATTCTCGGGAAAGGGTGAGCGCAGGATACCAAAGGCAACAATTTGGTCTGACAGTCAATACACCATCAAGAGCGTCACCGAATGGCGAGCCAAGTGGGAGTATCAGGGGTTCCCGGAAAAGAATGTTGAACTCATAAAAGATCTGTTCAGAATATATGATCTCGTTAGTTCAATTTGTGAAGTTGAACTAAAATGGGTCAAAGGTCATGCGGGTGTTGAAGGCAATGAACTCGCGGACACATGGGCTACCGCAGCCAAGAACGACAGCAACTTCCTGATTGAGAACGACAAGATCTCTGTGAAGAAGGTTGTTGGATCTTTTGATGAATTTATCGGTATCTGAGGGTTCCCACAATGGGTATGAATTATGTTGATCGTGGCGAGAATGTCGTCAAATATTTTACGGACGAAGATAACGAGCGTGTCATCAGTATCCTTCGTGATTGGATCCCCGCTCGCAAGAAGGCATTAACTGAAGGCACACCGCTCCCCAAGATCCCCAACTACGTTGCAGTCCAGGTCCAGCGCATCATCAGCAAGATGAGCACCCGCTACAATTACCGCGATTATCCGTACCGCGATGACATGGTGTCTGAAGCTGTAGTCAACATCCTTCGCTATCTCCACACCTTCGATGTTGGTCACGTCGGGCGCAAAGGCAAGATCAACTTCTTCTCCTGGGTGACCATGTGCGCTGACCGCTCATTTGCCCGCAAGCTGAACATAGAAGAAGAGCACACATACATCAAGCTGCGTTCCTTTGAAGAGGCAGGTGGATTTGCAGGCCTGGCCGATGATCCTGACTTCCAACAAGAGATCTTTGTTGATGCCACTGGGATTGGCATGGACTTCCGCGAGCGCATCGGAAACTTCGAAAACAAGAAGGATGCCCAAAGACAGAAGGAGCGGGAGAAGGTAGAGAACGCCCGAGCCGCCGAATCGAACAAAAAGATCGCGAAAGGCATACTTCAATACATGTCACAAGGTAAGAATACGGTAACAGCGCAGGCCGAAGACAATTCAGATCAAGACTTCGGCAACACCCAATTCGATCTGGACGAAAACGAAGGAGAAACAGAATAATGGCGATTGCTAAAATCGGCGATCTGCATATCGGGAGCCGTAATGGTTCCCGTTACGTTCGCGACTTCATAAAGAACTATCTCATCAATTACTTCATCCCTGAGCTTGTTGACTCTGACATCAAAGAGATCTGGCAGTTTGGTGACACCTTTGATGTCCGCAAATTCATGTACGGGCGCGACAAAGACTGGCTGAAGGACGAACTCACTCCTGCGCTGAAAGCTGCTGGTATCAAGTGGAATGGCATCGTGGGCAACCATGACATCACCCTGGAAGAGTCCAACCGCATCAACTGGCCGTCCTACCTGAACGAACTCGACCCAGATGTCTATCACTATTACAGTGAACCGACTGAAGTAATGATCGAGGGCGTTAAGACCCTGCTCCTACCGTGGATCAACAAGGAGAACTATGATGCGTCTATTAAGGCGATACAAGATACAGACGCCAAGTACTGTTTTGCGCATCTGGAGCTGGCAGGGTTCAAAATGTACCAGTCCTCTACTTGTGATCACGGTCAGATCGACGTTGCATTGCTTTCCAAGTTTGACCGGGTCGACACAGGGCATTTCCATACCCGTTCGATGGAAGGTAACATTCAGTATATTGGGACTCCGTATCACCTGAACTGGGAAGACTACAAAGACGGCACCAACCGGGGCTTCTATGTAGACGACATGCGCGGTGGCGAGATCTTTATCCCGAACGCCGAGCACCAGACGCTCTTCCGGTTCGTGGAGTATGACTACACCAAGTTGTCCTCCGATGAAGAAGGCAACTGGATCGACCCGGAATGGCTGAACACAGGCTTGGGTATTGAAGGGCAAATCGTTAAGGTTATCGTACAGAACCGTGACAACGCCAAGCATTATGAAAAGTTCTGTGATGCAATGAAGCGCTGCAAGTGCATTGACTACAACTTCATAGACCGGACGATTACAGTGGCGGCTGAGAAGGTTGAGGTCACCGAAGAGATGGTGGCGACCGATGCGGTGGAAGTCCTGAAGAAGGATATCCGCGCCGGGAACAACATCCAGCGCCCTGACAACGTCTGTAAACTGGCAGAGCATTTCTACAATGCTGCCCAACAACGCCTGAACAAATTGGACGCATAACATGACTCAGAGCACAGATATCCTGGCCAAATTTGGCAATCTTTTGAAGGTAGCCGACACTCCGGTTGAGGTCGAAGTCCCATTTGAAGTGTGTGACAACATTACGCACAAACTGACCTTCCGCAAAGGCCGCGCCAAGAACTTCCGCTCCATCGGCAATCAGTTCATGGAGATCGATTACCAGCGCAACCCGGCCACCCTCGTCACGTCTGACGATAACGGCGCGGGTAAATCCACGATGCTGGTATGGCTGTTGTTCTTCGTACTGTACAACGACACGTACAGCAAGAAGGAGAAGAAGGCAGGCCTGGTGAACTCACAGAGCCGCAAGGAATGTGTGGGTGAGGTGGAGTTTGCCTGCCGTGGCAGCGAATGGAAGGTTCGTCGTGGCATCAAGCCTGACTTTGTTGAAGTCCATCAGATGGTGGACGGCAAATGGATGCAGATCGATAACGAAGCAGCCAAAGCCGACATGAACAAGTACATCGTGAACCTCATCGGAGTGGACCAGAAGATGTTTGAGAACTCTCTGGTGCTGGGTAAAGAGAAGTTCATTCCGTTCACCGAGATGTACACCGCCGACCGCCGCGCCATGGTGGAGACTATCTGGGACTTGGGCTTCTTCAGCCTGATGAATGAAGATGTCAAGGCGTCCATCAAGAAAGCGAACGAAAAGCTGGACACGATCGCCAATGAGTGCGCCCTGAAGGTTGTTGACCACACGAACAAGAAAACGCAGCTGCAGCAGATTGAGCAATCCAACGCCCTGATCCAGCAGCAGTCGGCTGATATCCTTTTACAGCAACAGGAAGCCCTGAAGTCCTTGGACGCTGACATCGCCGCACAGAATGAGGAGCGCACCCGCCTCACTGCGGTTGAGTTTGAAGCCACCCAGGAAATGAAGACGGTAGAAAGCCGCCTGCATGATGAATCCATGGTGGAGATCGAGGCTGTCAAGAAAGACTTTGATGCCAAGATCCAGGCGGTGAAGGATGTCGCCCAGGAAAAGGCCGACGATTATGAACGCATCGAGGTTTCTGCTGCTGAGCATGATCTTCAGGTCCTGCGTGACCGCGCCTTTACAGTAGCCGAAAGCAAAAACACTCTGCTCACCGAGCGCAACACAAACCTGGACGCCCTGAACGCTGCTATCCAGCGCCGCCAACAGGGTGAGAACTTCCGCATCCGTTTCCAAACAGAAATGGACGGCCATCAGTCAGCCATCAAGCGCTTCCACGACATGGGGACTTGCCCGACGTGTACCCAGCTGGTGTCCGACGATACCAAAGCGCGCATTGAGAGCGAGTACAATCCTCAGATCCAGGAACTGCAATCGAAGTTAAACCAGTTGGATAAAGTCACCGCCGAAGTCACTGCCCTGATTGATGACCATAAGGCTCAGGACGACAAGCTGGTTGCGGACATTGCTGTGTTGGATGCTGAACTGGACGCCATGCGCAAACAGGCTGATGAGATCGTTGATAACATCAAGCAACTGCGCCGTGACATTCAGGGATTCCATGATGCAGCCACGATTGAGTGCAACTCTCTGAATCGTGAATGCCAGCAGAAGATCCTTGATATCCGCAAGGCACTGAATGTGCGCTTCGATGATATCACTGCGTCACTACAACAAACGCGAGAGAATGCCGTCAGCGGGATTAAAGCCGTCGATGATAAGATCGCCGAGATGAAAGCCCGTCGTGCTCCTCTCGTGGCGTCCATTGCCGACCTGGAGCGTAAACTGGCCGTACAGCCGACGCCTACCGCCGACCTGGAGAATGCCATCTCCTCGATTGAGGGTGAACTGGAAGATCTATACCAGCGCGGCGAGGATGCTGACCAGGAACTCCAGGACTTACAGCACCTGTTGTTCTTCCTGAAGGATGATCAGACCAAGGCGCGCATCATCGCCCTGTACTTGCCATTCCTCAATAGCAAGATCAACGAGTATCTTGAAGCCCTCAATATGTTCCTGGACATCGTTGTTGACGATACCTTTGAGATCACCATGAGTGCAGCAGGCCGCAAGGGGCAGAGCATCTTCTCCCTGTCTACTGGCCAGCGGAGCCGCCTGAACCTGGCGGTGACACTAGCTCTGCGTGACGTGGCTAACCTCAAGGCATCGGTGCAATGTAATCTGTTTGTCCTGGACGAAATCCTTGAGAACATGAGTGAGCGCGGGGTGCAGGAATCGGTTGAGATGCTGAAGCATAAGTTCGGCGGAAACAACCTGTTTGTCATCAGCCAGCGTGAGCAGGAGTTCCAGGAATACTTCCAACACAATATTCGCTATGGCCTGCGCAACGGCCTGACCGAAGTTATCAAGAAGGATTGATCATGAACTACGAACAAATTAAACTGGCTATTCTGATCTTTGCATGCATCATTGACATCATTGCATTTTCTCGTGAAACCGAAAGGAAAAACTACCTGAAAGCACTGGGGTATCTCGGGTTCTCTGTCTGGTTCTGTTATCTACTTGCAGGTCAAATCCTGAAATGAAAGTCGTCCACTTCAAGAAGGAGCCATACGACATCTACATCGGTCGTCCCGGTAAATGGGGGAACCCATTCGAGGTCAAAGACCACGGGCGGGGCAACTGCATAGAGTTGTTTGAGGACGATCTGTATGTGCGCCTGATTGAAGGGGATATCACCGAGGATGAACTCCTTGAGCTTGATGGGAAGATCCTGGGGTGCTGGTGTAAGCCGCACCCCTGTCACGGAGATGTTTACGTCAAAGTCATCGGGCGTATTAAACTATTCCGCAAGCTGGGTAAATCCTTTACTGAACACCTGAGACAAACATATGTCAGAAAACAAAGATGAAATTCAGGAATCCTGTGACATTGCTGTGGAGATATGGAACCGCCGGAACCCGCATTATCAGGTGACGGTCAATCCGAATCGTTATCTTGAGCAAGGCGGCCTGATTGTGGTTGACGCTGTGCTCGCTTTCAACAAGTACCACGATATGCAGATCCTGGACGGCAACTTCACCGTCGCGACCAATACGGCCTGGGATGACCCGATGGAGTTCGTCTATGGCTGGCTGGAGTGTATCGAGGAATCCTACCACCTCATCTACGAATGAGGCTGAAGGGCACTAAATATCACGTGCCCTTTATCTTTTAACCCCTGTCAGGAGGCTCAATCGAGCTGCAAGTCGACAAACCACATAAGGAACGCCATCATGACGATGACAACGTTGAAGGCCATGGCCTTATCCGTGACCTTTACCATTGCCAGCGGGAATGTGCACGCTTCCCAAAATACAAGTCAATGTGTTTATGATTTCTCTGAGCAACAACTTAATACGCTGGCAACTGCCTATCACATAGGCAAGACACAAGATCTTGGTTACACCCTGGCTGCCATATCCTGGCGAGAGAGCCGCGCTGGTGAAGATGTAGTGTCAATGCGATACGGCCTCAAGGCGGCCAACATGGGAGCCTTTCAGAATAAGGTGAAGACTGTTGGTGATCGCGAAGGTTGTAAGAATCGCAAGTGTTATGCCAATGTTGCTGTCAAGCTGCTGACTGATCAGGAATATGCTGCTCAGGCCGCCCTCGATGAGATGCAGTTCTGGTTGACCTATCACAAACAGAATGTCCGCAAATCCCTCTCCTCGTACAATGCTGGCTTCGCCCGTAATTCTGCGTCCAATGCATATGCTGCTGACGTCGTGAAGAAAGCTAAATATCTTCAGAAATGTGTGTCCTTCAAAGGGCGCTCAATCTCTGAGGTGGACCCTCAGGTGATCGCCATGAACAAGCGCACAATAGAGAAACTGAAGAGGACAAGATAATGAACATCACTCCATCCCAGACCGGATATGAACATATCTTGGTCTTCATTGCTCTACAGGGCGCGAAGGAAGGCATCATCGTATCCGAGTACTCAGGCACGGTTCGCCTTGCCGATTATGTGGCGTCAGAGACATTCATTAAGAAGTGCATTGACGCATGGTGCCTCTATGCCCTCGGCACGTATCCTGTTCCTCCGGCTGGTGAGCTGTTGTTTACCGTACCGACTCCAGCGGCGGGAGACACAGACGCGATCTTTGCCGATATGCTGGCCAAGGGGTATCTGGTGTATGACATCACTCACGACGTCTACTCCTTCACCTCGCTGAACACCGTGTTTGGGTTCACCATCACATCTGAAGCCAACATCCCTGACTGGGGTATCTTGGCATGGGGTGTTGACGGTCTGGGTGCGACTTATGCATCATCTGATGTTGGTCCTGTTCTGATTGATCCGGGCGTCACAATGGAGCAATATCTTGCCCAATTCCCTCAGCACAACATCACAGGCAGCGACATCATTTTAGTTCAGCCCGGTTCTGTCGCTCTCCCTCGCTTGGTGGCTGGCTGGAAACCTCAGCTGAAGGACATCATCGCTGGAATCAGATTCCATATTCCTGTTGTGAACCCAACACCGTAAAAATAATTCAATAAAAGGGGCTTTTGCCCCTTTACTTCTTCAATAACCTTCCCTATACTTCAATACATAAGCAGTACGACACCAACTTGAAACGAAGGAACTACACCATGACTACAGTAACCGGTTTTTACTTTGTACCAGCAGTTAGCCGCTTTGCTTCCCACGCTACATTTACTGTTGAAGGTGAAGGTTTTTACCACGTTTACGGTGCCGAGACTGACACCCCAGTAGTACAGCTGAACACCCCGAAAGCGGGCAACCAGGGTAGCCGTAAAAAGATTACCAGCAGCAAGAAAATTGCCGCCCTGGTAGCTGTTGTGAAATCTGAAGCCTCTCTTTAATTTGAACCGAAGGAACTATATCATGAATGTGTTGTCTTATATCGTTCAGTCGATCATCACCAAATTGCCAGAAGTTTCAAGCATCAGTAATCTGGATATGGTGGAACGTCGCGGTTATTTCTATGTTTACTTTGATTTGAATGGCAAGCGTTATCGGGTGGATCAGGATCTTTCTGTGGAAATCGTTGAAGGATGCGTCCTGACAAGCGATAGCTTTTCACGAATCATGCAGTATCAATTGCGCGGCTGATCGCTAATTAAGGGAAACCGCCATATTCCCATCAGGAGATATAAAATGTCAAAGCCAAGTTTCCTCCAGTTCATGCAGGAAAGAGATCAGTTGGACGAAGCGTTCAACTCCGCTCCGTATGAGCTGACCATGGGCAAGAAGAACGCAGGCGATGTGTTCTTCACCTTCATCGACGAAGATGAAAAAGAATACCGCATCCAGTTCTATACCCCACAGGGGTTGGGCAAGAATGTCCGCCAGGTCTTCATAGGCCAGAAGCGCGGCTCCGTCTACCCTGACGCTATTGCTCGCTTCAAGAACCCAATGCGCGTCATCGCCTCCATGATCGAAGCGACCAAACAATTCATGGCGACTCCTCTTGGCAAGACTATCGATGGCTATGCTGTGAACTTCTCCAAGAAAGCCCTGGATCGCGGTATGACCCTGATTCCAAAGATCATCCGTCAGTCTGGTTTGAAACAGAAACTGAACGTCATGGACCTGACTTACGCGCCTGTCCCTGACCGTGGTTATGTGTGGCTGGTCCGCAAGGGCAAAGATCCGGCTCAGGTATTCGACGGTCCGAAGATGCAGGGCATCACCTGGGATGATCCAGACAAGGTCGGCGACGTTCCGGTTCAGAACAATACTCCGGATGTGGGGGCTTCGCCCAACAATCCAGACTGGAACATTTCCGTCATGGCAAAATCCAACGGCATCTTCAGTTCTGTTGTGAAGGTGGTCGGTGCCAACGATGTGACTCTGAGTTCCAACGACCTGGCCATCATGGTCAAAGATGGCGCAATGGCGAAGATTGCCCGCACCCAAACCATCGCCCAGGTAACTGTGTTCGACAAAGAGTATGTTGGTCGTGGGGAAGTGGATCGCAAAATCATGGCGGCTTCTGACCGCCAGGGCATGGGTTGGGAACTGAAGTCTGGTGGTAAGATTGTGGCTTATGTTGAATTTGGCGTTGGGGCTGTGGCTCCTGCTCAAACCACGGCAGCCGAACTCACAACAGACCGCTGGCGTGCTCTGGTGAACGCATTCTACAAAGTGAATGATCTTCGCGGCGTATCCTCTATGACAATGGCCTCTGGTAGCTTGACATTCGGCGGTAAATCTGCAGTGGTGGCCACAATCAACCGTGGCATCATCAAAGGGAGTGATCCGATTGTCTTGACAGTCAAGGCAGTTACAGAATTGGGACCTGGTGGGCAAACCATCGGCCAGCCTATCGTAATCCGTGACATCGACATCACCAAACCATCCAAATTGACTGGAGTGGTACAGGGTGCTATCGATCAGTTGGCTCCTCAGGCGAAAGCAGCAGAACCGAATCCAAATGCAATCAGTTCTAAAGATCTGCGAATCCCGAAAAACGCATCAGTGTTCGGGGAAACAGAGAACGGCATGTCCATCACTTGGTCTGGAATCAATTTCCCTGAAACCGGAAAATATGCCGGTACTTCTATGATAACCAACGTAACCTATTATCATGACAAAGGCAAAGTTGCATTCACCCCAATTGTCTCCCAGAAAGGGCGTACCCTGAACAATCCGAAGACCTATGAACTTACTTTGAAGAAAGATATTGTTCAATCCATGATCGATGAAATCTCATCAAAAATGGAATATCTTTCCAGAAACCTCCAACAGTTGAAAAGTCAGACATACAACCCAAACCAGGTTTTCTTGAATGATATAACCATCACGGATAAAGGTGAAGTGATTTGGAACGATTACAACTTGTCTGACGGCAAAGTTACACAAATTATGCTGTCCATGATAAGCGCAGAAAATAGACGCTTGGAGAAAGTGACAAACAGGCCGGATATCACATTACCAAAGAAACAAGCCGAAGTAGTAGAATTTATAAACCGGATGATTGATATTGATCTCGGACCTTATTTGAGAGAACCCAAAAAACGTGATGTGGTATTATTCGACTCTTCTGAATTGTCGATAAACCAACTCAACAACATAGAACGCCTGGGAAGAGAAACAGGAAAATGGTCTCTTCAGTCAAACGGCGGTATGGGTCATGCACTATTTCTGAATGTTTGGTGAAACTAGCTGGTCTTGAACAGAATAAAGCCCCTCCGGGGGCTAATTACATCTAAATCCCCGAGGAGAGATCCAATGAAACCTTTTATCGAATATTTTAAAGAGCAAGCTGCACAGCCTCAGACCCATGCTGGTGTCCAAGGCAAAAGCGTATCCATCACCAAACAGGCCGATGGCACTCAGTGGTGCTCCGGTGCTACCGTGACCCAGATCACTCCTGACAATCAGGCGGATGTCTACAACCTGGAGTTAACCAACGGCAACACCATCAAGGTGAAACTGACCCCAGACCAGACTCACGGTATCTCCCAAGGTCAGGAAGTCGTTGCTGTCCATGACGGTTTCGAATTCTTCTTTGGCAAGTCTGCTGACAAAGGCCAGGTGACTGAAGCCTATGCTCAGGAACTGGCGAACATGGACAAGATGATCGGTAAAGCACTGGGTGTTGGCAAGTCTCGCAAGAGTGGTCGTACTGAGTTCGAATACTCTGGCATCCCTGGCCATGGTAAGGCTGTGTCTGTGAACTTCGGCGGTGAAGACGATCCATATGTAATCGTTACTGTCGGCGGTAAAGAACACGACATCAGCAAGGGTAAAAACCTGGCTGCTGATATCGCCAAGTTCCTCGGCGTCAAGCCTGTGTAGAAGGGTGAACTTTGCAACCGGGTGAGTCGTAAAATAAACCCCGCTTTTCGCGGGGTTTTGTTATTTCACATACATACTGACTTGTACTTTCTTACCTTTTTCGTTTTTGACATCCATCAGCTTGGATGCACCATTCAGTTTCATGACGGTTCCGCGTTCTTTGCCGCCATTCGGTAACTCGTATTCAATATCTTCCCCAGGAGATGGCATACCCGCATGAGGTCCCATAACCATAGCGATCTTATAACGAGCCAAGCCGGGGCGACCGCCTTTATACGCATACCAACCACCTTCGGTCATTTCTTTCCATTGCTTGTTACCGTCAATGGAGATAAAGGAATTACCCATACCTGATTTGACATCCAACAAGTCAATATATTTGCCTGATTTGTTGTACTTGACAGCGGTGTCAGTATCAACCTTGTCAATCATCTGGGCACTGGCAAACTGCCCATCTTTCAGGCCAGATGCCGAGATGATGTCTTTAGCACCCGTCAGGATTATCTTGCGACCGTCAGGGGTTTCAAAGGTGGCTTTGTCGCCACTAACACTAACTCGCAAGAAAGTACCGATATTGTCTTCGGTGGATTTGCCGATCTTGTCTGCCTTGATATGAACAAACATCGGCGGCGCGGCTTCGGTCAGAAAGTCTTGAAAAGTTTTCATTTTCGTTCTCCAGTTATATTATTCTATATAGTACCTCATGGACCCATTAACACTAAATACTAGATGGTTCACAATACAGGAAACAAATCATGGTTAACGCGAGTATTTTCATCAACCGTGGACTGCTTGCTATAGCCCACTCTCATGCCCTGCACTTCGTTACAACGTCCTACGCCAAGCACAAAGCTCTCGGGGAGTTCTACGGGGAACTGGAGGACTTGCTGGACACGTTTACCGAAGCATACATCGGTGCGGGTGGCCAGTACGTTCCGTCGTTTGAGAACATCAAGCTCTATAACCCAGACCCTATCTCCTATGTCAACAGCGTGGTGATAGACGTCGATGGCATCTACAGGCAGTGTGACTCCCACCTTCAGAACACGCTTGATGAAATCAAGACGCTGTGTTATCAGACGATCTACAAACTGAAGCAGCTGTCGTAAGTCAATACAAAATAAAGGCATATAATTTTGCTCATTATTCACCGAAAGGAAAGGACAATGAGCAAAATCTTTACCCCGACACATCGTGAAGGATGTGAGATCGCGGCCAACTACCTGCGCGGTCGCATGAACTGCGGCGCTGTCTTCATCGAGCCAAATTCGTTTGACAACAAAGAATCACCTGATGCCATCGGGTTTCGTTCAGGTGGGTGCTCTGTCCTGATGGAAGTGAAGGTGTCCCGCGCCGACTTCCTCACTGACAAGAAGAAGCCCCATCGGATGGACCCCACAACAGGAATGGGCGCATACCGCTTTTATGTCTGCCCTCAGGACGTGATCAGGGTTGAAGACCTGCCACCAAAGTGGGGGTTGTTCTACTTCACACCCCGCAAGTCCCTGATGCCAGTTCATGTGCCAGACATGCAGTACTCTTCATTGTCATCACCAGAGCATTATCAGAAGTATCTTGATGAACAGATCAAGAGAGGAAGAACCGTTACCCGGCATATGCGCAGCTACATGGAACTCCTTGACGGCTTCGCCCACTTTGAGCGCAACACTGCCGGGGAGCAGAATATCCTGTATGGGGCTTGGCGACAACTGTGTATAGCTCAAAGTCGTGGTGTAGACTATACTGTGACCGAAGTGTTCCAGAGGCCGAAGATCTAATGAAATTTCTTGACGAGCAATTTATCAACAACGTGTCACCGCGCCTTGACAAGTTCAAGTGGGAGCGCGTGGGATCGGTTGCGAACTTCCGCTGCCCCCTGTGTGGTGACTCCACGAAGTCTGCCAACAAGCGTCGTGGGTACTTCTTTTTCGACCGGGACCATGACTGCTTCCGGTTCAAGTGCCACAACTGCAACCAGATGAACGGCTGGGCGTTTGAGTTCTGGCTGAAGAAGTTTGATGAACGCTTGTCCACCGAGTACAACATGGAGAAGTTCCGTCTGCTGGGTGATTCATCTTCCAAGCCGCTCCCGGCGCTGAAGCCTTTGCCAAAGCTGACACAGACAGCCCGTATCGGTTCAATGGAGGCTAAACGCGACGAGAGCCTCCTCGGCAATATGCTCAGACTTGATCTGCTACCGCCTGACCATAAGGCTCGACAGTACGTACAGGGCAGGGGAATGCCGGAGAGCACGTTGCCCCTCCTGTATTACACCCAGCACTTCCGCCAGGATCTACTCCAGTTCGAAACGAACCCTGAGAAGCAGCTGAAAATCCCCGATGACGAGCGCCTGGTAATCCCATTCTGGACTCAGGATGGTCGCATGAAGGTCGTTCAGGGGCGTGCATTTGAAGTGCGTGATGGTGTGCTCCGGTATTCTACTGTCAAGCCCCGCGATGAAGACACGAAGGTGTATGGTGAAGACCGGGTGAACATTCACAAGACCAAGCTGGTCGTGGAAGGTCCGATTGACAGTCTGTTCCTACCCAACTGTCTTGCATCAGCTGATGCGGATTTGCTGAGCGTGAAGGGAGACATCTATATCCCTGACAACCAGTACCGAAACCCTCAAGTGTGCGACGGTATTCAGAAGATGATAGATAAAGGTGTCAAGGTCGTCCTCTTCCCACCGAACATTCCGTGGAAGGACATCAACGATATGGTTATGCCTTCGAAGGGTAACATGGCCATACGAGACCTCCTGAAGCTGATTGCTCAGAACGTCTACCAGGGTATGGCCGCATCATTACAATTTGCCGAACTGAGGAAAGTACGATGACTCTAGAAGAACTGAACAAGCTGGACGACAGTGAGATCCAGCGCGGGTATGAGATGTCCCGCAAGGGGTATGCCCTGTCTGGCGATGAATCCCCGAGTTTCATCCACGGCTGGAAGAATGGTCAGGTAGACTTTCATGGGGTTCCCATCAGTGCTGAGCAGGCCGAATTGGCTCGCGAGTTTGTAAGATTTCGTCCGAGCTAAAACTTTTTACTTCACATCACCTTCCCTCCAGGCCTCGTCGAATGAGGCCTTTTAAAATACTTCAAAAATATTTTAAAAAATTATTGAAAAAGACTTTACTCTTCAATAATGGTGCCCTATTATAGTTCACATAGGGCGGCAACACACCGCCGAATGAAAAGTGAAACGAACCAACTACATTATGAGGAATTACATCATGGCTACTACCAAAACTCTGATCACCAACGGCACCATCTCTTTCGAACTGAACACCGAAGTTGCTAAAGTTGAAATGTTCCGCATCGCTCAGGCAGCTGGCTTCACTGGTGGCAAGACTTCCTTCATGAACCTGCTGAACGGTAAAGTGAAAGCGACTAACGGCTTCACCCTGGTAGAGCAGGTTGTGGTTGACAAAGCTGTGGTTTCTAAGACTGCCGACAAAGTTGGCATGCTGAAAGACCTGGGCCACGACATCCACGTTGTCGAAGCGAACACCGAAACTTACGGCACCATCGTAGTCGGCAAAGGTCGCATCCAGCTGAACCCGCTGAACAACGGTTCCTTCTCTGTGATGGTCTTCCCTAAGAAGGGCTACGACAACACCGACATCGTGAAAGCTGCTGGTGGCGAAGCAAAAGCTCAGTACGTCAAAATGGGTAAACTGACCGCCAAAGACGTTCAGACCCTGGTAAGCAAACTGGCTTAATCGAAAGGGGAGGAAACTCCCCTCCTTATTCAGATTTTTGGTAGGAGGTCATGATGACCGCATACGAAATGTGCATCAACAATATCGCGTTCACTTTGTTCAACCGGAACCCGAACATGGTGAACTCAAGCTCCCCGAGCGCGTTCGATTTCTCCCTCGGGCTGGCAGTAGGCTTCTGTAAGGACGCCCAGGAAGTAGTGATGGACATCGCCTCTGCTGTCGCTAAACTCCAGAGGGAGGAAGTAGCATGAGCCGTGTGGTCATTCAAGCCTCTTCAGGCGCTCTCTGGGTTGCCGACCGCATTCCGAACAAAGTCTTCCCTCAGTTCCAAGAGGAACTCGAGCAGGCGATGTTAGCAGTCCTGGAAAAATACGGGTACGACACTGAAGTTCGTACGTCCTTCAACGAAGTCATGCCTGTGGTGGTAGCAAGATGAAAATGGCTAACATTGAATTGATCAGGCAGGCTAAATGGGATTTGAAAGTATCGTTAGGACACGATGACTGGCTTGTATTGATGAATGTCGAAGGGCGAGACATCAAGATGGGGCGTTCTGGGGTTCTGTTAACATACCATCAAACCACCAAACGCTGGTCGGCTCATATCGTCGGGATCCCTCTAGAGTTGAGATCCGAACCTTCGGCAGCAGAAGCATATATCCGACTTCGCCATATGGTCGAGAAAATATCGCACTTCTTATCTGGAATGTAATCTCAAGTAGTTCACTTTCACTTTAAATACCTTCGCATTCATTGCGGAGGTATTTTCTTATGGCCATTCTAAAACTTGGCAACCGTGGCACTGAAGTGAAGGCACTTCAGGATAGCCTCAACAAAATCGGCTTCACTCTCGTCGCTGACGGCATCTTTGGTAAGGCAACAGAGAACGCTGTGAAGACTGTTCAGGCGGGTGCGGGGCTTGTCATTGATGGTATCGTGGGTCCAAAGACCTCCTATGCCATTCGCAACGCCGGGGAAGCGCATCAGGATCACCTGACTGAGGCCGACCTTATCGAGGCGGCCAATCAGCTGGGTGTCGACCTCGCTTCTGTGAAGGCGGTCAACCAGGTCGAATCCCGTGGCACGGGCTTCACCAAGTCAGGCAAGATAAAAACGTTGTTCGAACGTCACATCATGTACAAAAAACTGATGGCGAAGTTCGGTCAGGCTCGGGCGAATGCCATGGGTCAGATGTATCCAACATTGGTCAGTCCGGCTGCGGGCGGGTACACGGGCGGCGACGCAGAACTGGATCGACTCCATGCGGCCATCAACATCGATGAGGATTGTGCGTACGAGAGCGCCTCTTACGGCCTCTTCCAGATCATGGGCTTCAACTGCCAGGTCTGTGGGTATGCCAACGCCAAGGAGATGTTCAATGACTTCCTGACAGGCGAACGCGCTCATCTGTTGGCATTCGTGAAGTTCATCAAGGCCGATGCCAAGCTCTGGCAGGCTCTGAAAGACAAGAACTGGGCGGAGTTTGCGCGGCGCTACAATGGCCCAGCATACGCCAAGAACCAGTACGACACGAAGCTCGCAGCGGCATACAAAAGCTTCAGTTAACTCAAAGGCCGGAAACGGCCTTTTTCTTTATCCAAGCCTCGGGTATGCTGGGTGTGTCGCCTTAATTAAAGGTGATGACACCCCTTAGATATAGGAAGGTTCCCATGCAATCTGCCACCAAAGTTGTAAGTATGAAGCCAGCGGGCAAAACCAAGTCAGCACGTCGGAAAGAAACTGTCCAGAAAGAAGATGACTGGATGAAGTTCTCCAAAGGTGACTTCAGAATCGCTCCGTTCAATGGCCTCTCAGAGAATCAGAACCTCGCTTATCAATCTGCTCTTGAAGAAAACCTCACCATCGCAATCGGTCCTGCTGGTACAGGTAAATCATACTGTGGTGCCTCAGCCGCCGCCAAGCTCCTGATCGATAAAGTCGTCAGCAAGATCGTCATCACGCGCTCTCCGCTGCCAACAGGCCAGACTGCAGGCTTCCGCCCCGGTGATACATACGAAAAGCTGATGCCATATCTGATGCCCCTGATTCAGACTCTGAAGAAGGTGCTGAAGACAGATACGGGCAGCGACGGGTTCTTCAACTATCTGTGGGAGAAGCGGATCATTGAGATCCAGGATCTGGAGACCATCAAGGGTATGACCTTTGATGACACCTTCCTGATCATTGAAGAAGCCCAGGAATGCGATATGGAGCAGCTGAAGAACCTGCTGACCCGTGCTTCCGATTCGACTTACATCTTTGTCAACGGTGACATCAAACAGCCCAACAAGCGCCTGCGTGACAGTGCTCTTGAGAAGTACGTTCAGTCCTTCCGTGACTTCAACACCAAGCTGGAGGCCGGAACCCTGAAGATCGATGGTGTTGGCGTCGGTGATGAATATCCTGAATGGGTTCAGCCGTTCAGCATCATCGAGTTCGACAAGTCTGATCGCAACGGGCGCGGCGACTTCACCCGCCTGATGCTGGAAGTCAACGATCTGTACGACATTTAAGTAACTCATCAACACTCCCCGCCGCCTTCAATCTACGAGGGCGGCGTATAATAAAACCTGCTTATAACACAAACCGAGGATCGCTATGATTAACGTCATTAAGCGGGACGGATCTTCTGTCCCCTTTGATATTGAAAGACTCCACACTGTCGTAGACCGTGCGTGTGATGGTCTGCCTGGGGTATCAATGTCAGAGGTGATTGCTGCATCGAAGATCCAGTTCACCGATAACATGAGAACAGATCGCATTCAGGATATCCTCATCCAGGCTGCGGCTTCACTGATCTCCGTAGACAAACCCAATTACCAGTATGTGGCTGCTCGTCTGAAGTCATATGATCTGCGTAAGAGCGCCTATGGCCAGTACAAGCCGCCTCACCTGCTGGATATCTTCGCCAAGAACATCAAACAGCGCGTGTATGATCGTGAGTTCCTTGATCTCTACACTACCGAAGAGTTCAACGAGCTGAACGATGTTATCAACCACAAACGTGACAAGAACTTCACCTGGGCGGCCATGGGCCAGCTGACAGAGAAGTATCTGCTGCGTGACCGTTCCAAGAAGGACAGCAAGATCTTCTATGAAACCCCACAGGTCATGTACATGGGCATCGCCATGGCGTTGTTCTCCAACTGGGACAAAGACAGCCGCCTGGATATGGTGAAGAAGTTCTATGAATATGCCAGCACAGGCAAGTTCAGTCTTCCAACCCCGATCATGGCAGGCGTTCGTACGCCAACCCGTCAGTTCAGTTCCTGTGTGTTGATCAAAACTGGTGACACCCTGGATTCTATCAACGCAACAGCCAAGACCATCGTTGACTATGTGTCCAAACGTGCGGGTATCGGCTTCGACATCGGGGCTATCCGTGGGATTGGCAGTCCTATTCGCGGCGGAGAGATGGTTCACACAGGCCTGATCCCGTTCATCAAGTACCTCACTGGGGCGCTGAAGTCGTGCTCTCAGGGCGGCATTCGTGGTGGTGCAGCAACAGCTTATATCCCTCTGTGGCATTACCAGTTCGATGACGTCGTTGTTCTGAAGAACAACCGTGGTACTGAAGAGAACCGCGAACGTCGTATCGACTACGGTATTCAGATCAATCGTGTAATGTTTGAGCGCCTGGTTGCCAAGCAGCCTCTGTATCTGTTCGACCCGAAAGACAACCGCGAAATGTACGAAGCATACTTCGCCGACGTTGACAAGTTCCGTACTCTGTATGAGAACATGATCAAGGCCGCCGATGCTGGTCTGGTGCGTTCTAAGAAGCTGCAGGCTGAAGAAGTGTTCCAGATGCTGTTAGACCAGCGTTCAGACACAGGCCGCATCTATATCGCATTTGTCGATCACATGAATGAATACAGCCCATTCAACCTCGACACCATCTACAGCTCCAACCTGTGTCTTGAAATCGCCCTGCCGACCCGTGAGTTTGAGCAGTACAACGATGAAAACGGGCGCGTGGCTCTGTGTACCCTGGCTTCCTTTAACCTGACGGCGTTCGAAGACCCGACTGAGATGGAAGACGTGGCGTTCGTGTTGGTGTCTGCGCTGGACATGCTGTTGGAATATCAAGACTATCCGGCAATCCAGGCTCGTAAAGCTGTTGAAGACTATCGCCCTCTGGGTGTTGGTATCGTGAACGTGGCTCACTTCCTGGCCAAGAACTTCACGGGGTACGGCTCACCAGCTGGTCTCGAGATGTTGGATGCGTGGATGGCGCACCTACACTACTATCTGGTCAAGGCATCCAACCGTCTGGCGATGAAGTTCGGTGCATGCAAACGTGCGACCATTCATGGTATGGGTCAGGTGACTGCCGATCTTCAGCCGCTTCCACTTGATATCCTGCCGAATGGTAAGAAGCCGGAAGGCATGGCATACGGTCTGGATTGGGAAGAACTGAAGGATGATCTGAAGACCTATGGTATCCGCAACGCCACCCTGCTGGCAGTAGCCCCTACCGAAAGCTCCTCACAAGTCCTCAACGCAACGAACGGCATTGAGCCGCCGAAGGGCTTGGTAAGCATTAAGGGTAGCAAGGACGGCACTTACAAGCAGGTTGTTCCGGATGTAGAGACCCTTGGACCGCTGTATGACCTGAAGTGGGACCTGGAATGCATCGAGTACCTGAAGACCGCTGCTGTTATTCAGCGCTGGGTTGACCAGGCCATCAGCACCAACACCTGGTATGACCCAGAGAAGTTCCCGGGTGGCAAAATTCCTCGTGCCAAGATGATGCAGGATATCCTGTCCTTCTATATGTGGGGCGGCAAGACTCTGTATTACAACACGAACAAGGACGCCAAGGAAGACGAAGAGCTGAAACAGGCTGAAGAAGTTTGTGACACCTGTGTTGTCTGAGTTGGTCTAAACCTGCTACCGTTATATCATCAGGGGTGAGAGATCACCCCTTATTCATCAGGAAAGAAACATGAGCGAACAGAAACAATTCTCCGTATTCGACCCAAGCTCTGACAACACTGGCCTGCCGTTCTTCGGCGATCCGGTGAGCATTCAGCGCTATGACATCGTAGCTTGGCCATTCGTACAGAAGTGGTATGAGAAAGGCCTCAGCCAGTTCTGGCGTCCGGAAGAAGTAGACATCACTAAGGACAAGGCCGACTATGCAACACTCACACCTGCTGAAAAGCGCATCTATGAAAGCAACCTGAAGCGCCAGACCATGCTGGATTCTATCCAGGGCGCGGCTCCGTTCGAGGCGTTTGGTCCATGGGCGTCTACCCCTGAAATGCAGTTCGCCGTCCTTGAGTGGACACGTCAAGAAGCCATTCACTCCCTGTCGTACACCCACATCCTGCGAAACACTGTGAACGATCCTGGTATCGTGTTTGACCACGTGTTAGACGTTGCAGAGATCGTGGACTGCGCTCATCAGATTAGTACTCACTATGACGATATGGTTCGTTACAGTGGTATGCGTATGGCTGGTCGCGCCTTTACTCGTGAAGACATTATGAATGCCAAACGCGCATTCTGGCGTGCTCTGTTTGCTGCCAACACACTGGAAGGCATCCGCTTCTACGTGTCCTTTGCATGCTCTTGGGCGTTCACGCAGTTCCAGAAGAAGATGGAAGGCAACGCTAAAATCATCCGCCAGATCGCCCGTGATGAGCAAGACCACTTGATCCTTACCCAGACTCTGCTGAACCGCCTGCCTGGTATGGACCCTGACTTCGAAATCATCCGTGAGGAACTGCGTGGTGAGATGACCCAGATGTTCTTGGACGTGGGTAATCAGGAGAAGCAATGGGCTGACTATCTGTTCCAGGACGGCTCCATGCTTGGCCTGAACGCGAAGATCCTACACCATATGGTAGACTGGTTGCTCACCCACCGCATGGGCGCTATCGGACACCCATATCCTGGGGAACCACGTAAGGAATGCCCAGTGCCATGGATCAACGAGTGGCTAAATAATAAGACAATGCAGTACGCGTTGCAGGAAGCGGAAGCTCCTGATTATCTGATGGGTGTACTGACTGGTTCAGTATCCGACGGTCTCAAATTCGCTTAAAGGTGAGAAATGATTACGATCTACTCTAAACAAGGTTGCGCGCAGTGTGTTACAGCTGAAAATCTGTGCAAGATGAAAGGGCTGGACCACAAGATTCTGAAGCTGGACAAGGATTATCAGCTGGAAGAACTTCAGAAGTTGACGGGTAAGCAGCGCATGTCGATGCCTGTTATCGTCCTCGCTGACCAGACCGTGACCGACGTTAGTGGACTCGCCGCCAGCCTCAAACGCTGATCTGCCAAAGCCCCTCAATGAGGGGCTTTACTTTTGAAACACCCTCCCCTATACTTCCCAGTAATTCATTGGCATTCGCCACAAATTGAACAGCAGGAACTACACCATGACAGACTCCGAAGTCTACAATGCCTCAATGACTTATCACGCCAAAGTTGCCAAGAAAGGCTGTGCTGCCGACAAAGCCTACTGGGTGGGGGAACTCCGTGCCCTTCGTGCGGCGGTTAACTACCAAATTATCATGAACCACGACAACAAAGGGGAAGACCGAGAGGAATTGAAGGTTGCTCGTGAACGTCTTCGCTTTGGCCTGTCCAAAGCCCTTGAATATGTGAAATAAGGAACTATATCATGACAAACAAAGTACTCACCAACCCACTGCACAACTTCGGTTACATTCAGCTCCCTCTGGTGATCGACACCCTGTACGCCGACGACAAAGAAGAGATCTGCTGGTCACCCACCGCACTGATTGAACGCGAAATCTTCAAGTCTGTGGTTGATGTCATGTTCCGTATCGGTCTCAATGGACCTCTGGTCTACCTCGGCAAAGTGACTGAACTAAAGACGAGTCACAATGAGCGCTTCCTGCGCATCGATACCACCGGGTGCTCGCAGAAAGATTTTGGCATTCTGCGCGAATACGTTCTGATTAATCGACCTGTATGTCAGCACCGCCCGTACCTGACGTCAATGCACATAGACAATTTCATCACCGACGTTCACCTCCGCGCCGAAACCCTCCACGAAGAGGAAACAGGCCGCGCTGTCGACACTGTCTTAAATATGGTTGTGATCACCCTCGCGGAGTAACCATCATGAACTATCCTCTTGACGCGAAGTTTATTCTTCCAAGATCAGAATTGAACACTTTCCGTGTTCTGCACCAACTCTTGGCCGCCGGGGAAACAATCCCAGTGTACGAGGGTGGGAAGAAAGTTGGGAAGGGAGTCTCATGTGCGATTGATGACAGTGAATACTGGGCATTTGATTTCAATCGCACGGAGAATTTCAAGCCAAGAGAATCGTCAATGATGATGAGGTTCATGATTGACAAGCCAGTCGATCTTCAGAAATATGACCTGTTCTTAGAACCAGTCGCACACGAATTCCGGGAGGATGGCGTGAAGTACAGATTTGCGTTGTTGGTGGGTTTCAAAATGACTATCGTCCTGAAGCCTATGTTCACACCACCCAACGCCAGTTAATCAGTTCGTCCGCTTCAACCAGACTGTGTCTGTTATCGGCTCTGGGTTGTTGACCACATAGAATCTGATGGTCACGCCCAGAGAATGATAATCATCTGACAGGGACACGCTCACATCATCCACCTCTGCTCGAGGCTCATACAGGGCAATGGCGTCCTCTACTTTCTTCGCCACGTCCACCTGAATCGTCGGGTTCGTGTTCTCACCCAGAAGACCGTAAAGCCCTGCACCGATACCAGGATATGTCGGCCAGTCACCAACAGCGGACATCGTGATATTCCTCACGGATTGAAGCACAGCATACACCCCAGACTTCATGGTGACGTCCTTGGTGACCGGGTGCATCCCAAACTTCAGATCGACATCTTTGTACTCTTTCATTTACACACCCCCTGAGGATGCCTAGAAGGAGCAGAGAGACGTGCTGCCTCTCTGCCGCTAAACTATACCAGGTTATTCCCCTGAGGAGAAATTACCACCATTGTCTTTTAGCTCTGCCTTGATATCTATCTCACCCGGACCCGTAGGGCTGGCCGGGGTTGCACCCGACAGAGAAGAAGCACGACCAGCACCTTCAGCATATATGATGTTGCCGTTGATTGTCTGTGCCACCGTCAGTTTATCGGCGATGATCTCTGTGACCAGCAGCTTAGGAACTTTCAGAACACCGCCAACTTCAAGAGTCTCACAGATGATACGCAAGATCTTCTGTGCCTGCATTTCGACCAGATCGCTGAACTTTAATAGCGCCGTGCCTGCAACCACATTTGAGTAATTGCTGGAGTGCAGGTGATAGACTTCACCGTTCTTGCGCTGCACCTCAGTCCCTTTGATAGTCAGGTTGTGATCGCCGCCAACATAATAGCGTTTGTTGAACATAGTCAGGTCATAGTGGTCTTTGACCGACTTGTTGACAACATCCCCGTCCGGCAGCATCTGCTTGTACGAGCCTGACATGTGCATCCAGTGGAGACGTTCACCACCAGGAGTGTCGTCCACTTCCATGATGTGCCCCGCACGTGAAGCCATGACATTGTTGTACGGATATTTGGAACCACCCGCTGCCGGAACCATAGTCTCGCCAGTGTTGTCAATATCCTGCACACGCCCGGAAGGAGGCGGAGTCGTCTGCTCTTTTGGAGTACGGTCTGGGATAGGTTCAGACCACTTCCCGTTCTGTTGTGCTGGGGCTGCTGCGGTAGTGTTAGTCGGACCCGGCCAGCGGTAGCCCAGAACTGAAGATCGGCTGAAACGGCTCACCTTCACGGAGTCAGACTGGTTGCCACCAAGACACCACACATAGTTGGCATCGAACTTCTGTACAAACGCCACGTGACCGAACGTAGGGTTGTTCCCGCGCCGGAACACTACGATAGCGCCATATTGTGGTCCTGACAGTGGACTACCCCATGTCAGGTATGATCGGGCAAGAGCAGAGCGCGTAGACGTAAATCCGGCCTTGAGCATAACCCAACCGACGAACGCCGCACACCATGACACCTCATCTTCAGATGCGCCGAGGGAGGTGGTCTTGTGGTACTCAACGATTCGTGGGTTGTTATTGAACTTGCCAGCGTACTCTTTGACACCCAATTCACCACGAGCGATAGTCATCCATTTTTCAGGATCATATCCACCAACAGGAGGCTGGGGGTCCGGTGGCGGTGTGTCTTCTTCCTTCACAGGCACGTCCGTCACAGCATTGTACGCCTGACGTTCGACAGATTGCACAACCTGCCCCAGAGCCAGCGGGTTTGTGTCTGCCCCATCGGTAGGAGAAGCCCCCGGCCATGTCCAAGTGATACGCAGATTCTGATACGCATCGTCCAGGGCGAACCCCATGACCTCAGTGCCAACGATAATACCAGTCGGTGACCAGCCTAAACCAGCCGAGGAGGCATTCGATGCAGGCATTAACACCTTCGCCCATGGGAGTTTATCGGTAGGCAGGAGGACTGGATCGTCTGTGTGTACGCCATAGATGCGGACGGCCACGCGCCCGTTTTGGTCCGGATCGTTGACGTCTTCAACCGTGCCATAAAACCATTTCATTTTGTCTAACATGTTGTGTTCCAGTTGTCAAACAAGGATTTGAAGGTATTTATGCGCAACGGATTTTGCCTTATATACTATAGGAAGCTCTGCTTCCGTTCCGTTATTGTCTTATTCGATCCTATTCGCTTCGCTCATCAGACCGCCTTATGCAGGCAGCACCATTCCAATGCCATGGAGGCATAAGAGCGAGGCAATAACTGTACACCTCAGAACATCCCTTGAAAAATGGTTTTTAATTGACAATCTGATTCAAAACCAGAGACCGCCAATTGTTAACTCAGGAACACGCCTATTATAACAATTTCGGGTAAAGAGGAGCGGCATTAACCTGTTTTACAGTTAAGCCAATAAAAACCCCGCTTATGCGGGGTTCTTCTTAGATAACCTGACCCGGAGGGCTTCGGTTAACAAGTCAAGGTGCCATGGCATCGACTCGTTGATTTCGAATATGTTATAGCCGTGTAACTTCAATTCATCACACATCACGAAGTAGGATAGCAAATCAGTTTCAAACATTAGATGAAAATTTCATTAATGCTGTTGAACTCGATCGGGTGTTCTTTACCACATTTTGGACACTTGATCTTGTTCTTGTAGTGGATGCGAGGAATCTTATGGAAGAAGTTCTTGGTGATATCCTCGATGACATCTGATTCGAGGTTATCTTTCACCCATTCGATAAACGCTTCTTTGACACGACGGCGCTCGATAGCATCTTCCGGCTTGATACCCGGTTCATCAGGGTTCTCAACACTCCACACCTGGCCGTCGTCATCGTACAAGCAGTCGATAAAGGTGGCCAGCATTTGCTCAACACTTGCCGATTCGGACAGCGCGGTGGCATCAGCGAAGGACGGCTGGCGCATCTTCAGGTGATAACCACCAGGCAGGTCGAAGACCTCTTTGAACCCTTCCTTTGCCACGCATTTCACGTTCAAGAGGGGGATCGGCAGAGTCAGTTCTTGCCCACACGGAACCATTTCTTTTCTGGATTCGCCATCACCGAGGTCGGTTGTTTCTTCGATAGGGTTATTGCACTTGTAACGAATCTTCATCAGCTCGCCAATAGCGATACTGCGCATGCGGATGAACACTTCTTCAACCACACCGATGGGTAATTTGTTGAACGGTGCTCCAGCTTCAACACAATCTGCAAACAGGCTCTCCATGATCTCGGCGCGTTCGGCTACCGGAGTGTTTGGATCTGCCACCTGCAGCATGAGGGTTTGTTGCCCGGCAGTGAAAGCGCGGTATTTGATAACACTCGGCCAAAAATCACTTTTGAACGTCTTTTCCGTTCTGGGCAATGAAGGCAATTTCATAATATGTCTCCACAGTATAGTTGTACAGATATTTATAACGAGGAATGAAAATGCGCGGATTTTGTTTTAGTGAAATCGGCAAGGAATTGTCGATACAATATCCAGATCCCAACACAGACTTCTTTATTTTCTTGACGGATTATGCTCAGAAAGAGAATATCGAATATGTGGCGATGAAGCACGAAGATTATAAGTTCTGTCGACTGGGCGTCAAAGATCTGCTGCGTTATGGTCTGAATGTAATCATCGTCGACCCATTGTACAGCCCTATCGATGATGAGGAAGTTTTGCCCGTGTATGTCCACCGCAACATCAATACATTGGACAAACATTATCCAGAATGTATTGTCATCGGCGAACTCATCTCTTATTATCATCGTGGGCGAAAGCTGGAACAGATTAAAAGTTATTTTCAAGAGGGTGTTGGTCAATATAAGATGAATGCCCTCAGTAGTGGATGGAGGGTGCTGTCTTCAGCAGGCGGTGCCGACTATATTAAGATGCGTGTCTACCAATATGTTGTGGAGCGCGATTATGAACTGGAGAAAAGTAATGCAAAACGAAAAACCCGTTGAACGTGCTCCGATTGAGGAAGTACAGCAACACGTTCTGGACCTGATGAAACATACAGTTTCTGACGCCGAAGGTAAAGTGCCGGATGAGTTCATCGGCGCGTTCGATCAGGTAGCTTTCGATACCGAGGGAGTTCCTTTGATCCAGACGATCGCTGGTATGGTGATGTTCGATCCAGAGGCGGCAGAAAACGGCGCGGTCATCTATTCGGCTAACATCGGCGTGGATGGTGAATCACTGTCGCTGGAAGTTAGCAACATTGCCAAGTATATGTTGAAATGTGGCTATGATCTGCGGGTTGTGTCAGCTCATTACATCGACCCCCAGGGGCAGATTTCTTATGGCGAGGAAGCGCGTAAAGTGAAACGCCATATTGACACCACCGTGATCCTCCAGAGCATCCAGCAGATGCAGAAGAACCTGGACCATCCAGGCCTGATCCTGCCTGAAGGTAAAATCATCACCCGTTAATCCGGCGTAAATAGCCCATACACCAATGAAACTTCGTTATGGGCTATTTACATGAAATATTGCGGAATTGACTACTCATACGGTTGCCCGTCCATCTGTATCTGGGACGACAAAGACCCTCTTGATTTTGACCACCTGAACTTCTACGCGTATTACACCGTGGAGAAGTACTGCAGCCAAATTCGCCAGAACATCCTGATCCTCAAGCAACCGAAGTGGGAGACGCCAGAAGAGCGCTTCTACAACATTTGCAAATGGGCTGAGGCTGTACTGCTGACTGAGAAGCCTGATGTCATTACCCTCGAAGGGTATGCCATGGGGAACTCAAAGAACTCCAACAATATCTGTCAGACCGCAGAGAACACTTCTCTTTTGAAGCAAGCCCTGCGCCGGAACAATTTCGACTTCCAGATCGTCACGCCGACACATGTGAAAAAGATGTTCACGGACAAGGGCAACGCGGATAAACTCGCCATGATCTCCCACTTCGAGTCGCTGTTCAATGTTAATATGCGCGGTATAATGGACATGTTGGAAGTTAAGGATCCCAAGCCAATCGATGACCTCGTGGATTCGTTTGCAATCATGTCTTGCGGCTCTTACTTCATTGAGAATAATCCAGACTTCAACAGAGGTGTATGATGGTCGATTACTGGTTGTTGGCGAACTTTTTGACGTTCGCCTTGTTGTTGGTGGTTGTGTTGGTCTGGGTGAAGACATTCTTCACTCTGGTTCACGCATATGTGTACCAGATCAACTTCTACACGTTGTCGCCTCATCGTGACACGAACGTGCGTGCTGATCAACAGGCAGAGGCCATCCTCTCCTATCAGTTCATTCAGATCCGTGACAAAATGATCAAACGCATCGTGTTTTCTACAGTGGCGCTGCTGGTTATCATTATGGTTCGTTTTGTGCTGACAACTGTGGGGGTGTTCCATGCCGCTGTATGATTATCAATGCAAAGGCTGTGGCAACGAGATGACATTGCGTAAATCTATCGCTGATCGCCACAAGCCTGAATCCAACCCTTGCACTGAGTGTGGAGGGGAGATTAAAATGGTGGTGGGTGCTCCTAAGATCGTGTCTGGGGTTAAGGGACCACAGTCTGCGCCGGACGGTTTCAAGGACGTTCTGCGCACGATCAAGAAGGGTTCTGGCAAGGAGAACACGATCGATGTCTGACGATAAATCACCCGCCCAGGTGCTGACCGCAGACTCCTTCTCAGAAGCCGTTCTGCTCCGCGCCGCCCGTACCAGGGAAACAATCCTTGAGACCCTCGTCGCCGTCTGTGAAGAAAACGACATAGACGAAACGAAGGTCAGAAAAATGATCACAGCACCTCTTCTGTCCCGACTGACAGCTGAGTGCTCCGATGCACGTCTGATAAAAGATGTGCTGAAATCGAAGAAATTAGTGTAGGCATATTATGAGCAAAGAATCAATTTACAGTGCAATGAAAGTCCAAGAGTTCCTGCCAGGCTCAATGCGCTGGCGCGTGGGTAGTCTGAACGAAAACGCCGACAACACGGATCGTATTCGTTATGTCACCCCTGATGGTCGCTCATATGTGGTTGAGTACCATACGCACGATGAGGGCAAAAAGACGTTCTCAGACGTGTATGACATTATTGAAATTGACCCAGCGAATCAAGTGCTTAAGGGTTAATTCAATGTAGTATCGGGGTATAATTACCCCGCTTGAAACAAACTGAAAATACATGCAACAGAATAGCCCCGAGGGGCGGAAACAGAGGAATTAAGAAATGGGTAATTTATTCGATCGTCTGAAACAGTCCCGTGGCCAGCAGACCGACGCGATGCAAGCGCGTCTGGCTCAGCAAGGTCAGAAGTCTGGTTTCCAGAAGGATCCTCGCATCTGGAAATGGACGTGGAACAAAGATGGTATCTCTCAGAACACCATCCGCTTCCTGCCAGTTCCGCTGGTAGACCTCAAGGCACAGGAAGAAGGTACGATCGATAAAGATCAGATCCTGACCCCTTGCGCCATGATCATGAAGCACCAGTTCCAGGGCGCTGGTGGTTGGTACATTGAGAACTCACCTCAGACGTTCGGCAACGACGATCCGGTGCGTGACCATGACCGTCCGCTGTGGGCGCAACAGAAAGAAACGAACGACGAAAAGCTGAAGGACGTGCTGAAGAAACGTCTGCCGGACACCAAATACTACGCCAACATCCTGGTGATCGAAGATGTCAACGTACCGGAAAACAACGGCAAGGTCTTCCTGCTGGAGTTTGGTAACGCCATCAAGAAAATCCTGGACCAGGCGCAGAATCCTAAGTTCCCAACCGACCCTAAATTCGACCCGTTCGATCTGTGGGAAGGTGCGAACCTGAACCTCAAGCTCTTCGGCGAGCAGAAGAAGTTCGGGAACTGGGAAGGTCTGGTGGCCAACTTCTCCAACGTCAGCTGGGCTGCTCCGGCTCCACTGAGCGAAGACGAAGCCTACATGGAAGACGTTTGGTCTCGTGAACACAGCCTGTTTGAGTTCTTCAATCCGGCGAACTTCAAGAGCTACGAAGATCTGGAAAAACGTCTGCGCAAAGTGCTGGCAATCCCTGACGGCCAGCCTCTGGTTGAAGGTGGTGCGGCCACTATGGCCCATGCCCCTACCAACCAGGCTCCGGCTCAACAGTCTGTCAATCAGCAGCCAACTGCTCAAGACAGCCTGAACCAACAGCAGGCTCAGCCGTCCCAGGCCGCTGTGAACAATCCGGGTGCTCAACCGAACCCGAAAGAAACTGGTTCAATTGAAGAATTCGAGCAGTTCCTGAAAAACAACTAAACCACAAAGCCCTCTTCGGAGGGCTTTCTCTGAGGCATCTATACCATGAAAACTTTGTTCTTGTCTGTTCTTCGACAACTGATCTTCTTATTGTTGGTCTCATCTCTTCTATCCGCTATCGCACCATTGGGAATAACGCCTTTCCCGACAGTCGCAGTAGCAGTTACTTGTCTGAATATTATTCTGCTGATAGTTCTGTCTTTTCTCTATCTCTGCGTTTCTTCCCATGCCAAGACCGACCCGAGCGCGTTGTTGAAGATGACAGAGTTGGGGAAGCCGTACAAATGGGTTGCAAGAACTGTGAAGGCGATCATCATTTTCATTCTGCTTGCTTGGGCAGGTTACACCTTCTTGGCGGTGTCCCATGCTGTTGTGATTCTGTTGTATCGCATAGTGGAGTACGGAACTAGACAAGAATACAAGAAGTATTCAGAAGACAAAGCCCCGTGAGGGGCTTTTTATTTGCCCATGACGTCCTGGAGGATACCCAGCAGGCTGGTCTTTTCAGCTGCAGTCAGGTTATCATTCCCCATGATGTCACGAGAGATGCCGATAGAGATGCGCTCGAAGTCCTGCAGGCTGATGCCAGCCAGATTGTTTACCAGTTGATCCAGCTGCTTGTACGCCAGGAGCGCTTCCCCTGTGAAGTTGCCTTCCTTCACCTTGCGATAAAGTTGCCCGGCTTTTGAGGCCGCAGTTTCCCAATCTCCACTGGCAAGAGCGTCAGTAATCCCAAGAGGAAGAAAATCGCTGGCAAGGCTGCGTGTTTCATACTCAGTCTCCGATAACACTTTGTTGTAAGAGAATGTGATGTTGTATTGGTTGAACTGATCTGTTGCACCCTTGTCAAGGTCAATCGTGCTGAAGTTGATCGGATGCGCCTCCACGATGTACACCCGGTGCACAACCTGGTCTTCTGTATCCATCTGCTCGATACAGATGTCAGTCACGAAGTCTTCGTAATAACCCATCTTAGTTGTGTACGGATCAAAGATCAGATTCTTCCATTTGTCCATGACCGACTTCTCATAGTAGTCGTTGGCAATGAGGAATGTTAGATCCAGATCGACGTTGGACTTGTTGTTTGGCATCTTGATGTGGTTGCCGTTGTTGTTCATTGGGGTGGTGTCGACGCCGACCCCCGGCAGACCTGCGACCATACACATCATCTGAAGGGAACGCGCCGTCTGGTTTGTCCCTCCAAAGAAAGCGTTTACAATACGGGCTGACTCCTTAAACAAGTCGCCAAACGATGATGAACTTGATTTGTAAGCATCCCCGTCATTGCTCAGGGTGGCGTTTGAATCGAACACGCCCGGTGGCAGGGGGATGGTGACGCGGAAACGGTTCTTCCGCGATATCCCGCGCTGCAACAATTGGGTGATGAAATTGCGATAGTCTTCCACGATGAGGACTCCACTTAAATATGATAACTGTTGTTATTTATAGGAGTTGACAAATGGCAAAGAACACAGCTGGCGAAGAAGATCCGTTGCTGTTCCCGGCCGAGATGGACGCCCCCGAGTTGGTGAAGCGTTACATCCGCAAGTACCGTCAACACTTCGGTCCAGAGGCGAAGCGCAACATCCGCCGTTCGCACGTGTGGTTCATGGAACGTGTGTCCAAGGATGCAAACCTGTCGCCAAACCACATGAAGCAGGCGTTCGCTGATCACAAGCGCCCGGTACAGGGTGTGCGGTACATGATCGGGCGTATGTTCTATTTCAAATACGATGCGCTGACGAAGAATGAACTGCCGTACTGGGACATGTATCCACTGGTGTTCTTCTTCAACTTTGCGAAGGGCGACGGCATTAACTTCGGGGAGAGGGGTGTGACCTATCTCTGGGGACTCAACATGCACTACCTGCCACCGAAGCTCAGGCTGTTGGTGTTCGAGGATCTGATCAAGTTGCGCAACGAACGGGCATACCGCTCAAAGACGCGTCTGAAACTCACCTGGGATGCCCTGAAGCGCTTCGCCAACCACCCGCTGTACAATCACTGTGTGAAGCTGTACCGCGCCGATCAGTTCCGCTCTCAGCTTTATGAGATTGAGCCACAATACTGGGAAATCGTGCTCTTCATGCGCACCGCTCGCTTCCAGAAACAGAGCCAGATGTCTGTCTGGAAAGATGCCCGCCGAGTACACAAGAAATAGTTCTATAACCCGTTCCGAGTGATAATTCGCGAACGGGTAATTCCTTCAACCATGAGGCTATAACATGTCACAACTATATCGTCTGTTCGGGCTGGACTTTACACCAGCTCGCCTTGATGTGAAACTGACCACCTTCGAACCAACCGGGTTTGAAGTCGGTTGTAAACTCGGCTTCGACCGCCAGGGTAAATCTGTTCGCGAACGCAACCTGTTCGACATGCTGGGTATTGAGCCGGACAGTCCTACTGCTATGGACTTCGAAGACGAAGTCAAATACGGAAACCAAGAAGTTGCAGACTTTGTCCGCGACGTCCTGGCTGGTTATGAACATGCCAAAGCGCACATGAAGATGGCGCAAGAAGCGTGTTCCAAGTTATCACATTGCCTGTACTACCTTGGCCGCCACCGTAGTGACATCCAAATCGATTTCCCGGCCGAAGTTCTGGAGAATTTCTCTAAAACTGAGTTCTACCTGGCACAGGCCGATGGCGTGGTCATGAAATCTAGTGATGTGTTCAAACACACTGTTAACGTGTCTGGCGGGCATTTGCTGGTCGGACGCGATCAGGTTGATCTCAAGATCGATCCGGATATGGTTTATGACCAGAACACTTGTCGCGCCATCCACAACTATGTCAGCGTCATCGTTGATTCTCTGTACAGTGCCATGGAGGAAGTTATGGCCAACGAGCAGAAGGAAGAAGTTGTTCGCAAAATCCGTGATGACATTGAGAAGAAAGTGAAGCAGGGTGTCGTGGGGTACTATCTCCCAGAGGCATGTCCTGAAGTTCCGAACTTCTATCTGACCAAAGAATAATTTGTTTTCAATATCGACGTTGAAAGTTATTATTCACGCAAGTTCGCGCCCCGCTTGGCTGGGCGCTGTTTAACACGATGGTGTTAACTTCTTTTCAATAAAAAGTGGTTTACATCTATGAAAAATGCAGTATATTATGTTCTCACTACACAGTCAGAACAGCAATATGCCGCGAAGACGGTCTTAATAACGAAAGGGTTTTTATTATGTCATATATTCTTCATGTAGAATCTGGTTCTAAATTTGATCTTGAAGGTAAAGACGTCTCTGCCATCCAGGCTGAAATCAAAGAAGCTGGCCTGATCATCGGCAACGTCACCCTGCGCCGTATGGTGGAAGGTGTTCTTCAGTCCGCCAACGGCTTCGAAGTTATCGCCAGCCTGAGCGAAGAAGAGCAGGAAGAGCAAGCCGAAGCGCTGGCTCGTGCTAAAGAGCAGGCTGATTCCGAGCAAGCCCTGAAAGACGCCGAAGACGTGACCAAAGACGTCCCGGTATCTGCCGACAACACCAATGCCGACGCTGGCGGCGTGGCAGGTAGTGAAGGTGGTGAAGAAGCGGCTGAAACCGTTGACGGCGCGGCACAGGAGCCAGCTGATCCGGCGGAACCAACCGATGCCGTCAAAGATGCGGTGAATGCTGCTCTGGCTGAAGGTGATCAACCGTCCGACGCCAAAGTGGGTTCCCTGGCTTCCTCAATGCTGAAAGAAGCGGCGAAGGGTAAGACCCTCACTCCGCAGGCCGCTCTTGAAGAGCGTAAACGTCGCCACACCAAACGTGAAGAAATGGTTGAAGCGGCTCGCGCATCTACCCACGGTCCGATTCTGGCTGCTATTGAAGCAGGCGTTGTCCCAGGCGTCTTCCTGAGCTACGTGAACCCAGACATGCGCTGGTTCCAGTTCCCGGTCACCGAACTGGCCAACCCGGATAACCTGCATGCCCGCACCAACACATACGTTGATGTCGCGCCTATCGTTTCCGGCGGCTGGGGCTTCAGCCTGTACGTGAACGGCAAGTCCTTCACCAAGCGCCAGAAAATCAAAGAGACCGATGCTGAGTCTCTGGTTAAGGCGATCAATGAATGGCTGCCACAGGCGCTGGCCGAAGCGAAAGCTGCTGCTTAAATTTAAGTTCAGAAGCTGTTCAATAGATGAAGGGGCTGCTATAATAGCAGCTCCTTTTGTTTATTGGAGCAGTCTATGTCCTATTCCCTGAAGGGGCTGTTGAAGCGCCCCGTCCACACATTCTTTAAGCCGCCTGTCGTCAAGGGCATATACCCAGCACGAGGGCAACTCTATTACGTCAAAGGCTCGAATGGTAGCGGTAAATCTACCGTGCCTTCCCAGCTGGCGGAGAGGGATCCTCAGGCATATGTCGTGACCCACAACGGAAAGATTATGCTGACCGTCTGCCCTTCTTTCAATGTGGTCTGCATCGGCAAATATGACAAGTCGAAGTCCAAGGGAGTTGATTCCCTGAAGGATACTGAACAAATGCTCTTCGCCCTGAGCATCGCTGATCAGCCAGAGTATCTGGGATACGATGTGATCTTCGAAGGCATCATTCCTTCAACTCTGCTGAGTTCCTGGATCCCTCGCCTGACGCGCCCACCGCGCGAACTGGTTGTGCTCTTCATGGACACGCCTCTTGAAACCTGCATCGCCCGTGTTAAATCACGCAACGGCGGCGCGGACTTCAATGAAAGCCTGGTGGTCGAGAAGTGGGAGCGCGTTCAAGACCACCGCCAGCGCCATAAGGGCTTGTTCCCTACGGTGGCTGCAGGTATGATGAAGTCTCACGGTCTAACAGTAGACCAGGCTGTGATGGCATTCCTCTGTCGTGATTTTGGGAGTATCGATTAATGGAAATCAAAGCAATAAACAACAATGACATGCTGAAACAGGCTGTCTTGGCTATCCGTGAGCACGGGATTGAATCTGATCCTGGTAACGCGGAGATCAACACTGACGGCACCCGCTTCCTTGACGGTGTGACGATCACCGTGCAGAACCCACGCGACCGTTGGTTATCCGTGGAAGGGCGCAACTCTTCTGCTGTTGCTGCCATTGGTGAGACTTTCTGGGTGCTTGCTGGGCGCAATGACGTTGAGTTCCTTTCCCGTGTATTACCTCGCGCTGTCAACTTCTCTGATAACGGCACTACATGGCGAGCTGCTTATGGACCGCGCCTGTACGCCTATGGTCAGATTGACAGTGTGATTCGCCGCTTGAAAGAAAATCCAAACAGTCGCCAAGCATACCTCACCATCTATGACCCTGCTCTTGACTCGGACTCTGGTCTGATCTGGTCCAACGAAAGCGGGGAACCAAAGACCAAGGATATGGTGTGTAACCTAGCCCTTTTGTTCTCTATCGTGGATGGTCGCCTGAACCTAACAGTCATCAACCGATCTCAGGATGTTCTGTGGGGCATGAGTTCAATCAATTTCATTGAATTCTCCATCCTCCAAGAGATCGTCGCTAGGGTGCTGAATGTGGAAGTTGGGCTGTACCGCCTCTTCTCTAACAACCTTCATTATTACAACAATGAAGTCAGCCAGAAGCAGCTGGGTAAAATTACTCCTGCCACCAGTGTATTCCACACGGGTTCTTACTTCTCCCCTATTTTGTTTGGTGTCCCTGGGAATCAAACACGTATCCGAGTCATGTTCGCCGATATCGTTGAAGTGATTTCCAAAGGTTCATCATGGTTAGACGTTATGAAAACTCTACACGAACACGGAGCCGATGCCGGGTTAATTCTGGATATGGCATACTGCCTGTGGTGCAAGCTGAGTGGTAAGCTCATCAATCTGGATAACGTCAGTGACCAGTCCCTGAACGTCGCGCTCACCCATTCCCCGGTTGACCGCAAGATTGTTGATCCTAAGTTCCTGGGTGATAAAGAATGATGTATCCTAACCTTGAATTCTTTACGGGGCGCAAGCGCTCCGGTAAGGACTTCTGTTTGGAGTCCCTCATCAGCTATCACCATCTACAGGGCGATATGGATATCCAGCGCCTTTCGTTCTCAGACGAACTGCGCCGGGTTGCCAACTTCATCTATCCATGGCTTCCAGCGGAGGTGGAGGATGCCGTGAAGGACGTTCCTTACGTCCACCCTGATAACCCCAAGGGCTTAACCCCACGGCAGATCTGGCTTCATCTAGGCAGCGATACGGGCTTGCGTTACGTACAGCCTGATCTGTTCCTGGCATTCTTCAAGCGCTTCCAGCTTCCTCTGGTAGAGCAGAACCCTGACGTCCATTATATCGTGAGCGATCTGCGCACCCCTCAGGAATATGAATGGGCGCTGAGTACGAAATGCCCTATCACCCGCATTTCAAAGGCCGACCGCGCTGGTATCATAGAGGACGATATAGAGGCTTTCATTGACCAGATGAAAGTGGACTACGAATTCCTCAATCCATTTGATGGTTGGGCACCGTTCGTTAAATTCTACGGAGAACGTAAATGATCACAGCAGGGCATATCAAAAGCCTGCTCGAACTCCAAAAGGCCACCAACGTGGCCTACTTTGGGGAAGAGTGGAAGAACGTATGGAGTCAGAACGCAGTCATCAACTCCATCTATCGTGAGTGGGCAGAGTTCCTTGACGAAACTACCCGTGACTGGAAGGTCTATGGCAATGACATCGGGTTTCATCATGCGAACGCAGTTTATGAACTGGTGGACGTGGTTCACTTCATGCTGTGCTTCGTGCTATTGGATCGGACCAAAGGCGAGATCGAAGAAGAATTTGAAATCCTAATTGAAGGATTCAAACCATACGTTGCCGGGCATCGCGATGTTACATACCGCCTTGGGCAGTTCATGAACGATCCTTGCGTTGAGACTCTCATGTTCTTCCTGAACGCTGCGTGTTCTTATATGGAGATCGACATTGAGACGTACATGCTGGCACACAAACGCAAGAACGATCGCAATCGTCTGCGCGCTGCTGGCGGCGCGGATTACGACAAGTCCGCAGAAACCCCTCTGACCCTGGAGTTCTAATGTTTACAGTCGTCGTTTCTTACCATGCGGAGAACGCTGCTGAGGCGTCCTCCAAATTCGCCGAGCACATCATCGGCAGCGGCCATAATGTATTCCTCACTGAATACACCAGGCCTGTTAAACCGGGCGACGGTCTTTCGGCGACTGTTACGCATAAGATCGCCAGCGAGCAACCAGAGTCTCTGTTCAGGATGATCGAAGAGTATGCCAGTGGTGGCGTCGAGATACCAGATGAACTGGTGGACGTCTACTTCGAAGGCTCGATCTATTACATCCACGCCATGCCGAAGGATGTAACCATTGAACAGATGATGTATATCCTGAATATTGCGCTGAACGCTGCGTGCATCAACCGCACGAACTACAACAATCTGCGCAATATGTACCTAACCGACCGACATAATGATGCGGCGTCGCCTGTTGAGATGATGTCTCTGAAGAGTATCCAAGAGGCGGTCAACATTTTGTCCCAGAAGGTTATGGGTGTAGAATTATTAACGACGATCAACAATAAAGAGGAAGTGAAATGGCCAGTTCATTAATGGAACGCATGCTGAAGACTGCGAAGAAACATTCCCCTGAAGCGGAAGTTCTGAGCAAGACAACGCTGCTGGACAAACAAGTAATTGCATCCACTGGTATCCCTCTGCTAAACATTGCTTGGACAGGCCGCCCTGATGGTGGTATCCACTCGGGTTCTAAGCAGCTGGTTGGGGATTCTCGTACATTTAAGACCATGTTCGGTCTGGTGGACGTGAAGGCATATCTAGACAAGCACGAAGACGCGATTTGCGTGTTTGGTGATTCTGAGTTCGGTGCCAATCAGAAGTATTGGGATGCCATAGGCATTGACATGAACCGTGTTGTTCACGTGCCGATTGTATCGGTGGAGAACATGCAGATCGTATTCATGCAGATGTTGAATGATGCTCAGCGTGGTGAGCACATTATCTTCTTCATCGACTCCATCAGCCAGTTACCTTCCACCAAGGAAGTTAACGATGCGATAAAAGGCGAAGACAAGCAGGATATGACCCGCGCCCGCGCCCTCAACAGCTTTTGGCGTACTGTTACAGTCCAGCTTAACATGAAGAACCTGCTCATGGTTTGGATCAACTCCTACTATGATGAGATCGGTAATGAATATGCCGAGCCTAATCTGAAGGGCGGCAAACAGGGCTTCTTGTCTTGCGATCTGATCTGGTTCATCACTCGTCGCCAGGTTAAAGAAGATGGCGACAAAGAGATCCGTGGTTGGCAGTTCGTGATCAACATCATGAAAGGTCGTCATGTCAAAGAGAAAGCCAAGTTCCCTGTAACCGTGCTGTATGAGGGCGGTATTGACAAGTGGTCAGGTTTACTTGAGATCGCCCGTGCCCTCGGTTATGTTGAGTTGGTGAGCGGTTCTTGGTATCAGCGCACTGCCAAAGGTGGTTTCAATCAAGAGAAGGAAACCAAGCTGCGTAAATCCCAGCTGGGTGATGACTTCTGGTATCCTCTGCTCGAGAACCCACAATTCTGCGACGACATTCACTCCATGTACGGTATTTCCACTGGTCCGGTGATGCCAGCTGACATGTTGGAGAAATTCGACGATGTTATCAAAACAACCGAGTGACAACGGAGGGGGAGGCAACTCCCCCAATAACTACGCAATCATCGACCCTGGTGCTGATCAGCTGGCGATCGTCAAGATCACTTCTGGCAAATTCCGTGGCGTTCAATTCCGGTTCGGCAAGGTGGCCATCAACGAAGTGGACGGCGAACCCCGCCTGTCTTTCGTGACCGATATATTGAAGAAACCATTGCGTCTGGTGTTTGTGAATTTGAAAGAAAATGACTTGTTCACTGAGGTGACAGGGGATATCCTTGTAGACCTCATGCAGCGTAATGCTCAGGAATACAATAAATTTTTGGTGGGATGACCGAGGAGTCCTATGTTAACACAACAGTCTCTTAAAGAAATTCTGCATTACGACGAAGACACTGGGTGGTTTACATGGTTGACGGATCGTGGTGGTACTGCCAAAGCCGGAACAAGAGCTGGGTCTTTAAAACCTGACGGATACAGGGCTATAAGAATCGGCGAGAAGAAGCATTTAGAACACAGGTTGGCATTTCTCTATAAAACTGGTTCATGGCCAAAGAAATTGGTCGACCACAAAAATCGTATAAGAGACGACAACCGCTGGTTGAACCTTAGAGAATCCAATAAAAGCCAGAACGCCGTCAACACAGATTTGTATAGCCACAACACCACAGGCGCGAGGGGTGTATTTCGATACAAGGGTAGATGGTGTGTGCAAATCAGAGTTGATGGGAAATACAGGTCGTTTGGGCATTACGATGAATTCGAAGAAGCAAAGGAAATGGCAGACAAAGCCTACAAAGAATTGTTCGGAGAATTTTATCAAGGTTAGTGTTTGGTCTCTGTCAAACCAGATAATTTAGGAACGCAATATGTTACTCGAATCTGTCGTGCTTTCACAGTTGATTTACAATGAAGATTATCAAAGAAAGATCCTGCCGTATCTGAAAGCCGATTATTTTGACAACGAAGGCGAAAAGGTCATCTTTGGCCTGATTGACAGTTATGCCGCAGAGTACAATGCCCGCCCGTCTATCGAAGCGCTGTCCATCATTCTTGAACGGACAAAGCTGAACGAATATGTGTTTGACCAGGCGGTGTCTGCCCTGGAGAACATCAACGACAACACCTTCAATGAAGAGTGGTTGGTGAAGGAAACGGAGACCTGGGCGCGGCAAAAGGCTGTACACAACGCGATCAAGACCGCCGTCAACATCTATGGGGACGAAAAGCGCAAGGATGAGATGAACAACATCCCGACCTTGTTGCAGGAAGCACTGGCGATCCGGTTCGACTCATACCTCGGCCACATCTATTGGGAGATGGCGGCAGAGCAGTATGACCACATGAACTCCAACGAAGCCAAGATCCCGTTCGCGGTTGAGATCTTCAACAAGGCGACCCGTGGCGGCGTTGGTAAGAAGACCCTGAACATCGTAACAGGTGCGATCAACGCAGGTAAGACCACAACGCTGATTGACCTGGCTGCAGGGTACTCGGAGCAGGGGTTGAACGTCTTTGTATTCACCCTGGAAGTGGCCGAGAACGTCTGGCGTCACCGCCTTGATGCCCGTATTATGCGCCGGGACTTTGAGTCCTTAGAGAAGCTCCCAAGACACGAGTACATCGCCACGATAGAGAAGCTCCGTCACAAGCAGGATGGTGCACCCAAGGGTGATATTGTCATCAAGGAGTATCCGTCCGGCACAGGTCATACAGGGTTGTTCCGTCGTGACATCCTTGAGTACATCCAGGCAACAGGCCGTGCTCCTGATGTCATCGTTATCGACTACCTTGGTGAAGCCGCTTCCTCGCGCCTGCCAGCTCATCTGATGCAGAACACGAACGTCTATTACACGTCCGTGGCTCGTGAGTTCCGCGCCCTGGGCTTCGAGTTTGATGTTCCTGTTTGGACTGGTATGCAGTTCAACCGTGAGAACCAGAATAGCACGGATGGTGGGATCAGTGACCTGGCAGATGCTATCGGTATCCCTAAGGTGGCCGACTTCATCATGGCATTCTATGCTCCGGATGAACTGGCTGCTGTTAAGAAAGCCCGAGCATCAATCCTTAAGAACCGTTATGCCAACAAGCAAAAGCTCAAGTCATTCCTGTTCGGCATGGACCAGGACAAGCAGATCCTGTTTGATCTTGACTGGAACGAGGTGAAGAAAGACCTGACTGAATCTGAGGCGAAGTATGTTGAGAACGTGCACATCAAACATGACCTCAACAAGTCCGGGGCTATCGCCAGCGATGAGCAGAAAGCCCAAACAGTCAATAATTGGAAATTCTAGGTAATTCAATAAAGCAGGTCATAGGGTATAATTCTATGATCTGAATGTTAAACCAGGAGCACATCATGTTACACAATGATTTTATGGCTGGCCTGGTGCAGGCCGCCAAACAGGTGTGCCACACCGAACAAACGATTGAACTGAGCCCAGAGCAGACTCTGGAGTTCTTTGACAATCGTAAAATCTGGGAGGAATATGGTATTGGCATGATCTGCCAAGAGGGTGAACTCGTACAGCTGGACTTGCCTTCATTCCCCCTTCCAGTGCGCACCAACACAGTGGAATGGTATACGACGGAAGACGGTGTTGAGATCATCCCGAAGTTCCAGTATCACTCCATCGTAAACTTCTTTTTACGCCGTCGTGGGGCTAATCTGATCCCACAAGGCACCAGAGCCTAATCAAGAGGAATAACACATGTCTGTAGAACAAATCGGTTTTTATGCACTGCCATCTGATCCTGAATCCCGTCGCAAGCTGATGGGTGCGATTGAAAACTGCCGCGCTGCTCAAGTCCGCATCAAGTCAGAACAGACCTTCATCACTGAGACCCTGGCCGAGCTGGCGAAGGAAACGGGCATCAAGGCGAGCGACCTGCGTAAGGTTGTATCTGACCGTGCCAATGGCACCTACCAGAAAACGATCGAAACGAGCGAGAAGTATCAGGATCTGTACGAATCCCTGTTCCCGAACGCCAAGCCGGATCGTGACCCGAACGTTGATTCGGCTGAAGAATAAGCCGATTGAACACCAAGAAGCCCAGTCAAGTACTGGGCTTTTTAATTTCAATAACTTTACTTTCAAGAATAAAGCGCTTATTATTTAATCTCTATTGAAGAGTTGTTACTAAATCATGAGGCTCAAACATGGACGCCAAGACATTCAACATTCCGATCGACAATGAAGAACTGGTGGTTGAGCGACTGAAGAAGCTCGAGCGCACTGCCGAAAGATTGGGTATCCCGTTCCCGACTGTGACTTATGGTGAACCCTTCAAAACCCATACCCGTGACTTCACTGGTGAGATCCTTACTCATTGGTGGAAACCCGTCACCCTCGAAGGCGAAGGTATCGACCGCCCGGTTTCTTATGGTGGCTGGAAGATCATTGGGCAGTTCAATCACGAGTACCCAAAGGTCATCCTGAACAAACTGTCCGACAACATCAATGCCGACTTCATCCGTCGCTTCGAGGGAGAGAACGTCTCTTGGTGTCAGCACTGTAATCTGCTCATCCGTCGCAAGAACACATATGTGATCGAGAATGAGCAGAGCCACACCCAGATGCTGATCGGCAGTACCTGTATGCATCATTACGTACCACATCAGAAGTCTCTTGACGCGATTATGTCTTACTATCTGGGTATCACCGAGTTCTTCATGCCGGATGAAGACGACCCGGATGGGATCTATCGCGTCCAGAACGAACGCTTCACCGACACCCACAGTTACCTGCGCGCATGCTTCCAGGTGCTGCTGGCTGGCGTGGACATCAAATCAGATCTGTTTGGTGAGGTTCTGGGCTACCTCCGTGCTGGCCAGAGACCAAAGGCTGGTTCTGACGCCGAGATTTTTCTGATCAAGGCTCGTGAATATCGTGAAGATGCCGAGTCAGAAATGTACCACATGAAGCTCTTCATCGCAGCGCTGTCTGAATCCAACGAGTTCAACGTTCGCCTGAAACGCATGTGCGAACCGGGCTACCACCTGATCAAGGACGATAACACAGTCCGCTGGGGTGCCAAGAAGTATTACGATTACATCCATCGCCCTCGCGCCGACCGCAAGACAGAGAACAAATGGGTGGGCGAAGTCGGGGAGATGCTGGAAGTGCAAGTCAGGTTCGACAAGCGCACCTTCCTCTTCTCCAATGAATACGGTGACAGCTACCTGTTTACTTTCAAAACAGCAGAAGGCAATACAATTACCTGGAAGACCTCTTATATGGATACTGAGTTCTTACAGGGCGATATGATCATCAGAGGTCGTGTCAAAGAACTGACCGAGTACAACGGTGTTAAACAAACTCAGGTCACCCGAGCCAAATTGAGGAAGTTATGAATTTGATTGAGTTTGTTCTGAAGTCGTTCGCCTTTGGTCTGATAGCATGCGGGGTGATTACAGCTATGCTTGTCATCATAGCTCTGATCATCCCCTTTAAGAGGAAACGTTGATGGAATGTTCATGCGGAGGGCAGGGCACAAGTGCTTACCTGCCATTCACCACCGTGAAGGAAGCCGAAGCCGCCGGGTTTGCCGTGGACAAGGCTCCCTGTGTAATCGCCACGAAGGATTGCCCGTGCTGTAAGAGGCACTCTCAGGACGTCTTCTACGCCCCTGATGCGCGCCCTGCTACGGTCAACCTGCTTTCACTGATGAGGAAGTGACATGCGCAAGTATTTCAACTGGTTGTTGGGCAAGCCTCTGAGCGCCGAAATCCGTTGTCTGATTGATGCGATCGACGCTGATGACGTTGAATGGAACGGAGAGCGGCTGGTCGGGATCGACGCTGTGATCTATAACGGTGTCAGAGTATATGCTTACACGGTTAACAGCAACGCAGGCTACAGGGTCGATATCGGGTTCTGTTCCAACTGTCTGCCATACCATGAATCCAAGGCTGTGTATAAAGCTCTTACCCGACACTACAGGCGTCGGATTAATCGCGCGGCGGTTCAGCTCGACACCAAATGCCGGGAAGAAGTCCGCAAGACTCTGGGATTTCATAACAAATAATTCAATAAACGATTCGCCCATATAATACATGGGAACTTACACAAACGAGGACTACACTAATGTCACTGAAAAACTTACTGAAACGCATCTTCACCACTGTTGAAGCCAACGTCACTGCAGGTCTGGATAAACTGACCGACACCGAAAAGCGCCTGAACCTGGCTGCTCGTAAGCTGTCTGATGAAATCCGTCGCCTGGAAGAAGCCCGTGTCGCCAACGTCCGCAACGGCGTCAAGCTGAAGAAGACCGCCGAAGAGAACCTGGGTGAGGCCACCAAGCGTGAGCAGATTCTGAAAGACGCTATCGCCCGTGGTGGCAAGCCCGCACGTTCAGAAGCCCTGATCGTTCTGCATCGCCGCCGTATTGGCGAAGCCCTGTTGGCTCAGGTGAAGGACATCGAAGCGAGCAGCGGCAAGCTGAACGAAGCGATCATCCAGCTGGGTGACAAACTGGACGAAGTGAAGTCCAACCTCGAGCTGGTCCGTGTTCAGAAAGAAACCAGCAATATGGGTCTGGTACTCCCTGAAGACATCGATTATGCTGCTGGCATGACCACTATCGATATCGATGCCATCCTGCGCGAAACCGAAATCGCCGACTCGAGCTACTCGGCCAACAGCCCGTCGTCTATCGAAGCCGACAACTACCTCGCCAGCCTGGCTGCCAAGTAACACCAGAGGGGCGAAAGCCCCTCAATCATTTTGGGGGATCTTATGTTCAACGTTGACCTCAGCACCATAATCTTGGGTGTTATTTGGGTTATGTCCGTCATTGTATTCGGGCGTCGCTTCATTTCCGATGGCATCAGTAAATTCAAATCCAAGACATTTTATGGGACTCGCCGAAGGGTGAATATCTCTAAATTATTGAGCGGAAGGATTTCCAAGCATGGTGAAACGGACACAGACTTCCGGCTTTATTATGTATCAGATGACATCACTCCCGTAGAGTTTTTCAATTATGTCATGAACGGATTGCACTGGCCTGAAGTAAGGGGTATCACCCAAAGAAAAACGCATTTGTATATGTACATGGCCTCCATCGACCAAGATGGCAAGGAAACTGATGCCAGGGTTTGGTTCTTTGGTAAAGACGAACAATCCGGGTTCATAAAGGAATTAGAACACTTATTCAACACATACGTGGACGCCGGGTGCCCGCCACTCGAGGTAGAAGAAGCCATTGAAACCATCGTGGCTCGCGCCCGTGGACAGAACGTGGATCTGCTGAACAAGTATGGGTTTGTCTGGGCGGAGGGGTTATGATGGAATATATGAAGTTGTTCTCATTGATCACCACAGCTGTGTGTATCGTGATGGTAATGCTGAATTCCCACAACCTGGACGCAAAGTTCCACGAGTGGCGCATTAAGCGCAAAAACCGCCGTACTGGCTGGGACATCTATGCGATTGTGGAGAACGCTCGGAGGAGACGCAGATGACGCTGGAACACTTTTTGGCGGGTCTGGTCGGGGCTTCTCCGGCCATATTAGTGGCGATTGCTATAGCACTCCACGCATCTGGGGCTATCGGTGTTCTGAAATCGAAGTTTCGGAAGGAAAGTATCGACCACATAGTGAACAAAGCTCGAGGAAGACGCAAATGACGACTTTTGAAATGGTTTTGACTGCGGGTCTGGTCGGTTGCGCACTCACCGGTTGTGGTCTGATTATGTTCTTGTTCCTCTACGTCGCATATCACTCTCTGATGCCTCGTAAGAAAAAGAAAAAGAAACCACAATCGAACATCGACATCATTGTCAGCCAGGCAAGATCCCGCCGCCAATAATCTATTGAAGTCCCCAGGGTTATAATAGCAGCACATATAACCCTGGAGACATTACATGATCCCTATCCTTGCAACAGTTCACCGACTTCGAGAAGCCAAAGGCAGCAATGCGAAGAAAGCTGTGTTGACCGAAGCGTTCAAGAATTGTCCAGACATGGCAGACTTCCTGCAATACGTCTATGACCCAATGACGTCTTTCTATCGCACTGAACTGAAACTCAGCGCGTACCCTCGCATGCTCGTGCGTGAAAAGACTGATGACATCAGCGAAGTCTATGACGTCCTCGACCAGATGGCACAGCGCCTTGTCGGTGGCCAAAAGGCCGACTCCCTGCTGGCGTCGGTTGCCCTGAAGATGGACCCACAGTATCACGAACTCATCCAGATGATCCTGGACCGTGATATCAAGGCGGGTATTGCCGAGAAGGGTATCAACGCCGCATTTAACGCCGCCGGGGGCACAGGTCGCCTGATCAACATCCTTCCGTATCATCGTTACGACAACATGACGATTGAACTGCTCAAGAAGATGGACTTCAAGCGCGGCGTCTACAGCCAGCTGAAGTCAGACGGCATGTTCGCCAACATCATCTGTCGTTACAACAAAGCGCCTGAAATCCGCTCTCGCTCCGGTTCGCTTATCGCAGGCGGTTCGGTCGACAATCTGTCACTGGTGTTCAAGGACATCATCTACGACGCAGGGATTGGTGAAAGCGTCTTCCATGGTGAGCTGTTGGTCATCGACCTCAAGGCCAATACAATCCTGCCTCGCGCTGTTGGCAACGGCAAACTCAACAGCGTGATCCAGACGGGTGAGCCTCTAGAAGATCGTTACCAGGTGATCTACCGGGTGTGGGACGTTGTTCCTTACGAACAATGGTTCAATGCCCAGCGCGTGGACACTCCGTATGAGCGCCGCTTCGATATCATCCAGCAGCTGTTTGATGAAGAAGACGGCCTGGTTCAGGTCCAGGAAACCCGTGTTGTTCACTCGTTTGCCGAAGCTGTCGATCACTTCAAAGACGCGCTGGCTCGTAAAGAAGAAGGCACGATCTGTAAGGCTGCTGACATGCCGTGGGAAGATGGGACTTCCTCCGAAGGTCTGAAGCTGAAGATGGAGGTTGAGTGTGACCTTGAAATCGTGGGCTTCAATGATGCCGACAAGAAAGGCAAACACGCCAAGACCTTTGGCTCCCTGCTGTGTAAGACTTCCGATGGCTTGCTCGTCGTTGGCGTCTCAGGGATCTCAGATGAGCTGAGACTCCGTATGTGGGAGAACCAGGGCGACTACATTGGTAAGATCGCCGCAGTGCTCTCTAATGGCGTACAGGATAAGACAGATGATGCACTGAAGTCCCTGTTCCTGCCACGCCTTGCCGAAATCCGCATCGACAAGAAAGTGGCCAACACGCTGGATGAAGTCTACGCGATTCAGAAAGCATACATCGAAAACATCGCGTTCCTGTTGGAGTCTGCAACATGAGCAAAGACAGCACTGAACTGAAATGGAGGGATCTTGCCCTCCAGTTCGATGGCCATCGTATGCAGGCAATCTGTTTCCTGAAGCAGATCCTGGATACACTGCCCGAAACTGAGTTCCCGGAAGCCCGTGAATTCTTGAAAGCTGGTCCAATCCCTGGCGAAGAAGTCCTTCGACAGCGCTTGGCTGACATGGTAGAGTCTTCTAAGAAAATCGATCGCAGAAGTCTCTTGCTAACACATCGCACACAAGGGTGATCTGATGGACGAGCTATTCGCATTGGTGTTGTCATTAACTTTCCTGCTGTCCTTGATTGTCAGCTCGCTTGTGATGGTGCTGGTGTGGATAGCTATTCCTGACATCAAGAACCACAAGGTGCTCATTGCCGTGATGATCATCGGTCTGAGTGCTTCCCTTACTCTTCACTATTCCAAACAGGAGTATAATCCTGACAAACATTACAAGACATTAGCGGAACGATATCATGATTTCAGAACTCCGGAAAGTCAAGGAAAATAACGACTCTTTGTTCCTATTGAAATTCCTGAAGATGATGGGGATGAACCAGAGCGCACTGACAAGGGCGTTGTCATGCTCTAACGTGGTGAACCATTGGGTGATGGGATATCGCCAGATTCCTGTTTCCTTCAAGCGGTTCATGCTGGTGTTGCGGTTTATTCACGAACTGAACCTCATGTCAGAGTTGATGAAATACATCAAACACCATGAATCTCAGGGCTGGGGGTCTTCTGATATCAAGGAGACCAACTGGCTAAAATTAAATGATGTAGAAGCTGGGCGAAATAAGAGGAAGCGCAAATGCTGATCAAAGATAAATCTTACAATCCTCGCAAACTGGTTCGTATGTTGGCCGATGCATACGCGTTCATTCAGTTGAAAGGTCTGCGTGCAGAATTTGAAGAATACTGCAGGGCACGAAACCAAAAACGCCGCGCCGCCAATAACCTGAGGAAACGCGAATGCTGACAGAGTGGCAGAAGATGGAATATGAACGGGCGTTCAACGTGTATTGTGTCTTCATGGCGATTAAGCTGCACTTCACCACTAAGGACTTCGACTACAGTTTGTATGGGCCGATGAACTACAAGTTCGAAACCTTCTTGGCGAAGGAAGCCGTGTGCAAACAGTTTGCTCGCCTCGCTCGTCGGTTCGAAACATCCCAGGGTGAAGTGGTGGAGAACTACATCATTGCCAACTTCATCAAGTCTCCAAAGACCTGGGTGACGACGTTGCTTACCCGTCAGGCGCAATCGAATTATGATGAATACCGCAAGCTGTACGACAACTTCACGTACAACTTCCTTGAGGAGTTCGAGCGGGAGATGATCCCGGCTATCAAAGAGCGCAACCTGTCGTTCATTGATTATGTGAAGGGTACAGGCCAGGGGCACCCGGCGCTACTGACAGACATCATCACCAAGCGGTTCCCGATGTGGTTCCTGGTTGGCCTGAATAAGATCGTGGGGTTCATCCACCTGTATGACACACAACTGCGGGAGGACATCTACTGGAACTCTGAGGCGTTCTTGCTCAGGAAGACGAATGCTGTGGTGCCGGATGAGGATACGACGTACTCGAAAGTGAGACTCCGTGAGCTAATCCAAGCCCACGGAATCTAATCACCAATCCCAGAGGATTCGACCATTGTCTGTCTTGTTGGTCGGCTCCAGAGTACTGCTGTTGAAGTTGTTCGTCGTGTTGACCTTCTTGGACGCATCGACGTTCTGCTGCACAGGCATGACAACGCTTGCCGGAGGCGGAGCATATCCACCCTGAACCTGCTCAATGTTGGATAGCGCTCTGCCTTGTGTTGGCATGGCCGCGCCCAGTGAACCCCCGCCGATAGAACCATACGCTTCCTTCAGCTGAGAGGCGCGTTCGTCAGTCACATTCTTGTAATCTGAAGACACCCCAGTTGGCATCGGAGTCAGCGTCTGTGGATCAATATTCGGCTGAGGCGGTGTCTGCGGTTGAGATTCAACAGGCGCGTTTGCCGGAGGAGTTTCGTCCACGCCGATCTGCATTGACTTGCGAGCCTCGTCCATCTTCTGCTGTGCCGCCTTGCCACCCAGTGAATCAGGGATGATACTGACGAACTTGTCCACGATGTCAAACATGGCATTCGTGATAGCGTTCAACATGTTGAAGAACGGCTTCTTCACGTTCTCGGCGAATCCTTTCTTGATATCGTCGATCACTTTGTTGGCGACACCAATACCTTCATCAACGAAAGAACTGATGCCCCCAGAGATCCAATCAACCAATTTCTTCAGCTCGGTCTGCAGGTTGTCAGCCAGTTTGCCAGGGATATCGGTTAAGGATGTATCCTTGGTAATTCCCGAGAACAGACCATTAGAGAACCAGTCAACGATAGACTGTGCCCATTTGGTTGGAGCCTCTGTGATCTTCAGCCAGATGTTACGGAAGTCTTTTCCGAACGTCGTGTTGAATCCGAAGATACCCGCCACCCAGTCTACCAGGTCTCCGAACCCTCCCATGATTTCTACAGAACCCGCTCGGACTCTGTCGACAATCGTTACCTCAGACTTGCCAAGGATCTCTTTGGCATTGATGAACCCTTTACCGAAGTCAATAGCGGATGATAGGAGCGCCAGTGGTCCAACTTTGAGGAACCTGGTGACCTTACCCAGAGGTCCAAGGAGTTTGCTGATACCGAACTCCATTTTGCCAAACCCTTTGAAGAAGCGCAGGAACATGCCCATCGGCTTGGTCAGCAGACCTTTGATAGCATTCAGGCCGAGCAACCCAGCAATCGCCGCCAGTGCTCCGCCGCCGGAAGAATTGTCTTTCTGATCATCATCCTTTGGAATGACGGAACCCGCCTGTGGGTGGCCTCCTGTTTCTTTACTGGTCTCACCCTGACGCATCTCTTCTTTTTCACGTGCCTTTTCATCGCTATCAAAGATGCGCTGAAGCGCTCCAACGATGTGACCGCCAACGCGCCCGATCTTGTTTTCAATGCTGGACAGGCGAGTCAGGCTCTCGTCAGAGTTCTTTTTGAGGTCGGCAGCGTCATCACGGATTTCGATCAACACGCCATCGATCATATTCAAGAACGAACTGGTGCGAGTGAGAGACTGCCCCTGTTCATCCATGCGCTTCAGCGTATCATCGTTTGCAGACTTGAGCTGATCTGAAATCAGGTTCAGATATTCCAGGGACGTGTCGTCTGTCGGCATGCGCGTGATGTCACCCAGGCGATCGATCTTGCCAGCGATGTTTTCCAGTTCACGGTTGCCTTCAGCCCCGATGTCGGTGGTGTCCTTCATCCACGCGCCGAAGTCCCTGGTGAAGATAGGGGACATGCGAGCGAAGCCCGACACAATCTCAGCGACAGTCGGGAAGCGGATCTCAAACGGCTTCTCAGCCGCTTTCTTGTCCTGTTTGGAGGCCGACTCCAGCTTGGAGAGGTTACGATTCATCCTCTCCAATTGTTTGTTCGTCTCGTTCTGGGCGCGGAGTTGTTTGCGTTGCATCATCTCCGCTTTGATCTTGTCTAGAACTTTGACGACGTCGGCTTGTGTGTTCTGTGCCGGATCTGCCATGATTCACCTCATTAAACTTTCTGAGACTGCCCTTTTTCAATCGGCGTCGGAGTAGTGGTGGAAGCGGTGGTCTGATTGGTTTGTGGTGGCAACACCTGCTCCAGCATACTGTCTTTGGCGATTTCAGCGATACACTGATAGTCCTTGGTCAGCCTTGATATCTTGTGACGAACCTTCGTCACGATATAATGACCTGTCGATAACTTACTTAACTCTGCCAGGTTTTCATTCTTCTTAGGACGGTTGGACTGATCTTCGATATAGAACACACGACCAACGTTCAGGCGGTTATCACCCACCAACAGCAGACGCATCGCAGTGCTGCCAAGACTGAAGTTAATCACCCGGCGCGCATAATCGATCTGCTCCGCGCCGTCCGGCTGCGCTTCGATGTAACGGACGTTCTGGCGATCAAATTCATCGGAGAACATTGGGAACGGATCCAGGTGAGCAGTCTCTGCGAACCACTCGGTGTAGATGCGCTGGGTCGGCGTTACAGTCTTGGTCTCAAAGTCGTAAACACGTTCGTTCACTGCCAGGATGTCACGGTAGTTGGCCATGTACTGGTCACGTGCCAGCTTCTTCTCTGCCTTGATGATCGTGCGCATGAAGCGCTCAGAGTTGAAGTTGTTGTCCTGCATGAGCGGCGCGTCCTGAGGATCACGGAACAATTTGTTCTGCTGAGCCAGCTCCTGCTTCTCTTCGGCTGTCAGTGACTGGCTACCCTGATTGAACAATGTCGTCAGGCTTTTGAAGTGGTAGCCATTGAAGTCCTCATAGAACACGAACGGCATGAACAACTCGTCATAAGAACGGCTTGCCATGTAGTCGATGGACCGCAGTACAGGCCAAAGAGGGGTGGCGAACCGCTCTTGGATGCCATACGTTGGGTCGATGTCTTCAAACTTCGTACGAGACTCCAGCTGATTGAATATCGTCAGTGCCATCTCAGAGTATGAACCACTCAGTCCAAGAGAGCAACGGATCATACTGTCCTTGTAGGCATCAGACGTCACGAGGTGAAGCCAGAATGCCTTCTTGGACGAACTGTTGGATTCATCGGCCACGCGCCCTACCCGGCTGACACGCAGGGAGAGAGTGGTGTAATCGGAGGCCGCCGGACTCTTGAACGACACCACAACCTCTTCACCACCCAGGATAGGCATTGTGTCCAGGATGTCCCAACCTTCTTTGATCAGGATGTTGGCTGTCAGAGACGGGGAAGCCTGCCCCTCAAGACCCAGATCCTGGAAGACGTTGAACTCCTCAAACAACGCCGTCAGGTCATATGGCGTTGGTGTACCGCCCTGAGGGGTGTGAGGGAGGATCGCCATGTACTTCAGGTCAAATGTTGTCGACGGCGTTACGATACCGTCTTGGGTCTCTCTGTTTTCGATCATTTCGCCAACTCCTGCTCAAGCTGATTCACAAAGCTGGACACATAGTCCGGATCCAGAACTTTGATGGACCTCTTGGCTTCGTTCTTGCTGATTGCATCATCATGATATGAAACTGCTGTCAGACCATAGTTAGCAATGATGGACGGCTCATCCAGATCGAGGCCATATGCGAATTTTATCGCCCGAGCATCGGTCACGTTGTTGAACTGGTCGACATAGTAGGCAGTGTCCCACATCCCATCGATGCCATAGTCGGCCATCAGTTCTTCAACGATCCGCTGCTCAGGTTTCGGCCAGTCCTTATTGATGTCCATAATGCCATTGATAAGGCAAGGGATCCAAAACAGCTCGAAGGATCCGTAGACGCGTTCGGCAAAGGATCTTGGGGTTTCCCCCTCAAAGATCGTATAAGGCAGGAGAAGCCCTTCGATGTCCTTAATTTTCTGTAAGATCATCACCCGTCGCGTTAGGTTCTGCAACAGGACAGTGTCATCCTCCTGTACATCAACCAGCTGATGCCAGACGAGGGGGAATTTCTCAAAGTATTTCATGCCATCCTCCCTTAGAAGCTATCGCCTTCGGTGTCAAAGCGCCCTTTGTGGAGAGGCTCGAGTTCGATGAAGGTCATGTCAACCTGTGTGGACACGATGCCATCATCTTTGTGAACCGCATAAGAGCTATCCGGCGTTTCGTTCACGAACATGTTAGACAGAACGCAAGTGGAAATGCGATGCAGCCACTTGTTACGTTCACCCTGCACCATGAAGGTGATATCGAACGTCGACGGGTGCAAGTAGAATGCGCTGGAGTTCTTGTTGTACTTGTACTCTGGATACATGTGCAACTTGAACAACCGGATGATCTCACGGACCATCTTCGCTTCCTTCTGAGAGCGCGGCGTGAACTTGAATGTGAATGGGATCTCACGGTTGCGCACACCCTGGAAGATCATCTCGACATACGGGTTCGTCATCGTGCCAGTGAACAACTCCAGCGTGTCGTGGGCGTTGATGGTGGGGAGGAATGGTATGGCCTCAGATGCAGACTGAACTGCCTTTGTCGCAGCGAAGCGCCCCATCTCCTTCCCGACGTTCAGGGCATCACCCAGCTTGAACTGAGTCATATCCTGGGCGGCGCGGGACAGGAATTGCGCTCCCATACCTGCCAGGCCGAGTTCGCTACCGTTCCAGCCCACACCATAGTTGGTTGTGATAGACTCTGGCATACACAGGACGATGGACTCGTTGGAACGAACGTGACGCGCCCAGGCATACTTGGTGATGGAGCCGGACTTGGCACCGTAGACGACAGGCGTGTTCCCGATCGGGTTCTTGATCGGGTTCTCAATAGTCTGTGTCGCCGTGTCACCATAAGATGATCCGGAAATGCGGTTGATGTTGAACAACACATAATGCCCAAGCGTTTTGCCGCCCGTGATGTCCAGGGGATAAGCCAATTGCTTCTGAGCCTGGGACAACCCCTTCGTGTTCAGAACCTTGATCTTATCGATTGTCTTCTTGAAGTCGGCCATGGTCTCAGCCCTTAAATAGATAGAGTGTTATGGCTATTTAGGACTAGATTATGAGATACTTTGTCTACCAAATAACGAATCTTCTAAACGGCAAGATATATGTTGGTGCTCACAAAGGTGAACCGGATGATGGTTATATGGGATCCGGCAATATGATAATGAGAGCAATCAGGAAACACGGTGTCGATAACTTCAGAAAGGACATCTTGTTGGAGTGTGAAACCCAGGAACAAATGTACCTGGAAGAAGCCAGAATAGTGACCAAAGAATTTATCAAAAGGGAAGACACATACAATTTAACGCTGGGTGGATATGGATCATTCGACCACATTAATTCAAACCCAGAGGCTAGAAAACATGCGTCCATCAAGGCATTGAACACATTGCTCTCCAAACCAAAAGAAGAACTGGAAAGGATTTATCGTTCAAGGGCATTAAATGGTTCTAGGAATTTTTGGTTTGGGAAAGATCGTTCAGGGGAAAATAACCCAAGATTTGGTGTCAAGTTGGATGAAGATCTGAAATCCAGAGTTAAAGCAGGGCAGAGGAAAGCCATAGAAGAAGGAAGGTGGAATTTCAAAGGTCCTGGAGACATGTCAAAGGAAGGCAGGGAATCAATAGCCAAAGCAAACTCCAGAGAGTTTAAATTCATCAATCCTGAAGGTTATGTCGTGGCAATCGTGAATCTGGCAAAATTTTGTAAAGAGAATGGATTAAATGAAGGTTCTATGCGACACGTGAGTAAAGGGCGTTATATACAGCATAAAGGTTGGAGGAAAGCATAATGGCACAGTATCTTCAAGGAAAATATGTTCCTGTCAATCCTAAAAAGTACAAAGGTAATCTGAATAAAATTGTATTTCGTTCTTCTTTGGAACTTGTCGCCTTTAAATTTTGCGACACTAATCCTGCTGTCATTTTCTGGGAAAACGAGGAGACTGTAATCCCCTATGTGTCGCCAGTAGACGGGCGCACCCATCGTTACTTCATGGACCTCAAAGTGTGGACACACCGCGAAGGGCAGGAAGAACTGCAGGTCACCCTCATTGAGATCAAGCCCAAGGATCAGATCAAGCAGCCGAAGAAGACGCCATCTATGAAGGAATCAACCTTCAACAATGCGATGCGAACCTGGCTGGTCAACTCTGCCAAGTGGGAGGCCACCCGCGAGCTGTGTGCGAAGAAGAACTGGAAGTTCATTATCTGGACTGAAGAGCACCTCGTACCCGGTGAAGATCCTGATGTGAGGAAACAGTTCGAGTTGAAGTCGAAGAAGAAACGGGATATGGAGATGGAAGACCGTCGTAGAGCCGAACGTGTCAGATTCTTGAAAGAACAGATGATGAAGGAAGTAAGACCCGCCCCAACGGAGCGGGATGATGGACTGTTGCTGCCCTAACTTCTTTTGTGCCCAGGGGCGTAACAGGTATGCCTGTCACGCCCGATTTGCCAACCATCAGCCCGTGCCTGTCTGACACACTCACCCCAAGTCTCACCAGCGTATTGTTTGAACCCACACTTGGGGTGATGCTCTTCCCAAGCCCAGCTGCATGACTTGCAGTCAGAGCATTCACAATACAGGTCAATGGTGTAACCTGAAGTAATCATAATCAGTCGTCCAGGTGGTCATAGATCTTCTGGCGGAAGGCATTACCGCCAGCACAACCCGTGGCCAGTAGGCGAGTGCCACCCGTACCGATCACACTGATGGTCGAGAAGCCCAGGATGCGGCCTGTGATGGACTGATCGACCTTCACTGTTTCAACCTTACCAATCCGCAGTTCGTCGGCATCACGACGGATGAACCCGCGCTTGACGATTACACGCTTGTTGGTCACAGCGAATTCAGTGGTCAACACGTTCAGCACAGTCGGAATCAGGAACAACAGACTGACACCGAAGGTTGGCACAAACAGCAGCACAACCAGCACATACATCCAGAAGCCGCTCCACCAGGTCGGGCGGGTGAAGGCAATAACGTGCTCGTCTTTGCCGAGCATACGATCTACATAACGCATGATAAATTCCTTACTTGTCAGGGTTCAATAAAACCGGAACGGATATTAATTTGCCTTCAGCGTCAAAACAATGTCTGGCGACGGCGTATTGGTCGACCATACGGTAAACTTCAATCCCAGCGTTCATCATCTCAACAATACCGTCTGTAATGCGGTACGGAACGTTGTAGAACACCTTGTCGATATTGCCACTTTCGATTATCTTTTTCGTACATCTTGGGCAGGGGCTGTGCGTCACGAACATCACAAGCCCGATGCGAGCCTTTTGGATATTATCCAGAGCGTTCTCTTCAGCATGGATAACACTTTCAAGACTTACCAGCTGACCGTCTATTTCCTGCTCACATACATTGGGAGCGCCGGGGGCGGTTCCATTCCAGCCGATGGCAACAGGTTGGTCAATATTTGGGTCAACGATAACACAGCCAACCTTCAGGCGCTGAGCATAGCTGGACAGAGCGTATGCATGAGCCGAGCGCATATGCGCAAACATCATACGAGGCTTAATCATGGGCGGTCCAACCTCACGTTTCGTTCTATGTAGAACAACAGGTCGTCATGGTCGGCGCGACCAAATACCTGCCCCAACGCCACCATAGAGTTCACAACACCAGAGATAGCCGTGTGGACTTTATCCATACCCAATTTATCATACGTGATTGGGGACAGGGTTTCCAGTTCAACGTTCACACGCTCAACAATGTGAGGTGGGTGGTTGATGTAACGTTGAAGATACTTCTCACGAGTGGCGATCAGAGCATTCAGCTCGGATAACTCTGCCTCTTCCTCAGAGAAGCGCTTTTCCTTCGCCTGCAGTTCAGCAAGGCGCTCGTACATATCTTTTAATGGGGTCATTTCCTGTTCCTCTTAATAAACTAAGGGGAAGTATATACTCCCCCTTCTTCAATAACCGCTAATTCTTTATTCAGAGGTAAGACTTGCCGAGTTCGGTCAGACGGTAGAACGTCACCTCAGTGTTCGGCCAGTTCGCATACGAACCGTCATGGACCATCGAGCCAGCTGGTTCGATCAGACCCTTGGCCAACAGGGAAGCCCCAGTGCGGGTATCCCATGGGTCGCCTTTGACGGAGGTGAACCCACCAGCGTTCGCACATACCTGGAAAGTCCAGACGGTGTTTCCCTTGTCATTGGCCCAGGACTTGGGATGCAAGTACCATTCACCATAACGGCGATGACCTTTCTCAAAGTTCTCTATCCCGCAAAGAACAAAGAGTTGATGTCCTGTGATGCGCGGCTTTTTCATAATATATCTCTCTTCTTCAACATGCGTTCCACCTCTGGCCAGTTCACGTAGGGGCGATTGGAAACTTCATCCCATATCAGAGGACAGCCAAGAGCGGCGTCATCGATGTAAACCTGGGCATATGCCTTTGGAGACTCCGTCCAAGTCTTCTGCGATGGGTTTGTATTAACTCCATACAGAGGGATGCCACGGACATGGAACCATGTTTTCGCTTGCTCCAATTCCGCACCAGAACGCATCGTGAACAAAATCAGCTGATGCCCTTTGGCAAAGAGCCTCTTCAGGCAGGCATCAGCACCGATGTCCCGCCCGATCTTTGGGTACTCGTGGGTTACACAAGTCCCATCAAAATCCACTGCAATGATCATAAAATCTCCCACTCCAGCTTGATCCGTTGCACACCTTCAGCGTTTGCTGTCTGTCGGTTATGCTCTTCAACATCGAATTTAAAACGGTTAAGCATGCCCTGGACGCGCTTGTTGATGACATCCACCAAGATTTTCTTGGCCTCTTCGAGATCTTCTTCAAAGCAATACACGCAGCCAGAAGAAGGGGAACTGCTAAAACCGACGTTAAATTTCATCATGTCTTCGATCCGAACCTGTTTGTTCGGGTAGCGGTCGCCATAACGATCACAGTTGAAGACAATATCCTTCAGCAACTTTGGCGTTTGCTTGTAGGATTCGGCCTTGTCGAAGGTGATCTTCTCACCCTTTCCAACATAGACCTTCAAAAGAACTTTTTGTGTCATAATTCAATCCCCAGATTGGTATAGAGCAGCTCGGCCAGCGTCACGGGACGCTTGAATTGTTCCCAGCTGCAGTTCAGGTATTCACGTTCTTCACGGAGTTTGTCATGAAGATGTCCATGGATATTATACGCCCAGCGGTCTAATTGATAAGGGACGTGCGTCGTCAACACACGACCAACCGAAGTGTCACGCTCGTACATGGCACCGAAGGAGCTAATCCATCCCTCTTGATACAGCTGCAACAACATCTTGAAGCTGTCATGGTTGCCCTGTGCCACCCTGATGATAAAGTTCGGACGCCAATCATCGGGAACCGGGCGGCGCTTAAACTCGTCGATATTCCGCTTGGCACCCTCGCGCATCAGACGGATGAACCCCTCAGCCCCGATGAAGCAGATGTCACCTGCGAGTTCCAGTACATCCCGGGACTTCAGCCCCTGAAAGATCGTATCGATGACTGCAGCATCGTGCGCCTCTTGGGTATCGAATCCACGGGGCTTGAAGATTTTCTTGTGCCCAAGGTGAGGGTCGCCCAGGTACTTTACAATTCCTGCCATTATATCCTCTCTTTCTTCACTAGGTCGTCATAAGCGTTCTTCAACATGGCATCCGACCAGCTAGTCCAATTGAACACATTAATCGGACTCACTCCGTTGTATAGTTCTAATATGGTTGGTGAAAGTTTGATTTCTATCGAGTTGCGGTCTTCACCTTCCTCCACCGTTAACCAGAACAAATCTTTATCCAACAATTTGTGAGCAACATGTACGTACTTGGACGCAGTTTCATCACACCATTGTTCCAGGATTGTAGACAATTCCCTTTCTATTCTCATGCGGGTCTCTAGAGAATTCGGGGTTCCGTAATAAGGAGAATTGGAATGATATGCTGTCGCTTCCTGTAGCCGGGAGACCAATGGCGTAGCGAACCCGGCCTGGAACATGTATTTCCATTCTTTTTCGAGGGCAGTGATGATCTCATCCCGTTCGATTTGTGACAGGTGCATTATGGTTTCCTCAGCCATTCTAAAATCGGTACGTTCACAAACCCCTTATGCCAGCGATGCGGTTTGTGGCCTCTGTTGTGTTCCAGCAAACAAGTGTCTGGTGGGACACTGAAGTGGATGCCGTCGATGTCGTAGTAATGCCCATCAATCAGAGTATACACATGACCTTCAATCTGACTGTAATGGATCTCCGCTTCAGGGTACACGTGCTTCAACAGCAGAGCAACCTGATAGCACTTCCCGTTCTTCCCCACATACTCAGCATCCACCTGTTGTGGGAACACATCCTTGACAAGGTTTATCAACACAGTGATGTCATTCACCACAACAGACGGTTTCATGCTACCCTCACTTAGAGATCTGTTGCTCGAATACAGACAGCTCATGACGATGACGAACGCAGGCGGGACATTTGCAGTTCTTCTTCAGGACATGATATTCACACCAGGTCATCAGCCCGTAGATTGGCGACAGGGCTTCGTAGAACCATGTCTTCTTCATGCTGGCGAGAGGGAAGAGAACGGTGATCTCATGCCCGTCTTTGGCCAACATGTTATAGCCCTCCACGATCTTGTTGAAGGCCGGGATCCAGTGGAGAGCGTCGTCACCGTTGACGTATGCCATCACATAAGTTCTTGGCAACTCTCTGCTGAACTCTCCGCCTACAAATTGCGTGTTCACCAACCACAAAGGGGCTTGCGCCAGGCATGCCCTGAAATCGCCTGAAGGGATTTTTATTCTGCTGATCGGCTCTTTCCTGTGATGCCAATGATTGTTCAACCTCGGTGAATTGGCGGTCACCCATTCCCTGATCTTATTGCGTGCCCAGTTCTCGCGCTTCACCTTGAAGAAGTTGTTCTCCAGTTCGCAATAGATCGTGTGTACTTCGTACCCATGGGCCAGCAGCCAGAAGAGCATGTATGTGCTGTCCACGCCGCCGGACCAAAACAGGGTGACCTTCTTGCCATTGTACGCAAGAGGGTCTTTGTTGTTTGTCAGGACGTCGCGAACGAAATCACGGTCGTTTATTGATACGTTGATCATTACATCCCTCTCAGGCCGTCATTGATACGGCGAAGCTCATTTTCAACTTTCGTTTTCATGGTGTCGCCGGAGTCGTTGGCAAATACCATATCATCTAAATCTTTGCCATCCAGTTTTGTGTAGAAGTAAATGTCGTGCTCGAAGAAGATAGCACCGCCGACCGACTTCATGGCAAAGTACGTTGCGGCAGTGCGAGGCAGTTTCTCAAACTTAATGGCATTGAACCGCAGCGCTTGCAAGAGAGGCTTCAAAGTCTTCAGCCTGATGCACACCTGAATGATCTCTTTGTCTGTCATGGTTTAATCAATCCGTTGGCGTTGATGATGTACGGAAGGGATTCTTCTGTAGACTCACGCAGAACACGATGGAACTCGTCTGAACTCACAGGACGACCGTCAAGCATGTATGTGTTACATACAGTGCCATGGGCGTCCTGAGCATAATGGTGATAGAACTCAATCCCTTCGATGTTGAAGTTCTTTCTGTAACTTCTTGCGATTGTCATAGCAGTTTCCCGAGGATTCGTTGGTGAACCAATGATACTCTATCCCGGATATAGAAAAGCCCCTCACGGGGCTTTGTCTTCATCATCTGGGAATATACGCCATCGACCTATTCCATACCACTCACCGATAGAGTTCCATGTCCTTTCCCCAGGCCAGCCACCGACCGTGTAGTAATGCGCCACCAGCCGCCAGTAAGGAAGAGAGGCCATGTTCACGCCGCCGTCGGCCTTTAGGCAGGTCAAGTACCAATTCGTGAGACTGAACGCCTGAAATAACGGATGAAGGAACATGAAGTACAGGTAGCCCAATATGGCTGCGAACACCCCAGCTGTTACGATAGCGCCAATAACTGTGAAGAATATCATTCTTTCACCTCCAGCCCCATCAGATCTTCCATGGTCTTCTGAATACGCAGCCAGTCAAGCGCGGCGTCATAACGAGGATCATGATAGACCATGCCTTCCAGTTCCCATGCCTTGATGCCAGCATAGCGGTCCTGCTGCCCAACGCCCTTCAGCCAGCTCACGATGTCGAAGGTGTGGTGGTAATCCCATGGCTCGTTGGAGTCCTGCTTGCACGTCACCTCAATGATGTGTTGAGCCTTGCGCAGGTCGAACAAGTTACGATCACACCAGTCAACCGAGCGCGGGTCCACCCCAAGACGATGACAACCCTTGCGGATTTCGTCAGCCAGCTGGAAGACAGAGATATCACCTTCTCTCGGGAACAAACTAACAGCACGAGCGGCATCACACGGATTGCGTTTGCCCGTGCCAAACCACCATTCAACCGTCCCTTGGTCTTTTACTCGACCGAGTTCAAGTTGTTCTCTGCTGTCTAGCTTAATGAACGTCGTGCGCTCTTCGACCAGCTGTTGGAGAGTATAACGCTTGGTCAGATCTGCGATGGTATGCGCCCATGACAGCATGACAGCATCATCCCAGCGCCCCAGGGTTTCACTGTCGGCCACTGCAAGGAAGTTAGACTTGTACATCGATTTCTCCTGCCTTTTCTAAGAGGATCTGCAGTGAAGTCCTTCCGAACTCAGAAGCATAATCCACGGATTGGTATGAGTTGTCGAAGGTTCTGAAGTTTCGATGTGGAAAGTATTCCCCATCATCAGCCCAATCACCGCCAACTCGATACTGCTTTAGAGTATACTTCCTTTCTACAGCAGGGATTTCCCCTCTCGCAAAGGCTGCATATTCGAAAATGTCGGACTCGCAGTTTGCATACAGGCCGATAGGAGCACGAACATACGGCTGGAGCCAGATCCAGCTTCCGTCATGCAAGCGTACTGGGAAGAATGCAAACTTCTCTTTGGGGCGGAGAGCGGCTTTCGCCAGCATCTCCTCGGTAACGGGTTTGCGCATCACGCCTCCTCGTCGATGATTTCTTGCTCATCTTCGACAATCATGATACCATCTTCAATCAGATCTGACAGATCCATCAGATCATCATCGAACCCGTCTTCCTCCCGGATGTAGAACACAGGCACAACCCGGCGGCGCGTTTCTTCAAACACGGATACTGCCACCTTGTTGATCTGACAGACAACGCTGAATAGCTTCAGACCACCGATGCCACAGCCGATAGCGGGCAGACCGACATAGACGGTTTCGTCATCGGTCGCCTCAACAATCTCATGCACCTGCTCGAATAACATCTGAACAGAACTGATGACAGATGGCATGCGGGCGTTCGGACCTGGATAGAACTGAGTGTAGAGGTTCGCGCCCCAGACACCTTTGCTGTGGTCGAAAGCATAGGACATACCACCCAGGCGTTGCTCTGGACCGCGAGGATCGTTGGCATCGGCTTCGCGCAGGGCTGGAAAGTTGTGGGCGATGTGTAGGGCGATACCCGCACCCATGGTAGACCAGCAGTTGGCACCGTGGGCAAAGATGTTGATCAGGTTGAAGCTACAGGCGGCTTTCAGTAAATCGCCGCCGTTGATTACATATGTGGTCATGCGTAACGTCTCCATTCAATGATGCTGTTGTCAACACACGACACTTGAAAGATGCCTGTGCGGTGGCGATAATCGGTTATCTGCAAGATAAAGTTGTTCCCATTGCGAATAATGGTGTTGACAACGATACCCTTGGCAGCAAGGCGTGTTACAATGTCAGTGCAAAGGCGGTCCATGTAACCGGATACAGAACCTGGTTCAAAGCAGCGCTCGAACAGATTTTCAAATTCTGGGTTCATTTGTTGTTACCAAACAAGGGGTCGAGGCGGTAATAATACCGCCTTTTTCTTCAATAGAGGTCTTCGGAAAAGAGTTCGTGAAATGGGGTTGTCTTCAGGCGCACCTGGTTGATCTGTCCGGCTTCACGGGCTACGACGCAAGCCTCTTCACGAGTGAGGAAGTTGCCCTGGTTGTCTATGAAGCCCTGTTCGCGGGTATGGGTGGATTTAATGACGCCAGCCTCTTTCAGGATCTTGAGCTGACTGTTCATGAATCGGCTGTGGTGGCGGTCGGCAACGACGATCACATCACCATATTTGTTGGCAGCAGCGACAACACGACGCTCCCAGGCACCTTCAGCAGGAAGGTCACGGGTGTACAAGGGAACCATCGTATCACCGATGTCATTCCCCTTCACCTGTGAGAACAACTTGCCTTCAGAGCCTGTTGGGAGTTCGCGGAAATAACCCAGTAATTTCATAATCTATTCAATCCAAATTTCAGGTTCAGGGATGTCGACCATATCCACTGTCTGGTTCTTCAGATCGTGGAAACAGTCGCCGAGGAATTGTATTTTGCCGTCGGTCAGGAATAGATGGCAACGTGATGCTGGATCAGATGCATTCACCAGCAGACTCGGTGTGAACGTAGGCTCAACAACATTGTGGTTCCACGACCACACCGGACCTTGTTCTGGGGATCCCTTCACGCGGTATGGGTGAAGCATATCGCACCCAGGACAATGAAAATACAGGGAGTCACCCATGGACAGAAGTTTAGGACTCAGAAGCTGTGACATGATTAACCCTCTACAGTGGCTTCGGGATCGTATGGGCGCAGTTCACCGATCAGTTTCGGGAAGAGTGCGAAGCCAAACAAGTTGAAAGAACGCATGGTGCCGACCATTACAACCCCCGGCTCACCCTCAACGACGTCTTTCAGTGCACACATCGGGAAGTATTCATCAACCTCTGGGTCTTCTGTCTCACCATAGAGGCCGAAGGCAACCTCTTCTTTGATGAAGCGAGGAACCAGGAAATCAAAGAGGAACACAAGGAACAAGATAGGCGCTGCAGTACGGAGATAGAACATAGCACAATCCTCGCAGGTGAGGAGGGGCGAACCCCTCCGGTGTTACAGACCAAGAGCCTTTTCAAGGTCATCAAGGTCTTCGTTGTAGAGGTCAATGTCCTCTTTCTTACTTAATTCCTTGTGCTGTGCTTCAAGGTTCTCTATCTGCTTGAGCAGCCGCTCACGAGCATCCAGGGTGATTGATGACAGCGGCATCTTGAACAACTCGTCAAGGTCACCACCGAAGTCTGGGTAATCCTGCATGAACAGAGACTTCAGCACATCAATCTTTTGGCGGAGATCAACACGCGTCGCCCATTCAATGAACACTGCCCGGTCACCCAGCTTGCTGATCCTGTCGGCCATATCCTTCAGCATGTACTGGCGGCGGTCTTCATAGCGGGAAAGGCGATAGTTGAAGAACGGCAGCAGCATATCCTGCCAACCCGAATAGCGATGGATAACACCGTCTTCATCCCAGGCTGTCCAAACAGGCTTGTTAGCAGAGTACAACTTGAACATCTGCTCAACCTGATCGTCATCCAGCTTAGACAGCTCGCCCCGCTTGAACACAACGGTGATGTCCCAGCCGTCTTCAGTCGTGTCGTTGGCGTACTCAGTGAGGATACCAGCCTTATACAGAGGCAGCAACACCTTGGTCTCATAGGTCTTGGCGAACCAGCCCACTGGGACTTCGGTGATATGCAGGGTCGTGGCATTGACGCGACGGAAGATGCCGCGACTGTATGCTCTTCCTTCCTCAGTATAGCCTGTCTCTCCTTTGTAGCCGTTCCAGTACGGTTTTAAGTCCGTCGGGTTATCGCCACGGAGAAGTGCTCTCAGGGCGTTCAGCACGGACTTAACACAATGGCACGGGGTGTCGGTGGCATAACCGGAGCCGATACCGTTAATGCCATTCACCAGGAACATGGGAAGGATGGGCAGGAAGAACTTCGGTTCCAGTTTCTCTTCACCAAGGTAGTTGTATTCCAAGATACCCTCATCCTCCTTACGGAAGATCTTGCGGATAACATCAGATACAGCAACCGAAATATAACGAGCCGACGACGCTTCGCGCCCCATGATAGAACCAAACTGGCCATCGCGGTCGAAGTACGGGATGTTGTTCGTACCTGGGAAGCCCTGAGCCATGTTCACGATAGTGCCGCTCATGTTCTCGCCACCAGACTTGTAGTTCGTGCGGGCGGCGGCGAACATACCAAGGCGGTCAACAATCTCCTCCTTGTTGTACTCAAGAGCCGCGAAGAGGATCTTGCGCTGGCTTGGCTTGAGGCTGTCAATCAGCTGAGGGATTTGACGGATGCTGTTGACCACCGAGAACTCCTTGTGGTCCGTGTTGACAAAGTCCGTTACAGTAATGCTCTTGGCAACCATCTTACCCACGATAACCTCCTACTTCATACGGGTCGACAATGTAGTCCACCACCCAAGTTTCAAGTTTCACCGCCAGAGGAGATTTGTCGTCTTCATCCAGGGTGTAGTATCTTTTACCAGTACCCTTCAGTGGGTCGTGTATGACAACTTTGTCGCCTCGGGTATCCATAATGATCTGATGCAATATTCCTGGTGTTGCCGGACTTGGCACGCAAAGAAGATAGACATAATCATGATATATGGTGGCGGTTTGGTTGATTCCCTTCCCGTACAAGAACGGAACCCCCTCCATACAAAGAACATCACCGATAGTGGTTTCCCAATTTGCGAAACTTTCATGCCAAGTTTCGGCAACCTGGGCAACCGGGCGATCAAGCAACATCGCCAGACACGTTGACATACACGTGTCGGCTGTTGGTTGTATCTGGTGAGTTAGCGGGTATTCCATCTTATTCATCCTCGGTTTCAAACAGGCAAACATCGCTAAACCAGGTTTTGCGGTAATCGGCGGCCTCATCACCGAAGCCATTCTTCAGTGACTGTTTGTAGCCGTCGTCCAGCGTGACCGTCGTAGTATACGCATCCAGGTTGTTTAGAATACGTTTGAAGTCTTCAGTGCTGTTACCGCCCAGACCTTTCAGATATTTCTTCTTCGTGATCTTCTTGGCATCAGGTGTCTTCAGGAATTCCTCATACTCAGCGTTGTTCATGAACTCATGCATCACCTTACCACACCACACACGCATGTAAGGGGTGCGCAGGAGCTTGAGCCTGCCCTGACGGACGTACTCCGGCCAGTAGGTGCAATACAAGGTGATCAGTAGACCACGGATGTGAATGCCGTCATCGTCCGCATCGGTAGCCACAACAGTCTGTGGATAGCGGCTGATGTCAAGCGGCTGACCGGGTACTGCGCCGCCGTGGATTGTGCACAGGTTCTTGAACTCTTCGTTCGCCATCACCTTTGAGCGCGGGGCGTTCAGGCAGTTGATGAACTTACCACGAAGTGGGAACAACCCGATCTTCTTAGTGTCACGGGCGTTCAGAATAGGGTTGGAGGCACTATCACCCTCAGTCAGCAGCAGGGAGCATCCGCTACGATCGCCACGGGCAGTCGCCGGGTAATACTTCTCAATCTCACGGTAATCGCGCTTGCTGATATCCTTCTTGGCCTTTTCAAACTCGGCATCATCCTGGTCATTACGCAGAGCCGCCAGTTCTTTGCTCAGGCCAGCTGTAACGAACTCCAGCGCCTTGCGGATCAGCTTATCGCTGGGCTTGTAGGATGTACCGAACTGGCTGACAGGAGTCGTCATGCGCTCCTTGGTCTGGCTATCAAAGCGCGGGTTGTTGATGTCGGCAGCGATGAACAAGGACATGTGGTTCTTGATCATCGCTGGCTTCAGCTCAGTCTTGAACTTCTTAACCAGCTGAGGACGAATCGCCGCCACGATCTGATCAGCCACATAATCAACGTGCGGACCACCGATGTGGGTGGCGATTGAGTTCACGTATGAAGCATGCATGAACGTACCGGATGAAGGGGCTACAGCAACAGACCAGTCCCCGGTTTCATCGACAGCGGAGCCAGCACAGAAGTAATCAACAAAATGGCCAAAGCGGTCAATGCGGATTTGCTTGCCGTTGAGCACAATCTTCAGGCGCGGGTTGCATGCAGCGACTTCGAATGCGCGGCGATAGATCATGAGCAGGTTGTTCTGGTCAAGCCCCTTGACGCCCAGGCGAGCATAATCAGGGATCCATGCGATGGAAGTGCCAGGGCTGTTCATGTTGCTGATGACCGGATTAGACTTCTTGCTCATGTTGTCTTCAAACGTCTGAGCATAAGATTTCTTGCCGTCGTTGGTCGTAACGCGGAACCACTTTGAGAACACGTTGACCAACGAAGCCCCTTCACCATTCTGGCCGCCGGACTTCTGGTTGTTGTACTCTTCGTCTTCATCGTTGAAGTTGCTGCCCGCATAGAGCGAGCCAAACAACATCTCAGGGAGCCACTCATTGGTGACACCATGCTTGACCACAGGGATGCCCCCGTTGTCAGCAACGATGATTTGACCGTTCATAGGGGAAACCGTGACAGTGATTTCCGTCAGGGATTTGCCCTCAGGGGTCTTGCTGTGGTCGACACAGTTGGTGATGATTTCATCAAACTGTTTGATCAGCGCGGGGGAGTACTCAAAGTTGTCACGGAAGATGACTTTGTCTTTGTTTGGGTCATACACCCAGACCGTCCCCACAGACGAACGAATACTGCCCAGATGACGCTCTGGGCGGAGTAGGATATGCTCAACGTGAGTGAGCTTCTTGTACTTGCGTTCAATATCAATTTTGTTGGACATCGGCCTATCCCGTCAATGGTAAACACACAAGATTATGTATGGGGTTGGCTTATAGACCAAATTTAATACGCCATTTTTCAACTTTGTGGTTAAATGCTTGCTCCACTTTGATACGGGTGGCCATCGTGCAATTGCTGTGCAGCGCCCCTTCTCCGCATGCCATGCGTGCGACTTGTGTAATCAGTTGGGCGACAAGTCTTTCCAGAACATCTTCACTGCGATAAGGCTGATTACACAATCGGATGATCCGACCATGGTAATGGTGAATGAGGTTCAGATGCTTCTGGGGATCACGGTCAATCAGTCGGAACCAATCTTCTTCAAGATATTCAGGTGAACAATTGCTGTGCAACCCCAAACGCGTCTGCACCGAGTCAATCAACTCTTCTTTGGTCATGCAACCATGCAGCTGCTGGTCTGTGAAATCCATGACGTACAGAAGGTCAATGGCAGAGATAATGACGTCAGCAACTTCGCCATTCAACGGTTCAGAAGAGGCTATGCCGTGAAACACATCGGACAGTTCACAGATCTCTTCACCCAGTTTGTTCAGAACAAACACAGGCGAGCGGTTCGGCTCGTGCGCAGTGCAATCATAGGAAGTGCCAACGACAGTGTGTAGAAATTTCATTTCAAAGTTCCTTGTATGCGGAGACGATTAATGTGATCTATGATAAAGTCCATAGAGTTTTGAAAACTGTATTTCCCGTTCCGAACGTATGCATGGATCAGGGGAAGTCGACTGTATGCCAATCTGATTTTCAGCAGGTCTGGCATTGTCTGGAGTTTCATGCTGGTCGCAAACAGGATGTCTCGCTTGAATTCTTCGGTAGACGGGTCCAGGACGATGACACGGGTGGCCGCCAACTCCTGGCCATACTGCTTGGCCTCGTAGCCGTCGAGCAGACGCAGGTTGTCGTCCCGGTACTTCAGCCAATACCAGTAGCCCTCCATGGAGTTAAACACACCATGTTCGTAAGTGGCTGTGGGATGGTGAGTGAAATGCGACAAAAAGCGACCGAGTTCGGTGTTGCTCCGACTGTAGATGTTGAAGTGATTCTTGCCCTCTGTTGCAGGGGTCATCTTGTTCTGTGGAACACTCATTAACAGCATCATGATATAGTCTCTCAAATCAGGGGTATTGCTGTGTGTAGTGAAATTACTTCTTCATACAACCCGCATAACTGCAGGCCAGGCCGATAGCGGCGAATACAATGGCAAGAAGGAACCGGGTGATCTGCATTTGTGATATTGTGAGCAGCCCGATCACGTTTTCGATCGTCAGGAAGAAACACACTCCAGCGACGACACCTAATTTGAACGAATTTCGTTCTTTGTTGATCTTGAACTTGTACATATGTGCCTCCTGGTTGAAGCGGGGAGTTTCCTCCCCTGTAACTATCTAGCCCAGAAACACTACTAAAGTCAAACTAGTTTGCAGACCTGGGTTATTTTGGATGATACTCCAGACTTTAGATTGATATGCCGGATCATGTAAAGAGTCTGATACGATCAGGACTTTCGGATTTCTGCCGATAAGCACATCACCCTTTTCAAACTGAAATGTGGTGAACGCATTGTTCATACCCACTTCTTCACGATTCAAAGTGAGTTTGATTGTCTGCTCTTTCGCGAACATAGCTATGACTTCGAGTCCAGTTTCTTCCAAGAATTGTTTTGAAAGAATATGTTTCAGGGCTGTGGAGTGGCCTGTCTGGCGCAGAAATCGATGATAGATCGCATCATCACGCCGTAAAAAATCAGTTTTTGATTTACCACGACGAAATTCAACAACTTCAACGGCATCAAGGATCATCTGAGTGATGAGTTCGATATGTGGGGTGATGGCGATGTTCACATCGCGTTTAACCATAGATTTCATTTGGTGTATCCTCAGTTAGGTTCCGCTCATGGGGAACGGGTCCATTATACACCGAATGCTGGAAATGAAAAAAGAGGCCGAAGCCTCTTTAGTCTTCATATTTTCCTGTCCTGAAGTTCCACTTTCGTGCATTCTTCAGATCCAGGTCTTTGAAGATGTTTCCAAAGATCTTTTGGAAGTCGGTCTTCTCTTGTTCTTCCTCGAGATCCTTGGGTTTCTTGACAGGCTCTTTCACCATACCGCCTTCGGGTTTCCCCACATCGGCGGTAGTGGTGCCAGGGGCTGCCGAGTCTTCAAGAAAGTCCTGGAAGCCCTTCATGATTAGACCACAGCCATTTCACAACGGGTGGAGGTCACAGAATGACCGTCGGCGTCGGAAACAACACACCAGTATTCACCTTCGTCGGCTGCGTCAAC